CTTCAACAGTTTGTAATCTAGGTAGCATAAATCTAACTCAATATGTTAAATCAGATAGAACATTCGATTTTGTCATGTATCAAGAGGACATTAAGGTTTTCACAAGAATGATGGATAATTTTTGTGATCTAACTTTTTCCCCGTTATCACAATATAATTGGTCTATTAAAAATCTTCGTCAGTTTGGTATTGGAATTAATGGACTTGGTTCAGTGTTATTCATGCTTGGGTTGAAGTTTGGCGGTAAAGATGCCAACGATTTTGTCGAACACATTTGTTGGTTAAAAGAAGATATTTGCTGGGAAACTTCTGCAAAACTAGCTAAAGAAAAAGGTGTGTTTCCTGCTTACTCTGAAAAATTCTTAGAAACAAATTGGTTTAATCGTTTTACAAATATTAGACCACACACAAAAACTCTAATTGAAATGTATGGCGTTCGTAATGCAAAAACAACCACAAATCCACCTCTTGGAAATACATCTGTTATGTGTGATAATGTTTCTAATGGTATTGAACCAGTTTTTCAATTAGAATATGAACGCACTTATATTGTTGATTCATGGCCTAGTGGCCTAACATTAGATAACGTAAAATCTCTTTTAATCAAAGAAGAAAAAGGTGGAGAAGATATTTGGATTGGATATTTTGATGGAAAGAAATATTTTTACGATTCAAATAGAGGTCTTTGTAAAATCGAAGTAGTAAGAGATTATGGTTATCAATGGGTTTTAGATAATTTTCCGGAAGATATAGTTGACGAATACAATGATGGAATGGCAGATTATTTAGTTACAACTTCTGATTTAGGAGTAAATGAGCATCTTGATGTTCAACAAATCGTACAACGAAATTTAAATCAAAGTTGTTCAAAAACAGTAAATATTCCGTCAGATTATTCTTTTGAAGATTTCAAAAATCTATATATTTGTGCTTGGGAGCGCGGATTAAACGGTATTACCACTTATAGAGATGGTTCACTCTCTGGTGTTTTAAATAAAATTGAAGAGAAAAAAGAGAGAATTATTAAAAAGGATCTCAAACTTCCAGACACATTTATAAACGGCCCAATGAAAATCCTTAATCGTGAAGGCAGTAAATATTATATCAATTTTAGCTATCTACCAGAAGATATTAAAATGAAAGAACCTGTGTGTATTTGGATTAACACAAACGATCACGGTGAAGCTGTTGCAATCAATCCTGCTGTTAAGAAATTAACACTTCTGTTGAAAAAATATGAAATTGATGAGCAATTAATTTTAAAACAATTGGAAAAAATCAAGGGTAATAGGGCAAATCATAAGTTAGCAAAAATGGTTTCAATGTGCCTTAGACACGCACTTCCTATTGAGGAAATTGTTTCTTCGTTAGAAGGTCTTGAAGAAGATTATATTTCATCATTACTTACAAGTGTTAGAAAATTTCTTGCTTCTCACATTGACGATGGCGTTAAAGTCTTCAACAAAAAATGTTCGTTATGTGGAAGTGAAAATATTGTTTATCAATCCGGTTGCAATCTTTGTCAAGACTGTGGAAATAGTGGCTGTGGTTAACATATCTTAATAAACACATGTGTCGGGGATTTCCCCGGCACTTTCTTTTTAAAAACCTCTTGACTGTATGGCCTCCGGCCACATGTCAACCGATAAAAATTAGTGGTTGACAACTATCCTATTAGATGTTAAGATGTATAAGTGATCGAGAGATTAGCAGCCTCCTATAGCTCAACGGTAGAGCGTTCGCCTTATAAGCGATTGATTCTGTTTCAACTACAGATGGGAGGAATTATTTTTTTTGAAAGGAGAATTAAATGTCGCGCTCAACTCAGTATATTGGTCTTAATTCTTTTGCAACAGAACTAGTAAAGGGAATGAAAAAGATTCCATTTCCGGGATGCGTTGGAATGTTCGACGAACCAATTGCGCTAAATATCTTTACATGCGTAAACGAATATGGAAATACAGAAACTTACGCCGAAGTGTTTGATACGGACGTTTGGGATTCTGGCCCCATGATTTTCACAAAATTGGTTGATACTTGTAGAGGAATTATTGTAAAAGAGAGCGTTTGGACTAAAGAAGAGTTACAATCAGCTTGCGGTTTTGAGATTGTGTAAGGAGAATGAAGTGATTTCTTTAGAAACTATCGGAACCTTTACTTGGTCTTTTGGACAAACATTTTTTATTGAAACAAACGAAGGAAATTATGTTTGGAGTGATCCTGATTACGGCGGAGACAATACAATAAGTTTATTTAACGGAAATTATTACGATTGGATTGAACACATTGGAATTCCGTTTGGCAGAGATAAAGGGTCTCGTTTCATTGGCGAATATTGTGGTAACGAATTAATTTTCGCGTAAGGAAGAAAAATGATCGAAGCAATTGTTTTAGTTGACGGAACAGACAAAGTTATAATGCAAAGAATTTATGATTATCCGCACACACAGAAGTGGGTTCAACATGTAATGGATTTGGTTGAATCTTATATTAGAAAAGAAAATTTGGCCAATAAAGAAGTATTGCGTATTAAAGTTAACGTAAACAATAATATCAAACAGTTGGAAATCAATCAAGACGTTTTCAGTGAAAACAATATTGTGTGGAAAGGAAAGTAAATGATTGAAGCAATTGCCTATGTTGGTGAGGATGCAACAAACAATGTTATTCTTCACAGGCTGTATGATGAATATCGTTTAAATAGAGAGCAAGTTTTGAATTTAGTTGAATATTACATTCAATCAGAAGGTTTAAATAAAAATTTTGATATTGATGTTAAAGTTAGATTCACGAATACCCCATTAAATCTTTCAATAAATGAATCAATCTTTAGCAAAAACAATATTTCTTTGAAAGGAAAGTAAATGACAGACGCGGCTGGAAGAACAAAGGTAAAGCTGGACGATGAATTTTACATCGAAACTGATGCAATGAATTTTGTTCTTGTTCGAAAACATACCAGAGAGTCAAAGTCTCATTTGGCAAAAAGTGATGTAATCGAAGAGACTAATCGAATGTATTTTGCGACTCTTTTTGGACTCTTCAAGGGTTATCGGAATGAAAAGCAAATGACTTCGATTTCAAGCGATCTTTCTGATTTTATTACGATTGATAATGAAGCAACAGAAGACATTATTAAGGCAATCAAATCTTCTAAGATGTATAAATTAATGGAAGAAGCTGGACTCGCTCACAAGGTTTTAGAACCAAATGACGAAAAGAAAACAAAGGTTTTAAATCCAGTAAGTCAAGTTAATCCAGTTGTCGATTCCGAAAGAAAGAGAGGTCGTCCAAAGGGTTCAAAAAATACTATGAAAGTTACAAGACCAGTTAAGGTTACGAAATCGAAAGAGGTAAAGAGAAAATGAGTAAGCATTATGGAATTAGTTTGGCGCTGTCAATGTGTACAGAATTTATATTGATTCCAAAATTCAGCAAACCTTCTTTTGGATGTATAACCAATTTTGTCGTAAATTGGGCTTTCTTTGGGTTTGCAATTGGTTTTACTAAATATGATATACAAACTATTAATATGGAGAAGAATTAAGTGCTTAAATTAATTGCTCAAAAAATCAATGATAATGCAACTATTCCAACTTTTGCACATGACACGGATGCAGCATTTGATCTATATTCCCCGATCAATACAACCATACTTCCTGGTGGTCAAGCAATGATTCCTCTTGGAATTAAGATTAAGATTCCACAAGGATTTTATGTTGACTTTCGATCTCGTTCCGGACTTTCGTTTAAGTATCGAATCAGTCATAGGGCCGGTCTAATTGATGAAGATTATACCAGAGAACTTGGTCTTATTTTAGTTAACGAGGACAACAAACCTTTTCCGATTATGAAGGGTGACAGAATTGCTCAAGCCGTTCTTTGTAAAAAACATAATGTTGTAATTATTGAAGGAATTGTTGAAGACACTGCTCGTGGTGGGTTTGGAAGTAGCGGGAGATAATTATGTTTGAACTTGTTGGCGGTTATGCAATAGGACTTCTTATTGGATTTCTTATTATTAAAATTATTATGCTTTAAGTGAGGAAAATTGTGAACGAATTTTTAAATCAAACTGTTACAATGGCACATGTTATTGGTTGGTTAATCGGTTGGGCAATTGGAGTGATTATTATTAGAATTATGGGCATTTGAACGAGGATAAAATATGGTAAAGATTGATGTTTACTTTGAAGAAAATAATGAAACAAATAGAATCTTAGAAAAGAAATTTACAGATGAATCTTTAAAAGGAGACAGTAAAGAACAAAAAGATTTAATGAAAGTTGCTATTGATAATATTGAATATTATTTGATGGCAGAGGAAATCTCAAAAGACAAAGTTTATTCGATTAGCGCAACATATGAGGTGGAAAAATGAATATTACTGGAATTCTTATCAATGCTACTCTTGGATTTGCCAACCTATTTTTTGCAATATCAAAAGACGGAAGTAAGATTAATGCTTGGGTTTCAGGATTTTGTCTAGGCTCTGCGTTTTGCATGTTCGTTTTTGGACTAAAATAAAGGAGAAAATATGCATTACGATGACATAAGTGAGGAAGATTTTATCTACGCTCTAAACAAAAAAACTGAAATAAGAAAAAAATATAGAGACGAAAATGATAATAGTTTTGTAGGGTTATATGGAATTGAGGAGAATTAAGTGCGTGTATCTTTCTTTGGAAGTGTTTTAAGCGGCAAAACGACTCATGCAGATATTTTGGTTGATAAATATGGATTCACTAAATTATCCTTTGCAACCGAAATCAAAGAAGTTGGAAAAATCATGCTCGGTCGTGAAATTAACAAAATGACCGATAGATTCTTTTTAATCCAACTTGGAGACGTTATGAGGGGAAAAGGTTCTACACCAGATCTTCATCTTTGGGTTTGCAAAAATACAAAAATGAAATGTTATTTTGAAGATAATCAACAAAACTTCACTCAACTCTTCTGGTATGCAATGGAAAAACGAAATCTTCAAAACATTCCATTGACCGATGACTTCTTTGTTAAGTGGATGGAAACTCAAATTGAAACAAATAGAGATATTGTAGTTGACGACTTGCGTTTTACAAAAGAATATGATATGCTTAATACAAATGGATTTAAGTTTATCTATCTCACTTGTCCGAAAAGTGTTATTCATCGAAGAGCAATTCAAAGAGATGGTGGATTTGATATTTCTGTTTACAACGAACCTTCCGAAAATATCCACAAGAACTTTGATTACAATTATGGAATCAACACTGATTACAATTTAGATTACACGGCAGATTCAATTGCTGCATTTTTAGGACTGGAGGGTTAAGTGAAGAAATACACTGTATATTCAACAGAAGAAATTTCAAATACACAACAAGTTGTTTTCGTTTGTTATGCCGAAGATGATGAAATGTTTGAACGAAAATATATGTCAAAATTCGGCAAGAAACTTGATGGTGTTACGGCTTTGGTTGTTGAGTTGGAGGGTTAGATGCAAGAGTATAGTCTTCTAGGTATTGACAATGTTAACGAATTGCTTGATATTCTTGACGATGACAACGAAATGTTTAACAATACTGAAATGGAAGATTTTATGTTAGAAGCACTAAAGTATACAGATTTTTCGGAGGTGTAATTGTCTGAATCAGAAATTCTAAGTAAAGAAACATTAGTTCGAGCTTTTATTACAAAAGTTTGTTCTTTGAAAACGATGCCAGATATTAAGTATGAAGTTGGATTCTTCAATCCACATGAACGAATCTATAAAGTTTTAATTGATCGTAAGAATGATTTGCCGTCTGAAACTTATATTAAGGAAAAATATAATTTTGAAACTTTATCTACCGATCTTACTTTCACAGATATTATTGGTGAGCTTGATAATTATTACATTAAGGAAAAATTTGCTCAAGTAATTGAGACTGCAATCACGGAAACCAGAAAAGACACAAACAATATTCTTGAAGTTCTTGATAAGATTAATCAAGAGTTTAATGCAACCAGAAGTGTTATCACAAAAACTTTCGATGTTGATTTGAATAAAGATGAAGATAAAATCGTTGAAGAATACATTAAATCTGGCGAAGGTGGAGATAGAATCTTAACTGGATTCAGTAAGTTTGATGAACATGTAACAGCAAAGACTGGTCAATTAATGCTTCTTTGCGGAGGTAGTGGAAGCGGTAAGTCTTATACTGCCTTACGAATGATGTCTCATATGATTAAAAATGGCATTCCTTGTAGTTATATGTCACTGGAAATGTCTTTAATTGAAGTAACAAATCGTCTTATTTCGCTTAATGGACTTTATCACTTCGCAGATCTCTACAATAATAGGGTCTCACCAGAAAACTATCGTGATGCAGTTAGAAAAGTTAGAAACGCTTCTTGTAATATTGTTACTCGACAGAATGAAGGAAAGATTAATCTTCAAACGGTTGAGCGTCACATCATCGACAAAAAACCAAAGGTTTGTTTTATTGATTACATCACATTGCTTGATGGGCTTAATATCTCTTGGGAAGCTCCAATTTCGCCAACAGCAGAATTTAAAAGGTTTGCAATGCAAAATGATTGCCTACTTGTTGTTCTTGCTCAGGCCGATACAGAGGCAAATCGAACTGGTGAAATTCCTAGAATGACAAGTTTAAGAAAGAATAAATCTTGGGCAGATGATTGTGATATTTTCCTTGGAGTTTCAAGCCAAAAGATTCTTACTGATGATAGTAAACGTAAGATTTCTTATGCTGTTGACAAGAGCCGCAACGGAGGATATAGCGAATGGTCAATGAGAGCAAATTTCGAGACAGGTGAGTGGTTTGACGATTATGACTAAAGAAATTTCCTTAACAAATTCAAAAACAAAATTAATAATTGATGATGAAGACTATGAAGAGGTGTCAAAATATAGATGGCGCGAAACTAATTTTGAACTAAGAAATGTTTCATTTAGTAGCCAAGTTTATTTTTAAGGAGTAAACATGATTTTATCAAAGACGGTAGAAACAACTTGGTCAACAACAAATAAGTCTCATTATGTTTCTCTTGGATATAAGTTTACATCAATGAAGCAGCCAATTAAGGTCAAGATTAAAGACCTTATGGTAAATTCAAGGGTTGAAGTTTCAATTGCTTGTGATATTTGCGGAACTAGAACAACTAGAGAATTTGGTGACATTCACGACAATTGCATTTGCAAACCTTGTGCAAAACTTCATTCCGCATATAGTGGAGGAATTTATGCTTCGTTAAAAAACAGAAAAGATAATGGAGCGTCTTATGTCGATCTTGTCGGTACAAAAAACCAGAAAATTGTTGATTACTCTTTAAATCAAATGGTAAAAAAGAATACCATCTCAAAACATAAACAACATCGGCACTATTTTCTGGTTGACAAAAGTATTCAACGTGATACCGTAAAGAATAATCCAAAAGGTATTGACTGTTGTGCGAAGCACACATGCGGCCATCATAAGATGGTAGACAACTTGATGTTAAAGGCGTATACTTATTTTGGTGACATGTTAAAAGGAAAGGGAATTATTTGATATGAAAAATAACACTGATTTAATTCTTGAACTGTTAGATCAGTGTGGAATGTCTGGGAAGCCCAACTATAAAGGGGAGATGCCACTTCAATTCTGTTGTTTCCATAATCACAATTTTGGATCACCTTCTTTGCAGATTAATGTGTTTAATGGTGCATATTATTGTTATAGTTGCCATTGTAAAGGAAATATTCGCAAAATATTTTATGAATATGGAATAGAAAATCCTTTTGATGACAATAAAATTCATGAACATAGTGATTTTGAAAAAGAACTTGGATTGAGTCTTACAAAATTATTTGATTTGCCAGAGGAGGAAAAGAATCATGCAGACGTGAATGAATTAAAAGATTATCGTTATTATCATCCATATCTTCTTGAGCGTGGTTTTTCAAAAGAAATTCTTAAATTAAATAATGTTGGTTTTGATAAAGAAACATGTAGAGTTACAATTCCAATTCATTTTAATGGAAAGTACCACGGATGCGTTAAAAGAACTGTTATCGATGAATTACCCCGCTATGTTCAACAATGCAATATGCAAAAATCAAGTATATTATATATTCCAAAGTTGGTCAACGTCAATGATGACAAAAAAATCTTCATTGTTGAAGGGAATTTAGATGCCTTAAAAGTAGCTCAATTCGGAAGCAAAGCCGCTTCAATACTTGGTTGTCATATTAGCAAGGTTCAATTAGCGTATCTTGATAAATTAGGCTTGGATATAGTCCTCGCTTTAGATAATGATGAACCGGGAAAAGAAGGAATTAAAGATGTTTTATCACGCACCAGGAATTTCAACATTAGTGTATTACAATTTCCTAAAGGAGTCAAGGATCTGGGTGACATTAAAACCCAAGAAGAATTTGATTCATTGGTTAAAAACAATCTTAAACATCGACTAAAATGGATGATGGAAAATTAAGAATTGAAAAGCCCCTCATTTGAGGGGCTTTTTGTTTTATCCTATTGTTGCTCCGACTGGTAATGTTGGTGATCCAATAACAACGTTTGAAAGGATTCCGTATGTATTTCCATCGCTTAGATAGATTTTATCTGGAGCAATCCAAGCAGTTGAATTATATAATGCTGCAACGTTTTGAGAAGCAATCAAAACATTATCAATCCAAATTCTCTGCCACATATAACGAACTCCATTGAAAACAAAGTTTTCCCATTGCAGTTTGATGTGATGAGCATTTCCGTCCCAGATATCAACAGTATTTTCATTTAACTGTCCCCATCCGGCATTCCCAACAAGCCCAGTTGAAGAGTTATGTTTTCTCTCAAAATAAATATCTTTACAATTTATTCCAGTATTATTTAACCTCCACAATAATAACGTATTATTTCCGTAAGTAGCATTTGGATCAAATCCGCCAATTATCGTGTAACTCTTACCGGATGAAATTGTTGGTGGAACATAATCGAACTCAATATAACCATTTTGCACCCAATAAGGATCAACACTTCCAGATGGAGTTGAACAAATGTCTGCATTCCTGGTTCCATTTGTGCCATTTGTTGCAATGTAAGAGGTCATAAATGGATTTGCTTCGCATTGTGCGCCCCAAATATAAGCATTTCCCAAACCATCACCAGTGTATGAAATTGCACCATCTTTTGCAAGACCAAAGTCAATATTGTTATTTGCTGTTGTTGCAGTTAAAGTAATCCAACAACGATATGCTCCATTTCCAACATATTGAATTCCTGCTGCAACAGAAGAACCAGCAGACAAAACACTTTTTGTGTTTAAATCAAATATCCTATATTGTCCAGATGCACCGTTATCACCAATCCAAATTTGACTTCTTGTTCCCTTTCTAACAAATATAGATATTGTATAAACAACATCATTTGTTAAACATGTTTGTCTACGAATGTAATGTGTGTTAATTGCAGTTGTATCTTCTGTAATAATACTAAAACCGGGAGTTAATGATTGATCTAGTTCAACAACTGTTCCAGTTGAAACGGTACATCTTGCTTTTGTTTGCCACCAAGCATTTGGAAAATCTTCTGAATATTGAACAAGATTGGTTCCAGCACCTTCAAAAATTAAACCAGAAGATGCTATTGAAGGAGTAACAATTGTTCCAGAAGGCATTGTGCCATATGATTCTGTTACAGTTCCAGCAAGATATCCACCTTTTAAAGAAGCCAATGCTTTAATATTTGCACTTCCAGATGAACCAGCAGGTTTTTGTACATACGCAGTTCTAGCCAATCCATTGAAAGTGGAAATACCGTCTGCTGTTCCAACATATAAATTATTAACGTCTTCGTCATAAGATAATGCTTGAACTACGTTGGAAGTTCCGCCAAGGAGGCATTTGGTGTTTGCCTGAAAAAGAGGGGCTTCCTGGGCATAGATGAAGGCGATATCTTCGGCGGTGGGGGCATAGGCCATAGTCCTCCACAAGGCTACTGATCCGTGTAAAAGGTCGGAGAAATTATCCTGGCGTTTTCCGATCACCAGGGTAGCAGAACTGTTTGATATCCCTAACACTGCTGCGCTTATGGTTACATCTGAAGCTGCCTTACCATCATCAATCCACAACTCTAGTTTTCCCGCCCGACATATGAGAAGAACTAGATGGGGGATGCTGTCGTCTACAGCTACCCCACTGCAAATAGTGTCATACGTCAAAACATTATCATCTGAAATGTAGGCCTGTAAAGTGCCGTCAATATTTACGAGTAGTTCTAAAAACCCGCCGCCGGTGAAGGCTGACTCATTGTAAGAACATCTACACAATACAATCTCTATACCCGTGTTAGAAGTCTCTTTCAGCCACCCCATAATGCAGAAATCGCCAGTCCCTACGTCAAGATCCGCGCTATATGGCTGTTCCAGATAGTTTTCCGCAGAGAAGCCCGAATAGGCTACCAGGTCGCTGCCAGCTGCTACGGGTGTCTTGGTGAGAGAGCCGTAGACCGCCAGCCCCTTGGCTTTGACCGAGCGATCTGATTCCACTGGCCTGCAAGAAACATTCTTTACAGTTATGCTCGTGTCGGTATCTGTAGAATGGAATGAGAGGTATGAAAGGGCCGAAACCGCCGTGAAATAGAGGTTAATCGAGCCAACAGGAACCTGCGAATAGATGGCTGTTCTTAGTTCATTTCCGCGCACCGTAGTCCCGGCGAAGACATATAAGTCTGCTCCGGCATCGTGCGCAGTGACATCTAACGTTATGCAGTACTGTTTTCCAGCCTCGGTGGTTATTGGCCGACAAATAGAGCCATCCGCATTGCTAACATCAGAGATAACTGCACCAATGGAAGACCACACGGCATTTATGCTATTCCATCCGGTAAGATCGGCAGCAAAATCGCCATTCGCCACAAGCTCATTCGTTACCTTACAGGAAACATTATCTACCTTGAAATAATATCCCTCATGCGCGCACTCAATCCTGAAATACGTGGTCGCGGTTGTTGCCGTGAATGTGCGCGTAAATGTTCCACTTAACCCAGCGATTGATTCATATGTGTAGTCCGTGCCGTTTAGGGTGCTTCCAATTCTAAAAACAGAGCCTATGGTGCTTGTTCGTTCAGTAATTGTGAACGAAAGTTGGTATGTTTTTCCGATCTCTGTAGGAAAACTATTTTGAAGAACGCCACCAGGACTATTTATGTCGTATCTCCAGACTTTAGCCGTGCCAGCATCCCATACGGTGGCTCCAGAAACAGTCCATCCGGTAAGATCGGCAGCAAAGGTTCCATTTGTAACCAATTCAATCGCAGGTTCTCCGATCACTCCCGCAACCGAATCAGCCAGCCATGCCCCTCGAATGTCACCGGGCATCCAGCCGGATATCCAGTCCTTGGTGGTGTAGTTCACCATCCCGCTCGCGGGAGTGATGGTGTTCTCTTTGAGGGTGGAGATTCCCCCGCCAGAGCCGCGCATTATGCGCCCACCGCCTCCCGATAGCGCAAGACCACCACCCGGCACAGGATAGAGAATCGCAGGAATTGATTCGTTGGTGTACCAGTCTATCGAAAAGCCAGCTCCTAAAGAGCCAATATTCCTTGCGTATCCAGAATAGGCCGTACCATAAGGTGCGTGCAGGGAGAAGTCTGCCGCAATAAAAACACCAGGAAAATCCCATGTAGAAGCACTATTTACCACTGTTCCACTGTCATGAATGATTGAAACCCCTCCAGCGGTCCCAACAACCACAGTAGGCACGGGAAGGCCTGTCAAGGCATCGATAGGAGCACCGGGGAGGACGGTGGCTGTCACGTCGTTAATGGTGCTGCTGGCAAGAGCTGTCACACTACTCGATGTGTAAGATCGGTAAGAGTTTCTTGCAATAATACCGCCAGAGAAATTATGCAATGCTGAACCTTGACGTTCTTTCATAGTTTCGTCTATAAAATTACAAAAACCGAAATAAAGCGCTAAACCAGCAAACAAGTAGCCATCAACCATCCAAACAGAACTGAGTGTTGTGCCACCTATAAAATAGACATTTCCTGTAGTAAATACCATCCACATGGGCAACGTGGAATCTGTGGCATCATAAATCGTTATTTTGGCAGCTTCCGCCACAATCAAAGCCAGCGCAGGAAACATCCTGGTTGCCCCACGAGTAGCCGTGTTTAGTGCCTCGTTGTACCAGCTAGTGTTCTGGCAACGCAATCTCCACTCGCCGCCGTCCGAATCTTTGGTGGTATCATAAATAAATACATCTACAATTGTTGTTGAAGAACTAACGATGGCAGAATAAGCATTTAAAGTAGATGGTGAAAATGTTGAAAGATATTGATAACCATTTCTAATGGCTCCATCTTGTGCAGTTGCGAAATTGGGCATTATATTCTCCTTGTGAATTTAAACGAATGTTTACACGAAGTATGTTGCGATTCCAGTTCTCGTTGCTGTTGCTGGATCTGGAAAATCAAAAGAAAAAGAACCATCTGATTCTGTTATATTTCTAACGGGGATTACAAGATTATTTAATAATAAATTTGTTGATTGAATATTTTGTGTGGATAGATTGTCGCATGCAATATTTCCAGAGGGATATGCAATTGTTGACAAAGTTAAATCAATAGATTGAATACCACCAGAGGTTAAATACATTGTTCCAAGTGAAACATAACCAGATGTGAGTCCAGAAGGTGCCGTATTACTGAATACCTGAATCTTTGCTGCACCAAATTTCCTAGTATTTAAAGTTTGTACTTGTTTGATTCTGTTGATAATATTATTTAAAACATAACCAGTTGCAGGTGAATCCAATACTTCCTGGTAATATGCTGCGATGGTGTCAGTTCTCACTAAAGCTCCTGTTGGTGGAATGACAACAAATCCACTTGATGATTCAAGTTCTCCGATAATTCCGTTCATAATAATTGCACCAGTTGAGACATATCCAGAAGTTGAATTAATTTTAATAACGTTCAATCCAGTTAAAACTCCATTAGTAATTCCTAATAGATTGGATGAATACATTTGAACGGCTTCTTCAATATAATCGGAAATACGAGTTATATCACTCGTTTGAATTTCTTTAAGCTTGTGACAATACGATTTTTTCATTGCTTCTCCTTTTCGACTTCTAAAAGTTATTATAGACTTTGGTATTAATAGTTATAATTGCTTAATATATCTTAATGAAGGAAAATAAAGTCTTGACAATGAGTTGTCATTATGCTATACTGTATAAAGTTGGTTCGAGAAAGATGACAAAGGAGGTAACGAAATTTGATTGTTCTGTAGATTGTCTCGTGTAATCGAGCTGGAAAAGTTTTTTGTGTTAAATTTTTGAAGGAGAACAAAACAAACTATGGCAAATCTAAACGATATTTTCAATGCTCCCAAGAAGTCAACAATTCCTTCACCTCTTTGTCGTTATGACTATATGCAAGAGAAGGCAAAGGAATATATTCGTTTCCGCTTTGGGACTGAGTTCGATAAACTTGAACTTCTAGTCCGACATTGGGTAACTGGTGTTGGTCAAGTTGCTTGCGGTCAAACGCCAACAATGAAGTCTGATGGAACTCTTGGATTGTTTGGTGAATGTGAATATTGCGCTCGCAAACGTGCAATGCGTGATGATCTAAAGAACAAGGCAATTGCTGACGGACAACCTGATATGTCAAAGGATGATGCTAAGAAGTGTGGCGACCTTTACCGTCGAGAAGTTGCACTTGTTGGTGAAGCCGAAATCGAAGTCCGAATTGGCAAGAAGGTAATTAAGGAACTTGCTCCTCATGCGATCAAATTAAAGGTAATGGATGGTTTCTCTTCAAATGGCAAGGGATATTACAAGCAACTTGCTTCTATCTTTGAGAATAAGGGAACCATTATGGATCGTTGGTTCACTCTTGGAAAGGGAACTCTAACTGCCGACGATCCTCTTAAGGACGGTGAGAACACTCCAATCGAGGGTGTTGATCTTACTTACTTCGATAAGACTACCATTCCTTATGCAGACGGTGTTGCAAAACTTGGTATTCAAAAGAATGCTGTTGGCGCTGCAACTCCGATGGATGATGATATTGAAGAAGGAGCTGATTTCTAAACAAGACTATTGGGAGGGGGACTTGCCCCCTCCCTTTCAAAAAGGAGACAAATGAGTAAATTAGATTCCACATCACCAAATTGGCCATGTACGAAATGTAAAGATAAAAAATCATGCTATCATGAAGAATGTGATGTTTGCCCTAAATGGAAAAGTGAAATACAAAAATGGTTTGAAGAAAATACACAAGGAGAATAAAAATGTCAATGACTATTATTAAAGGTTGTTCCTGTCAACACGAGTTTCAAGACAAAACTTACGGCAAGGGAAATCGAGTACATAATATCGGTGTAAATGGACAACAAACTTGCACCGTTTGTGGAACTAAGAAGGGTAAGTAATAATTTAAGGACGTTTTAAATGTGTAAGCATCACGATTGGTTGAACTTTGCAAAGAAGATTGCAGAAAAGTCTACTTTTCCTAAGTTTCGGATGGCCGCCATTGTAACAAAGTCTGGAAGACCGCTTTCTAGTGGGTGGAACAAGTTATCTCCAGGAATCTTGAAAAATCCAATATACGGTGAACACCAGATGCTTCACGCAGAATGTCAAGCAATTTTGCAATTGGAACCGAAACAACTCCGGAACGCCACAATTTATGTCGCTGGTTTAACTAGAGGTGGCAATCTTCTGTTAAGTAAGCCTTGTGATGCTTGCATGTTTCTAATCAAGCAAGCTGGGATCAAACGAATTGTTTTTCATACTAAAGAGGGAGAAGTGGTTATCGAGAATATCTAATTGTAAAGCAATGTTAAGAAAATATTACAAAGTGTAAAGAAGGAGAAAGAATCGTTGACAACTAAGTTATAAAGAGGTATTATGAGAGGGTCAAGTCGGCCCTCTCGTTTTCGTGAACCAAAGTTCACATGTGCCGTAAGCAACAATTGAAGGAGAAAAAATGCTTTTTATTGCTTGGTTTAGTTTGTTTATGGCGGCGGTTAATACTTGGAAGTATTTTCCAACAATTTTCACCGAAAAAACAGTCCCAGAAAGAATTGCATCTTTTACGATTGTTATTATGCAATCAATTTTGCTTTATTTTGTTTGTTATCACATGTTTATTGGATAGGAGAAAAGATGAATTATTTAATCGGAAAAAAGATTGAAAGAGTTTTTATTAGCAAAAATGGTAATGATCAAATGGTTTTTATTACTGATCAAAACGAAAGGATTTTATATTCTGCGGAAGGCGATTGTTGCAGTTATAGTTATTTTCAAGATTTAATTGGTGTAAAAAACCTACTTGGTCATACTATTGAGTCTGTTGAAAGCATCGATCTTGAACATGATGGATGGACTAATCACGATGAAAATAAATCATATGGTTATATAATCAGAACCGATAACGGAGTTTGTGTTTTGTCTTTTAGGAATGCAAGTAACGGATATTACGGAGGTTGGCTGCAAAGAGAAATTGGTGATTTTAAACTAGATATGGATGAAATTCTTAACGACTGGATTGCTGATTGAAGGAGTTTAAAATGTTTGAAAAAGGTGATCGAGTTAGATGTGTTGGTCTTGAATCTACACATAATCAACAATATAATGGAATGTTTGGTACTGTTATCAGTTATTCGTTTGGTAGTGTACAAGCAAAATTAGATAATGGTGAAGTTGTTAAGTTTGCAGAATACAGATTTGAGAAAGTTGAGAATGAAATGCAAATTGAAGTTGGAAAGTCTTATTGCAATGCAAGTGGAAAGAAAATTACAATGGTTGCAGACAGAGACAAAAATGAACAAAAAATTAAACATCTTCTAAGATTTATCGCATTTAACGAAACCAATGGAGAATATTCACTGTTTGATATTGATGGCAAAGTTGGTGTTCTTAACGAAGAATTTGATTTAGTTTCAGAATGGCGCGAACCTATTGAAGTTAAAGGTTATGTTGCTGTTTATGCTGATGAAAGTTTTGGCAGAATTCAAAAAAATAGAACAGAAGCAAAAAATACATATCCCGGCGCAATTGCTTACGTTGAAGTTTATGGAAAGGAAGTGCTTTAATGTTTGAATTGAATAAATATTACAACATTGGTGGAAACAAATATCAATTGATTCATGAACGAAAAACTGTTGGAAAAGATAAAGAGTATTTTTTCATTTTAGATAGCGGAACATTATTAAGGTATTACAGTGATTATAAAGGACTTAAAGAAATTATTCCTTGGAAAGAAAAAGTTGTAGTTACAAAATACATTGATGTTTACAAATCTAAAAATTCAAATGCACTTTGTACCGGGCCAATTTTAAATTTTCCGGCTAACGAAAAAGATAGAAATAAATACACCCATTACACTTATATTAAAACTATTGAGTTTGAATTAGAAGAGGAAGTGGAATCTTGATTTGTAAACTTTATACTCTAAAACGTGGTGATAAATTCAAATTCATTGGCGACGATCAAATTGTTGTTTATAAAAAGACTGATGGAATGTACGCACAGTGTTTCAAAGATGGTGATGATTTGAATGATTACAATAGGATGGGACTTATAGCCGCTTGGACAGATGTTGAAAGGATTGATTAAGTGAAGAAAATTATTTGTTTTTGTATTTTAGCGTTAACAATTTCTGGCTGCGGTTTAGACGAACAAAGCAAATATAACGTCACTACTTTGAGAGGAAACAAAACAATTGTACATGAAAATGTAGTTATCTTTAGTTCAATCGATAATTGTAACGCTATCGTTGTTAAACAAAATGATGTTAAAAAACTAATTGAATTTAAAATGTACGACAAAATTATCATTGAAAAGAGATAGAAAGGAGAATAAATTGCTTAAAATTAACGGGAAAGTGGTTGGTGATGAAACGTATCCAAACGGCGAGACCATTATGTATTCGGATGTTGGAATTACAGATTTGATAATGTCTTTTGAATTAAAGTTTGAAAATGATTCAGATTTGTTCAATTTGATGATGTATAAAAAATATGTTGATGAAAAATATCCCAACACACAAAAATGCTTGATTATGAGATATATTCCTTATTCAAGAATGGACAGAAAAATTGATGGTTACATTTTCAGTTTGAAATATTTTTGTCAATTTATTAACGATTTGAAATTCAATCAGGTTTTTGTTTTAGATCCTCATTCCTCGATGTCAATTGGACTGTTAAACAACGTTAGTGAATTAAATATTTCCAATTTGGTAAATAAAGCTATGTTAGGTAAAGACATCGATTACATCTTTTATCCAGACGCAGGAGCTTGTAAGAGATATAGCGAGACTTTAAATCTTTGGAAGCCTTACGATTACTTTTACGGAAATAAAAAGCGTAATTTACAAACCGGTGAAATTATTGATTATGAATTGGTTGATTGTCCGAATATCAAAGGAAAGAATATTTTAATCGTTGACGATCTTTGTTCAAAAGGATTTACATTCTATAATGCTGCTCAAAAACTAAAACAAACCGGAGCAGATAAAATTTATCTTTATGTCTCTCATTGTGAAAACTCAATTTATGACGGAAAACTGTTGATTGGAGATTATTTAATCGAACGAATTTATACAACCGATTCAATTCTCACAAATTTTACAAGCAAAAAGATTGTTGTACTTTAATGGATTATTATTTGAATTATGAAAATTGCATCAATAGATTGGTTGATGAATGGAGGTTACATAAAAAAATCATAATTGCTTTTGATTATGACGATACGGTATTTGATTTTCACAACAAGGGAAGAAAATACAATAATGTAATTTCGCTTTTAAAAAGATGTAATTTTGCGGGTGCTTATTTTATAGTTTTTACATGTTGCGGTGAAGACCAATATGATGAAATTTATGAATATTTAGAAAAAAACGATATACCTTGTGATAAAATAAATGAAAATATGGATTTCATCAAATTTACAGGAAGAAAAATTTATTACAACATATTATTGGATGATAGAGCTGGACTAGAATCTGCATACGACGTTTTAACCGAAGCAGTACATAGATATTTAAAAGGAGAATAAAAATGCCAAACATCGCTTATCCTGCTACCCTACTTTGCGATTTTTATAAGATTTCGCATCGTGAACAATACCCTTCTGGTACGGAAACCGTTTATAGCACTTGGATTCCTCGCGCAAGCAGAATTAAAGGAATTAATCACGTTGTTGCTTTTGGATTTCAGGCGTTTATCAAAGAATATATGATCAAATATTTCAATGAGAATTTCTTTAATCGAAACCTTTATGATATTGTTACCGAATACAGACGAGTTATTAAGTTTACTTTGGGAGTTGATGATCCAGACGTTCAACATATTACTGATCTTCATAATCTTGGTTATCTTCCAATCAAGATTAAGGCATTGAAAGAAGGCACTCTAACTCCTCTTCGTGTTCCAATGCTTACAATGGAAAATACAGATCCTCGTTTCTTTTGGGTTACAAATTATCTCGAAACTCTAATGTCTTGTTCCATGTGGATGAGCGCAACTTCCGCAACAATCGCCTTTGAGTATCGAAAGATTCTTAACAAATATGCCATGGAAACTGTTGGAAATACAGACGGAGTTCAATTCCAGGGCCACGACTTCTCAATGAGAGGAATGGGTTCGCTTGAAACTGCAAAATATAGCGGGGCAGGACATCTTCTTTCATTCGTTGGAACCGATACAATCCCTGCAATCCTAGCCCTTGAAGAGAATTATAATGCAAATATTAAAACTGAATTGGTTGGAACTTCGATTCCGGCAACGGAACATTCAGTAATGTGCGCTCACGGTAGAGATGAATTTGCATCTTATAAGAGAATTATCACCGAGACTTATCCAAAGGGATTTGTTTCAATTGTTTCCGACACTTGGGATCTTTGGAAGGTTCTAATTGATGTTGTTGGAAAATTAAAAACTGAAATTATGAATCGTGATGGTCGAGTTGTTATTCGTCCTGATAGCGGTGATCCAGTTGACATTATTTGCGGAACTGTTAAAATTGACGAAGATCCAGACCTAACTCTCGATAATATTATTGATTGGTATGAAGATCTTGCTAATGATGAAGTTGATAGAGACAATATTCCTGATAAAATGATTTATCATTGTAGAATTAATGGAAAGATTTATGAAGTTACTTGTAAAATCGAACTATCAAATGAAAGAGGCGCTTATACTGGCAATAAATATTATATTGTTGATGAAATCAATGTTTCGTATAAGGAAGTTGAACTAACTCCTCAACAAAAGGGTGTTGTTGAAGTCCTTTGGGAAATGTTTGGCGGAACCATTACAGACAAGGGATATAAACAGTTAGATTCTCACATTGGTTGTATTTATGGTGATGCAATTACAATTGATCGTTGTAAACAAATTTGTAAAAAACTAAAGGCAAAAGGATTTGCTTCAACGAACATTGTTCTTGGAATTGGTTCTTATACTTATCAATACAATACCAGAGATACTTTTGGTTTCGCTCTAAAATCAACTCATGTTGTTATTGACGGAGTGGAAGTTAATATCTATAAAGATCCTATCACGGATTCTGATAAGATTAAAAAGTCACTTACTGGCCGCTGTGTCGTACATGATAATTTGCCTTATGAAAACATTGTTGTAACAGATAATCTTTCAATTACAGATCAAGAAAATATGAAATTTTGGGACATGCTTGAAGACGTTTTTGTAGATGGAAATCTGATTCGTGACGAAAAGTTGTCCGATATTAGGAGTCGTTTGCTTAAAACGCTTGACTAAGAGTAGTTGTTAAGTAGTGTTAAGCAATACTAAGTATTATAAAGAACAATAAAAACTCATTGACTGTATGGCCGAAGGCCACATGTCAAGAACAACTTGACAAGTAGATAGAACTCAGTTATAATTAAGGGGTGGAGGTTAAGCCTTCGCCCCGATTTTTCTTTTAGGAGGTTTTAATGAACATCTTTGTTCTTGATGAACGTCCCTTTGTTTCTGCTCAAATGATGTGTGATCGTCATGTTGTCAAGATGATTGTGGAATCTGCTCAACTTCTCTGCTCTGTCTATTGGATGAATGGAATTGAAGCACCGTATAAGTTGACACATAAAAACCATCCTTGTGCTATTTGGGTTAGTGAATCTAGGATAAACTTCGCGTGGCTTTATGCTCATTTAGCAGGATTATTGATGGAATATAAATCAAGATATGGTAAAGACCACAAAACAGAAGAAGTATATAATTGGATTTTGAATAATCCATCTGATTTTCTTGAAAACAAGGGTTTAACTAAATTCGTTCAATGTATGCCTGAACAATATAGAATCGAAGGAGACGCCGTAACTGCTTACAGAAATTATTACATCGGAGAAAAGTCTTCGTTTGCAACTTGGAAAAATGGAAATGTACCTGAATGGTTTGTGAAAGGAATTAACAAATGATTGAAGTTAACGGGAAGTACAACTCTGCCAAGATTTTCACCGACAACGTGGAACAATCTGCAATCTCTCAAATCATCGAGCTTTGCTGCCAGGAATTTACTAAGGACTCAAAAATTCGTATCATGCCGGACGTTCATGCCGGAAAAGGTTGCACCGTTGGAACTACAATGACCATACAAAATAAAGTTGTTCCTAATTTGGTTGGAGTGGACGGATCATGTGGAATGTTATGCGTTGAACTCTGCGATCAATCAATTAATTTTGCCAAACTAGATTCTATAATTAGGGCCATGATTCCTTCTGGTTTTAATACTCGTAACGATGACAAACTTTATTCAGAAAAAGAAATTGGACTTCGTGGGCTTCGTTGTTTTGAACACATCAACTTTGAAAGAGCAAAGGCGAGCATTGGAACTCTTGGAGGTGGAAATCATTTTATCGAAGTGAATCAAAATTCCAAAGGAAATTATTATCTGGTTATTCACTCTGGAAGCCGCAACCTTGGAAAGCAAGTTGCAGAATATTATCAAGATGTTGCCGTTAAATCGATTTCAAATCACAATTTCGATAGAAACAAAATTATTTCTGATTTTATGGCAGCAGGAAAAAAGAATGAAATCGAATCTGCTCTGAGGAATATTCCAATTGTGAAAGTTACCAAAGGACTTGAATATCTTGAAGGAGAAGGCTTCGACAACTATATTCATGATATGAAAATTGTTCAGCGTTATGCTTACGAAAATAGACTTGCAATGGCAAGGATTATCGTTAACGAAATGCAAATTGTTCCTTTGATGAATTTTACCACCGTTCACAATTACATCGACACCAAAAATATGATTCTTCGTAAAGGCGCTGTTTCTGCTCAAAAGAATGAAAAGTTGTTGATTCCAATGAACATGCGTGACGGTTCATTGATCTGTATTGGAAAAGGAAATGAAGATTGGAATAACTCAGCTCCTCACGGAGCCGGAAGAATCATGAGCAGATCAAAAGCAAAGGAATTGGTTGACATCGAGGAATACAAAGATTCAATGAAAAATGTCTTTACAACTTCAGTTGGATATGGTACAATTGATGAAGCTCCAATGGCATACAAGCCGATGCAAGAAATTATTGACAATATTGGAGATACGGTTGACATTTTGGAAGTTATTAAACCTGTGTATAACTTTAAAGCGAATTAAGGAGATAAATATGAAAATTCATATTATAGCCGATACATATTTAATTGATGAGAGAACTAGGTTGGTTGAAGTTGCTGCCGCTTGGATTAAATGCGGCTGGAAAGTCTGTAAACAAGAAACAGATAGAATTGTTTTGGAGGGAAATTAATGAGAGAAACAATGGTTTCACTCCACAATCACAGCATTTATTCGTTCAGTGATGGACTTATTAAACCAGAGGAGTTGGTTCAAAAAGCAAAGGAATTTAATGCTCCTGCTGTAGGAATTTCCGAGCATGGAAATCTTTGCTCGATGCCTGATTTTATCAAGAGTTGTGAAAAGGCAGAGATTAAACCAATTATTGCAATTGAGTTTTATATGGCGTTGGATGAAGTAAAGGGAACTCAACGTGGCTCCAACCACATTATCTGCATCGCAAAAAATGAAGCTGGATATAAAGAGCTTCTTAAACTAACTCAAATTTCAAATATTCCAATTAAGGACGGCGGATCTTTCTTTTATCGTGCAAGAATTACCGAGAAGCTTCTTTATGCCAACTGTAAGAATCTAATCGTAACAACTGCTTGTATAGGTGGAATTATTCCTGAATTATTGCTTGCCGATAAAGATGATGATGCTGCAATTCTTCTTGATGAAATGAAATATCATATTAAAGATTTGTATGTCGAGATTCAACCTCATGACGATGTAAAACAAGAAAAGGCAAATCTAAAACTAATTGCTTTGGCTAAAAAGCTAGATATTCCTATTGTAACTTGTTTAGACGTTCATATGAAGGATATGAGTTATAAAGACGTTTACAAACTTAATAGCGATCTTCGTCGTGGTGTTACAATTTCTCATTCGGAAGAATTTAAGTATTATCTCTATTACAAACCGATGAAGGAAATTTATGAAACACTCCTGGCACAAGGAATTGACGAATCGGTAATTGACGAGTCCATCGACAATACAATTAAAATTGCTGATATGTGTGATTTCAAATGGGAAAACAGAAGTTTCGATCCTCCAAAGTTTTGTGATGATGCACCAGCAGAGTTGTATAAATTGGTTTCAAAAGGTTTGGTTAACAAGTTTGGAAATAAAATTCCCACAGCACACAAACAGAGGGCAAGACATGAATATGATGTTATTTGTAAGATGGGATTTGCTAATTATTTCCTAATCCTTGCAGATGCAATGGAATATTGTCACAAAAGTAATATCCTTGTTGGGCCAGGTCGAGGTTCTGGAGCGTCAAGTCTTATTCTCTGGTTGCTTAACATCACTGCCTTAGATCCACTTAAATATAATCTTCCTTTCTCACGATTCCTAAATGAAGAGAGAATTGATACTTGGCCTGATTAACAATTATAATATTCTAACATTTAAGTAAAATAATCTGTAGACAGTGATATATGGAGGTCTACAGATATGCAAAACTCGAACATTGAAAATTCTATAAGAGAAAAATGGTTGGAACTTTATCAAAGCGGATTGTCTGGAATTAAGATAGCTAATATGTTTGGAATAAATAACTGTGTTGTTTATCGTTATCTAAAAAATCATCCCGATTATAAACCTAGAACTACAAAAGAAACGGCTAGATTGTATGAGGTTGATGATAATTTTTTCGACACAATAGATACAGAAGAAAAAGCGTATTGGCTTGGATTTATGTATGCCGATGGATTTGTAAATACACAAAGAAATGTTGTCGGAGTAACTCTTCACAATAGAGATATAGAACATCTTGTTAAATTTAAAAAAGCTTTAAAATCAACTTATCCAATTAAAACATATGAACTTAAAACATCATATACAACGAAAGAATCTTATTGTTGCAGACTGAGAGTTTTAAGCGATAAATTAAAAAGTGATTTAATAAAAAATGGGTGCGTTGAAAATAAAAGTTTAATTTTAAAATTTCCAGACAAAACCATGGTTCCAGATAATTTAATTTGGCATTTTATAAGAGGTTATTTTGACGGTGATGGCAGTTTAACAAATTGGAAAGGTTCACGTTGGAACATTAAGATTTGTGGAACATATGAATTTCTTGATGGAATTAGAAATAAACTTTTTGAATGTGAGATTGATAAGTATATTTATAAAGAGAAGAGAAATGAAAAAAATAATTATACTTTAAATTTGGCATGCAATTTGGCAATCAAAATTACCTCAAAAATGTATGAAAATTCAACCATTTTTCTTGATAGAAAATTCAATAAATATAATGATATGTTAGAATATTATAATAGTCGTCTTAAAAAGTGATTTTTAAGAATATTAGCATGTGAATTGCTGGAAACCCCTTAGAGCCACAAAAACTACAAAGAAGTTGGAAACGACAATCTTGAATGTTTGAAAATTTTGTGGATTGGGCAATCAGCAGCGAAGCCGCTAAATCATAAGATAAGCGGAACGTTCAACGACTATCCGTGGCTGGAGTAGAGTTCTAGAGAACTCGAAGTGCATGCTGCCCTAACAAGGGTAAAGATATAGTCTGCGCTTTAGGGAAACCTAAAGAGATATAACGGAATCGGTTATATCGTAACACAACGGGTTGACACGGATTTAAGCCCTAAAGATAGACCAAAACTATTTAAATATATGCAAGAAAAATGGGGAGTTGATAAAGTAATCCAGATTTCAAACTATTCTTATCTTAAATCAAAAGCTGTATTAAAAGATTGTGCCAAATATCTTGAAATTGATTTTGACATTATCAACAAGATTACATCTTTGATTCCTGCCAAAAGTGCAGACGAAGACGGAAATCCAATCGAAGTTGATATGGACGAAGTCCTAACACTACCTCAAATGCAATCATACATTGAGAAGTATCCAGAAATGTTCAAACTGGCGAAGAAGCTTGAGGGTTCAATTCGAGGTGCTAATATTCATGCGGGAGGTCTCGTAATTCTTCCACAACCAATTGATGAGATTATTCCAGTAACAAAGAAAAAAGGTGATGATGGAAGCGATGTTTATGTTTCTCAATGGAACAAAAAACAGATTGAATCCATTGGTTTAATTAAATTTGACTTTCTTGGATTATCAACTCTTGATGTTTTATCTGATTGCGAAGAATTAACTGGTATGAATCCAAACGACATTCCTTTAGATGACGAAAATACTTGGGAATTTCTCAAGCAAGGTAAAAATATGCTCGGTGTTTTCCAATTGGCGGAAAATAAAACAAAGAAACTCCTTCGTGATGTTCAACCATATCGACTTCAAGACCTTTCGGACATTAACGCACTAATCAGACCAGGGATGGACATTGAATCTTATTTGAGTAATAAAAAAGCCAAAAAGATTACATATCAATTCAATATTCCTGAATGGCAAGAAGAACTAAAAGATACTTGTGGCATCGTGCTTTATCAGGAAAACGTTATTCGTCTTGCGAACAAACTTGGCGGACTAACTTTAGGTCAAGGCGATATGCTTCGTCGAGCAATGGAAAAAAATAAAACAGAAGAGATCCAAAAGTGGAAGAAGGTGTTCGTTGAAAACTGTAAATATAAAGACATTGCAGAAAATTTGTTTGAGGCTATTGGCGGAAATGCTTCGTACAGTTTTAACTCTAGTCATAGTTTGGTTTATAGTCTTATTGGCTATTGGTGTGCTTACTACAAAGTAAACCATCCTGAAGCATTCCTGGTCTCTCAAATCAATCATCCAAAAAGTAGTGCCAAACAAAATGAGTCTGAATACATCGAATCTTTCATTAAAGAAGCCGCTTGTATGGGAACTAAATTAAAGCTTCCTGTATTACGCAGTAATTCACCAACAACGGTTCTAATCGAAGGTGAAGTGTTTTACGGCTTAACTGGAATTAAAGGTATTTCAGAGACAACAGCAAAGATTCTAACAAAGATCAATGCAAAAGATTTTGATGATTATGTTGACAAAGCATTAAACATTAAAAAAGTTTCAATTACAAATGGAAAGAGAATATCTCGTCAATCAATTACAAAAGCACACATTGAGTCTTTAGTCAAGATTGGATTCTTTGGTGATGTTTACGAGAATCTGGACAAATATCATAATTGGTTGATTGAGCAAAATAGATCAGAAAAGACTGGTTATATTTCTGAAAAGGTGATGGCAGGTCTAAATATTGAAAGGGAAAAAGACCTTGCAATTTCACCAGAAGATCATGCAAATGACTCTTTAGGTTTTTGTTGGTTCTCAAAGATAGCAAGAATTTATGATGGTCTTCATATCAAATATCAGGATAAAGATTCCTGGATGTTGATTGAGGTTAACGAAGTTAGAAAAGGCAATAAGAATGGTCGTGACTGGAAGATGATTAAAGGTGAAACTTTAGACGGAGACATAACAGCATTCTGCGATACTTGCGGAGTCGTAAGTAAAGGCGATGTTATATTAGCATCATTCAAGCGAGGAAGGTCTGATGCTATCTCTATAAGTGAGATTCACCTAGTTTCTTAACAATGTTAAATCTATATTAAGACTCTTGACAACCTATTGACAAGTATCTCTATATATAGTAGTATGGGGTGAGTTGCTTAATTCACCCCGGCCTATGGCCATTAAAGGGTCGGAGCAAGCGCTCCGACCCTTTTTGATGTAAAGGAGATATACAATGGGACTTACAAAAATGGATCGACTTCTGAAGGCGATGCAAAAAGCTTCCTTTTCTAACATGATGGACTTGCTTTATTTGAACAAGAAAGGTGAATTGAAAATCTACACAGTGGAAGTTTACGATTATGATGATATTGGATTCTTTGGATACGATCTCGCCGCAGAACACATAAAGCGTTTTAACTATTCAAATGTAAACAGATTTGAAGTCAAAGAAAAGATGATTCCTCGTTTTATAAAGAAGGAACAATAATGGAAGAAAATACAATAATCAAAATTAGAATTCCAGTTGAAAAATGCTTATGCAAAAATCAAACATTCCTAGTCAACCAAATTGAAACAGATTTAGTTTTCACTTGCACAAAATGTTCTCAACTTTTTGTTATTTCAAATATCGAAAGGAAATTGAAAAATGGCGCATGAAGTTCAAGTAAATCCTCATGTCGTTCAGAGGTTTAAAGAACGAGTATTTAATTTTAGTGATGAAAAAATCATTCGCATTGTTAAAGAAAATGTTATGTGTGGAAGAAACAGAATCATTACCAAATTAGTTAAGTCAAAAGGAATTTATGTTCATAGTTTCTTCATCGAAGCAAGAATTAAAGGAAAGAAGTTTTATATCGCTTGCAATGACAAAGCGGACTACACTTATACTGTGTTGACGGATCACATGTTCAATGGACTGAAAGGAAAATTTTAATGCAAGAATTTATGACGCAAAAGGAAGAAGAATTGTACAATGAAAATCAAAAGCTTAAAGAAAAATTGGCGGAAAACAAAATTGAAATTGAAGAATTAATTGAAGAAAGAAGTATACTAAACGAAATAATTGGTATGTACGAGGAAGGTTAAAGACTGGCCCCCATTCCACAAATACATTCATACATGCGCCCTTGACGGGGCGCATTTTTTATATCATACATCTTCACGCAAACCTCATTTACATTTAATCGTAAACATATGTTAACAGCCTTGACAAAGCCTTCATCCTGTGATATATTAACGTATGTTAAGGGTTACAGAGCGTTACAACGCTTAGTTAAGGAGGAAAACATGGATAAGAAAACGATCGACGAATTGACCGCTAGCTTCAGAGCTATGCTCGTCGCCAAGTATGGCGAAGATGACGTTAAAGGCCCCTCAGAGGCTCATGACGGCGTTGAATTTACCTCTAGTATGATAGAGGCGGGCATGCGCTCAGATACTATTAATAGGGCAAAAAAGATGCTTAAAAGACTTCCCAAACACTTCGATCACCTTGACGTTGCAGCCGTAGAAGGAATCAGCACCGGAGCCGCTCATGCACTTCTTTACAGGCTTTGTAAAACCGGAGCCATTAAAAGGGTCAGGAAGGGAGAATATTCGAAGATCGATTAACCTCGATTCACAAAACTTAATGAAGTAAACTTATTGAAAAAGAGGGCCATGTGGCCCTCTTTTCTGTTGACAACTATCCTTTAAGATGATAAGATGGATACATCGAAAGGAGTTTTAAATGGACGGAAATGATCAATATGAAGAGTTTATTGGTTGCGAAGAATTTTATAACGAAAGGAACCAGGAATGAATCTTACTAGAACCTATTATTTGGATTCTGCAGAAGCACAACAAATTATGGCAAAACATGGAGATAATAAGTGGTGGAATTCTACTGATACTTTCGAGGCTGCATATTATCAACTTCAAGAAGATTATCTTATCATGGACTACTATTATTTCACTGAGGGTCTTTGTAAAATGTTTGGACGAGGTTTTAGCCCCAGTTATCTTAAAGACGAGTGTTATGTCAAAGAACTTCGTCAAAAATCTACTAAGGTTTGGGAGACTTATCAAAATAGAAAACAGGAGCGTAAAGGACTAAAAAGTGATGTACAATGCAAAGTCTTTTATGATGATCTAAAAGATGAACGGGAAAAATGCATCGGGATTATCGAGGATAAAAGTCAAAAAAAGTTTCACATGAATTACAGAATCTTCGATGAAATCATTCAACAATCTTTTGAAGGAAAGGTAAATCTTAAAGAAAAGCTTGGCCTTGGAGATGATTATAGAAGAACCATTGAGATTACCGATAATACTTTTATAAAGCGTAACGCATATTATTTGAAAATCAAATACGTTATCAGAAATATTCTTGGATTCACTTATCAAGATAAGTCCATTATTGGATTTATCATGGCAAACAGAATTAAAATCGAAAAACGGGAAATGAAGTTTGGTAAGTGGTTGCTAAACGAAATTTCAAAACAAAAGAAACAAACCGAAGTTGATAATTATTTGGCAAAAGATTATTGGAATAAGGTAACTCTTCAAGATTGTCTATCTTTGCTTATGGAACAAACTTCTAGTCTTAACAGTCAAATCGTGATTACTGCCAATCCTCTCGATATGTTTCTTGCTTCTGAATGTTGCAGTTATGACTCTTGCTACAACATAGGTGGAGCATATAATTCTGGATGCCTTGCTTATATTCGAGATAACACTACATTTATGGTTTTTGTTAAATCAAAGTCTAAAAATATTGAAGCAGAAAAGATTAATAACTATCCTTTCTGGAAGGATGGACGCTCTTGGTGTCATTTGGTAAACAATGATGTTTTGGCAATGGGAAGAAAGTTTGGAAACATTACCCAAAGTCAAATTAAGAGCGTTGCAGATATTCTAACAAAGGAAATCTCTGGTGAAAAGTGGTATTCAAAGACTTCTAAATTACCACTTCCAAATAAATATCTTGATGGTCAAAGATCTATTTACCGTGACAAATTCTCAAAGGTTTGTGCAACTGGAAGTTATTTTTCGGCAATGGAAGTGCCGCCAAAACTTGAAACCAAAGCTGCCCGTTGCCTTTGTTGTGGTGAATTGGTTGGACAAACGAATTATTTCTTCTGCCCAAATTGTTACTCAAAATCCGTTGATGTTGTCCTTGGATTACCCAGAACTGAAATTGAACAACCATCTTTGATTCAAAATAATGGTATACTTAGGCAACAACGATCACCAGCTCTTTATGCTGATTGGTTTACTATTACCCCAACTCCAATTATTCTTCCCAGATTAAATGTTGATGATATTCAATTTTAATTGAAATGAGAGGGGACTTTGTCCCCTCCGTTCTTCCTTTAAAATATGTGGCCCCTATCCTATAAATATTCTATAATATTTTGCACTATAAATTTGAAAAGAAAATAAGGAGAATTATATATGGCTCTTATTGCTTATTGGTCTGGAAAGTGGCCTAATCTTTGCTCTGGAAAATGGAGCCTAACTTGTAATGATATTGAATTGGAAATTCCAGAAGATAAAATTCATAATCCAATGGGAACACATGGGTTTTATAGAAAATTAAATTCAACTACAAGTGAAGAAATTAGTTATTTTGATTACGAAGATGGAATGTATTTTGATGAATGGGCAAGATGGAATGGTAGTTGGGTTAAGCAAATGTTTGAAAAAGTTGGAATCAAAATGAATGGTGATTTATATGCAAACGTTTTTCTTGAGTTTCAGAAGCACGATTGGCGTCGTAATTCTTGTGGAGGTTGTCGTTGAAGACTTTTGAATTTGGTAAATCTTTCCAACAAATTAAAAAAATTTTTCTAACACAGTTTTCGCTACTTAGCTCAAAACTTAGTAAATCAAACAGTTTCAACAAAGCAAAAAACATTCTAGGACGAGCCTTTCGGTTCGTCTTTTTTATTATATGGGAACTTATTTTTAATCTTCTTATTGTTTTTTTATTGTTATTCTTTTTGATCCGTCTGGCCTTCTTTGAGCTTCTTGAAAAGTTAATCAAAATTTAACCAGAACAGGGTTGACAAATCGGTATAAATGTGCTATGCGCGGGCGATATATTCATTATATAATCGCTTTTTCGCCAGCTTGATTCATCGGAACTTCCTGGATTAAAGAACTTCTTTTAAAACTGCTCTGTGAGGAAGTCGTTGACAAGTATGAAGACCTCTGATATAATGGTAGCCTAGAGTGATATAGTGTAAGAAGGGAGATTGGAATGAAACAGTTGGAAATGGTTCGGGAATCTAGCAAGACTGTTTTTCTTTCAAACGGAACACAAATGGAAATGTGTTCCAAACCTACCGTAAAACAAATGGATTCTGGTAAATATCGTTACAAGTTTACCACCAATTATTTCGGAAGGTTGGCAAACAGAATGACTTTCAAATTCTTCGGAACTGGCGATAAATTCACCATGAACGAAATCATCAAATTCCCTTATTGGACTGATGATACCATCGTCAAGGACGAAAACGGACGGCCCTTCACCAACGCTTCGATGGAATAGGAGATTAAAATGGAAGATTATTTGAAGGTTGACTACACTTCGTCAATCCAGATTGGAACTTGCAATGTTTGTGATGAAAACAATATTCCCGTTTACATTCAAGATAATATGGATTGGGGAACTTGCGAGTCCTGCTTGATGGAAGCTTTTTCCAATTTCAGCAAAATGAATAAGAAAGGAGAATGACAATGAAACAAACAATTTACAACATCGTGATTGCGGTTCTTATTTCGGCAATCCTGTTTCAACTGGGCGAGATTCGGAATGATTTCATCAAGCTTCAACAATGGCAAATCAATGTTGAGAAGGATTTGGGGGTTTAGAAATGAAAGTTTGTTTTTGCGCTTGGAGACAGACACAAACAAATTACGTTTGTGGTTTTCAATCATATGATCAAGAAAAAATGATATGTAATTCTGAAGATTGGTGCCAACATCAAATTAGAATGAAATCGGTTGAAGAATACTTTAAGGCAAAACAATTTAAAATTCATTAAGGAGAATATACAATGTTCGTCGCAGAAAAGATCATGGAGACCAGAAATTTAAACAAGGAAATTGCACAACTCAGAACTAAAAGTTTGGTGATGGAAGACGTCATCGAAGAGATTCGCAACATCGCAATTAAGGAGGGAAGCTTCCAGGAAATTCTCGATCTCACGGAATACGTTCGACTTTTTAAGTAGTTTCATTTTAAATAAGAAAGGAATTATACAATGAAGACTCAAGTTTGTCGTTGCCTCAAGAAACGGAAGCGTTACAATAAGAAGGCGATCACGTATTGGAATAAAGCAATCTTTTGTGGCCCTGAAACTTCTAGAATGTATAAACGACTTTATGTTCTGTTGAAGCCTTCTTTTGGTTGTTGGAGGAGATAAAATGACTTTTTCTGTTAAAACAAAACCAACAACGCCTCCTTCAAAAGATCCTCCCGGAGCGCAAGACGAAGGAAGGAAATAATGAATAATATCATCAAAGCAAAAAATCTTCTGGAAGCTCAACAATAAATTTCAACTTCATCGAGCGGAACGATCAAATCGTTTGCGTTTTCAATCAAGAATAAGAAAGGGGTTATTTAATGAAAAATCGGAATTATTGTCTTTATCTTCATCACAACGAGATAATGCGCTATCATTATTCAAATACTCCAGTTCTTTACGGTAACTTCCAAGAGTGTTTGGATTACATCAGTAAAAAACTTGAAGAAGTGTTGAAGGACAAAGATATCAAAATTATTAGTGCTTCCAATACAGAGCTTCACATTAGGAATGAAAAAACAGAGTCTGATGACTTCTACTTCATTGTTGTGTGCAAATAGATGAATAAAATCAAACTATATAAACACCAAGAGGAAGGCATTGCCTTCCTTTCTTCATTGAAAGATTCCAGATTGAAAGGAAAGATATTAACTGACTCAATGGGAATAGGAAAGACTCCTCAAGCAATCTTCTCGGCAAAGGCATTAGCAATCAATTCCAGAAAGATTCTCATTGTTTGCCCTGCAACTTTGAAGATCAACTGGAAGAGGGAGATTAAAAAGTTTATTAATGAGAAGGCATTGATTATTGGAAACAAATCTTGGGAATCAAGAATCGATCATTATAATTGGTTCATCATAAATTATGACCAACTGAAGAAATGGGAAGATTATTTGTTGTCAAAGAAATTTGACGTTTGTATCATCGACGAAGCTCACTTCCTAGCAAAGAAAGGAAATAATAGAACAAACATATTTATGGGATGTAAACAAAACAAAAAGAAAAAGGATAGCAAAGAACATCGAGGAATTATTAAAGTCTGCAAGAAGCTGATTTTATTGACTGGAACACCAATCACTTCAAGGCCAGAGAATCTTTATAATCTTCTCAAAATGTGTAATCATTCTACAGCAAAAAGTTGGATGAATTTTGTTGTTCGATATTGCAATGCAAAAAGAACAAGATTTGGTCTTGATACAAGCGGTTGCTCGAATTCTCGAGAACTTTACGATTTAACCAGAGATGTTATGTTGGGAAGAAATAAAGAGGACGTTCTGGATCTTCCGCCAAAAACTCGAAGGACTTTGGTTGTTGAAATCGATAAACGGGAGTATAACAAACTTTGGACTGATTATAAAAACGATCCAAAGAATAACAAAGCAATCATGAATTGCGAAGCTTTGGTTATGCTTGGAAAACTTAAAATGGCTTGTTCTATTGCCAAACTTCCGGCTACAATTGAATTAATCGAGGAAATGTTAGAGGAAGGAGAAAAGGTTCTAGTATTCACAAATTATACACAAGTTGCGACAACTTTAAAGGAACATTTCAGCGAATTTGCTGTTATGCTTACAGGAGGAATGACTGACAAACAAAAACAAGAATCAGTTGATTCATTCCAAAATAATGAAAATATAAGGCTTTTAATTGGGAACTTGAAAGCTGCTGGTGTTGGATACAATATGACGGAAGCAACACAAGTTGTTAAGAATGACTTCTCATTCATTCCGGCAGATCATTTCCAAGCAGAAGATCGAGCGCATAGAATAACAACGAAACATCATGTTCAAGTTACATACATGGTAGCCAATGGAACGATTGATGAAAGGCTTGCGGATATTATCATCAAGAAGGTTGAGTATATCGCCAATTGCTTAGAAGGTAAAGACGTAACCGAGTCCAGCGTTTATTCCGAGCTTCATGCAATGTTAACCAATGTAAAGCAAGATTAAGAGTTGTAAAGACCGTGATATGGTTATATCATGGTCTCTTGTTTTGTGCTATAATAGATATAATGAAGTCAGGAGTGTATGATTCGGAATGGGTTTTGAGAAAGGAATTTTAACAATGGAGATCGGAACTAAGAATGTCATCGACTACCCTACTTTCGAAGCTGAACGCAATTTTTTGTGGAATAGACTTAAGAGTCACAATCCCACTTTCGTAGAGAATATATTCCAAAATTCAATCGAAAAAGCGTTCTACAACAAGATCGACCTGAAGATTCTTCTCGGTCTTGGCGATGATTATCGAAAGGAATTGGTGTTGGAAGAACCGTCCTTTATGAGCGATCTTCGTTTCTCAATCTTTTACGAGACCATGCGTAATGTATTTGGTTCAGAATACAGCGATGTTGTGAAATGGATTAGCACCAACAAGATCGAAGTGGAAGTCGAAAATAGAATGGGAAAAGCAACCAGGAACTTCAAGTTTGGAAAGTGGCTTTCCGACAAGCTGGCGAACGAAGGAACAAGGGATAAATGGAATCAATATAAAGTTACTAATTCCAGATACAGAGACGAAAGTTTTGGAAAATTGTCCAATGAAACTATCATTTCTCAAATCATCGAGATGGGAAAAACAACAAAAAAGAATAACATTATCATTTCTTGCAATCCGCTCGACTACTTCTTCTCATCAGAAGAAGATTTTTGCGGTTGGTCTTCCTGTTTCAATTGGCAAGGAGAATATTGCAACGGCAATCTTTCCTATATGGAAGATAAGATGACTGCCATGATTTACGTTAAAGGAGAAGATTGTGATCTAAAAGAATATCCATTCTACAAATCAGCAAGGTTCTGGACTATGTTTCTCAAGAATGACAAGGATATTTATGATTGCATTTCCTTTGGGAGAAGGTATGGAAACTTCACTGATCTTCTGATGATCCAAACTTCCAACGAGATCACCAAAGCAATTAGTGAAAAACAAGGAATTTCAAATAAATGGCACGGCAAACAGAACTTCGACTGGGGGAATACTAATAAAATCAATGAAGCAAATTTTGCAGGGTATTTCGATTACGGAGTCCAACGTGTAACTATACATGAAAACCGAAGAGGTATTTCGGAATCCTTCAATAATTGCGTTCCAGAAGTAAGACTAACTGGTGCTACTTGCCTTATTTGTGGAAACATAACATCAAATGATGAAAAATTCTGCTGTCAAGATTGTGACAACTTCGTTGGTCATTGTGAGGAATGCGGAACTTTAATCGAAGATAACGATTGTTACCATCATACCGCCGAAGGGCTTATGTGTAAATCCTGCTTTGATAGTAATTACGTGGAATGTGAAGTCTGTGGTCAAAATATTAGAACAGAAGATGCACTTAAATCAGAAGATAACGGAAATTACTATTGCAATTATCATTACATTAGACTTCACAAACAATGTTCTGATTGTGGTAGAACACATCACATCGATAACATGCGTATCATAAATCATAAATATGTTTGTGGGTCTTGTTTGGTGAAATACAAACCGTGTTCTACTTGTGGTAAACTCGAACACGAAGATAACATCATAGAGAATGACAATGGAGAACCATATTGCGAAGACTGCTATAACAAACAATACACTTCCTGTGCTTGTTGCTTTAAGGAAATCAAAAAGGTAGACGGAATCAAGGTTGAAAATCATGAATTCCTTTGCCATGATTGCACCGCATGTCAGAAGTGCAACCAATACATCAAGAAGGAAGATGTAATTCAGCACGGAGATTATAGTTTGTGCCAGAAGTGTTCGCAATCAGTGAGCGAAATTCCCAATACGATGCTTAGGAATTAAGGAGAATATTATGGCACATTCAATATTAGACATTCTCAAAATGACGGACGAACAAGTGTTCGACTACATCATCGAGTCTTTGTTTGACAAGGACTACAAGATCTTCACAGACCAGGAGGAAGATAATTATATCCTTGCTATTCCAACTGATGCAGAAGGAGTGGTGGTAGAACCAAATAAAATCTGTTTGGTTGCTCACATCGACACCTGTATGAGGACAAGAAAAAACCAGAAGATTATTCAAAAGGGACATATAATCAAGAATAAGTCTGGCATTCTTGGAGCAGATGATCGAGCTGGAGTTTACGCAATCCTGGAATTATTGGAGTTGGAACAAGAGAAGCGACCAATCGTCGTCTTCACCAATTATGAGGAATCAGGAGGTCTTGGAGTCAATCGTCTTCTGGAAGATAAAGGACTTGATGACGTGATCGAGAAGATCAATCTGTTTGTCGAGTTAGACCGAAAAGGTGCAAATGAATATGTTTTCTATACCAATATTCTACCAAAGGATATTAAAACTTGGGTTGAGAAACATGGCTGGAAGGAGCATTACGGCTCATATTCTGATGTATCAGATATAACAGAGGAGTTAAAGATTCCTCATGTTAACCTCAGTGTTGGCTATTATTCCCAACATACCTCTGGCGAATACCTCAATATGAAAGTCCTTAAGGAGAACATTACCCTTTACAATGAACTTCTCAATGATTCAGAAGGTCTTCCTCGTATAATAATGACAAAGGAACAGATTACTGCTTACCAATGGAAGTCTGGATACTCTGGAAATTGGAGGGAAAAATATAAAGCAAGTTCTTTTGATTATGAATCACAAGATCAATGGGATACGGACGCACCTTTTGGATCGGACGAATGGTGGGAATACTACTACGAATATAATAAAAACATTCCTTATCCCGGTCCAAAATCAAGAGGTTTTGAAAATAGGGAATTTGAAGAGGAAGACCCTTCATACAACGATTGTCAAATGGAATTATGGGAGGAAAAACTAGCCTTTCAATCAGACCATTTCGAGGTTCATTGGCTGATGCTAATGAAAACAGTCAATTACTTCCGAACCGTTGATCGCCTTCTTTGGTTCAGAGAGTGCAAGGTCTTGTTCAAACAAGAGTCTAAACCGGAAGTTAAACCTGTCATTAAGAAGGAGGAATAAATGGTTGAAGTAATTGGTGCATTTTATGAATTACCTAATGGACAAATTGCAAAAACCATTGGATGGAATGGAAAAAAGAAAACAATATTATATTATTTCGATGATGGTCAAGGCTCTCATACCATTAATGAAGATGAGACCAAAGAATGGAAATACCTTAAATTGTATGATTTTCCAAATGCACGTGATCCAAAGTTGCCATATGTGTTTGATCTTCTTTGGGATATTAAATATACTTCCGATCTCGTTAGGGAATTAAACGGCCATTACGATGAAGAATCAATCAGGGAAGAAATGAAAAATTATAAAATTCAATTAGGTTAAGCTTCATATAGAAAGGTGGAATAAGTGAAACTAAATGTTGAAGAGTTGAAATTCCTTGACTTCACAATGGAGTTCTTAAAAAGGAGATGGGATTCAGACCAACGATCCTTAGAAATAATTAAAACCATTTCAGATAAAATCCAAAAGGAATTGGCACAACAAGATATGAATAAGAAATTGTTCGGAATCAAATCGGAGAGTAAATATAGCTTCTTCAAAGACTTGAAAGGATAAATTATGCCAATTGTAGAAATGGTTCTTGCTTCCATCGCTGGCGGAGTTATTGGTTGGTTTATTGGAGAAGCTATCTGGCTTGTTTTAGTAACCGTCTTTAAATTTTGAGAGGAGAATAAAATGAGTGGAGAAATTATAAATAAAGTTTTGCCTTGTGGAAATAAAGTCGTTAGCAATGATGGGAAGTTTTGGATATCTTCTTGTTTCGATTTACCTTGCGCAGAATGTGATATGGAAAACTATAACAAATGTAAACGCGACTTTCAAGTTATTGAATAAAAGGAGGAGAATAATACATTATATTTGTTTGACTAGAACCAGATAAATAAAGGAGAATAATAATGATTAAACTGTGTTATCAAATTGTTTGGAATGTCATTTACAACAAAGACCATTCGATGCTCATGAATCTCACAAGCCAGGAATTGGTTAAGGAGATGGTGACCTATTTACAAGACATCGACCAGAAGCTTTCAATTCAAGAATATGCAATTGAACAAATGTTTAGAAGAGGTTGCATCCAATGTGTCATTGCAAAATTTTGTTTGCATTCCCTAAACGTTGAGAAGAAGGAGATTTGATGATGAGTAAACCAGATGTTAAAATTTATAAAGTATTAGATTTTTATAATGTAATGTCTTACATTCGAGAAGAATTTGGCATCGAGTTTTATAATGAATTTGATAATTGGTTTTATTCTAGGCATAATGTTAACAATGATTCTATGATAAACATTTATGTTGATGATATCAACAACGAGTTTCACAAATTTCTAAAAGAAACATTTCCGGAAGCTTTAAACGGAACACACAATGATATTATCCGCTTCTGGGTTTCGTGGTAAAGGAGAATAAAGATGGATGAAGAAGATTTGAAAAATTTGGAAAGCTGGTTATCTTATGAAGTGGAACAAAATCTTGATAGGTATATGGGAAAGGTTTTAGACCTAATCATAGACTATCGAGAAATTACAAAAGATAGAGATGAATGGGAGAAAATGTATAACAAGTTAAAAGACAATATTCCAGAACGTTGTACTGGTTGTGATGAGAAGGGATGTTGAATATGGCCCCTGGGCCACAAATATCTAGGGAATAGAATATTCCCCCCTATGGGTGAAATATCCTTGGGGCGAACGCACTATAATCCTGGAATTTAATATCTACTTCTAATGGAGGCCGTATTTTACGGTCTCTTTTTTGCTTGGGACTATACTGATCGGTATATTACAGTCTTAGGATTTGAAAAGTGGACCCATATTTCAAATTATTGAGCGTGTTTTTAAATAAAGAAGAAAAAGAGAGAAGATAATATTTAGTCAAATGATTGAAGAACGGAAGAAAAAGAGAAGAGAAATAAACATTAAGCGTTAATAACAACATATATTTGAGGTGTGTTGGAGGAATGAGAAGATTGAATGAAAATTTTGTTGAGTATTATAAAGAAATGAAAGAATTTTGTATGTTATTTTGTAAGATATATAAGAAAAGAAGAAAAATTGAAAGATAAATATGTCCGATATGTTTTATTTTGGTTCTGCAAAAGAACTTCCTTCCATCGATTTATGGAATAGAACAAGACAAAAAAAATACACTTAGACTCTTTTTACAAGAATTTAAGCGTTATAGTTATTTTATATTATTATTCCCATATATTGATCTGTCTTATGGTCTCCTGCATGGGACTAGTCTCTTAACAATTCTTAATGTTAAGTTTTGTAAAGCTTCATTCATCGTTACAAACTACCCTCCATAGGACTATTCCCATTAGTTTTAAGGCGTGAATCGCTCAGGTCAAACTTGACCTAAAAATGTTTTTATCGGCCTTAAATCATTTCTGACAAAACATTCAATATAAGGAAAAAACCGATGTTTTCGTTTTGAAGGATCGAGCGACAAGCATGGCGGAGTCCGATGGAGTTGTATATAAGCGAGGCGAAGTCTCTTTTTTTCCTGAAGTCGAGTAAACAAGTCGAGAGTCCAGGACTCTGCTATGTACCATAGTAAAGCTGGAAAAATTGATCTAATTTTGTTTTCTAAAACCCCTTGACAGGAGAAACGATCGGAGTTAATCTTGTTTCAAGTTCAAAGGGACATTGACAATTTGAGGGAAAACAAGCGTAACGGCGAAAGCCAACAAAACGCCATGCTATTATGTTATAGCCGTTTTCTCACTCATACCATAGCGCTCCAAGTGAGCGCGGAAAAGGACTATCTAATGGCTAAAGCAAATGACAACACCACCACCAAGCAAGCTCAACTCCAAGCCGCTATCGACAACGAAGCGATGATCAAGGCGGCCACTCAAGAGCCTAATGAGGCTCAGCAGGAAACGGAAAAGATCATGGCTGTCATCGCCAATCCGATCGAGTTGTTGCGCAACAAGAAAAAAGTGGCTTTGCAGGCGGAAATTGACGAATTGAAGGCTTTGATGGTCGATCCTGAAGCGATCGATCAAGCAAGGGAAGACCTCGAATTGGCCGAGTCCAACTATAACACCGCCAAACAAGCCTACGATGCCCTCAAGGCCTCCAACCGTGACGCTGAAGTATATTTGAATCAGTTGACGGCCGACATGGGCAAGCTCAATGCTCCCATCTCAGTTCAAAGCGCACCCACTGGCTCCCGTCAAAGGACGGATAGCACTCAACTCCTCTCCAAGCTTCCCTCCACGTTCAAGCGTGGCGACATGAAGCAAGCGCTTGCCAACGTCAAAGGATGTGACGTGGACATGGTGAGTGATAACAGCGTTTCCGGCATGATCTACAAATTGGCGCATGGTGAGCGCCCGGTAATCCAACCCACCAACAACTCCGGCGAATACTCCAAGGTTTAACGCAAGGGACTCCCGAATGGGAGTCCTTTTTTTAACTATATATCCTCACAGACTCCTCACAGAAGTTATACGCTTCCTTTGTGTTTAAAGTCCGATTCGGGAGTCTTTTTTTTCTGTTTTTCTTGCTTAACATATATTGACAACAGACTATGAACCTGCTATTGTGTAGGAGTGGACGCAAGGGAAAGGAGAAACGCAATGACAATTAAGGAATTTAAAGCTTTGATGGTCAAGACGGCAGCCGAAAACAAAAACAATAAAATAATATTTAAAGCGTGTTTCGGGGCGTTAGAGTCCATTAATTTCGAGGTTGACTGGCTGGACGTAATTGAACAGTACAAAGGGAAGGGAGGCTAACGCCTCCTTTTTTTTGCCTATATGTCAATTGACGGGTATATCATGGCACCTTCCATACAATCGCTTTAAACACCTCTCACAGCCTCAGGAAGGCCCCTTACATATGGCCATGCTACAATCTATCATCCGACCAGGAGAGGCACCTTTACGACTCAACCAGGGTGCTTCTGCAACACGAGTCCAAAATAGGCCCCCTGTCGCAAAAATTTCGGGAGTCTGCATGTGGGTGGGGGCTGGATGGGTGACAATATATTAGTAGTATTTAACCGTTTGTCGGAATCGCTGACCGGATTAAAACAAAGTAATTTCGACTAAGGCAATAAATTTTAGATCAAAAAATTTACCACTCAATCTTGTTTGTTCTGTTTTTATGTAATTTAATTTCTTCATTCTCCTAATATATCCTGCAATCTGGTTAAATGTATATTCTTCTTTGTTATAATTAAATTCTAAAAGTATATCTCTATAACTTTTTGGGTCTTCATTCTTTATAATTTGTAAAATTTTAACATATTTTCTGTTATAAGCATTATTTTTTAAAGAAATTTTTTGCATATTTGTCTCCTTTATACCGTTAACCACAAACGTTGACCGTAATCGTTTGTCACTTTTTATTTTATATATCACGTCTCCTAATATAACAAATTAGAACTCTACATCTCCTATTTGATGTATTAGATTCATTTAAACATTTTCAGAAATTGTATAAGGTGTATTTGTACGTCTCCTGTTACAACTTAACCTTACAAAAAGAAGCCCCCTTTATGGAGGCTTCATCATATCTAAATGAATAAAACTTTTCGGGCAAAGCATATAAACTTCTGGTTTATTTAACTCCAAGAACTCTACGACTATATCTACTTCTATATATGCCTCTGGAAACAACTGCTGATCTTCCCATATTATAGGCACATAAGGTTCTATGCCAATCTCCATTGAAGAACAAATTAAGTCTCTTAAGCAATCGAGCGCCAGCGTTAATATTGTCTTGAGGGTTATTCCACTTCTCTCCTTTATAGAAGTGATCTAATTTAACTTGCATCAATCCATATGCTTGACCAGAAACAACTGTTCTCCTAAAGCTTGATTCATACAAAATAACTCTTTTAATTATCTTCTCTGGTACTTTATATCTCACTGAAGCAGAATATATCTCTTTATTGTATCTGTCTCTTATATCTCCTGCATACACCTTTTCGGGTAAACAAATATTAAATAGTAAAACAATTAATAATATATATCTTAGAATGATTATCTCCTTATTCTCTGGTATATCCGTTAAAAATAAAATAAACTCCTAACTATTATCTAGTTAAGAGTCTTATAAATCCCATATATCTCGTATAGTCTTCTTTTATAGTCTCCTACGTGAGTAGGATAACCAGGAAGGTTAAACTGAACTATCCCGTTGTCCCTCGTCTCTTTCTTTCATCCTTTGATGGTTTCACGAGGTTTTTTGGAACACCCGTTTATAAACATCAGAAAATGCCGAATAGTATTTTGGCACTATTCAGAAAGAGCGAGGAACAGCGGATGAAGTTGTACACCTCCACTTGATAGTTCAGATAACCTCTGGTTTTTGTTTGTTCCCAGTATAGGCCGATCTTCACTAGGTACTTGTCGTTGCCCCTGTCCCTACAGCCCAACGTGTTGAATTCTATTTCAACATTAAACTTGTACCATGTATTATTTTACATCTCTTTTGCTAATTCATCACATCTCTCATTGTATTGGTTTCCAGAATGTCCTCTTACATATTGCCATGTAATATCCAAACCTTGAGTCTTCTGGTCTAACTCAATCCAAAGGTCTATATTTTTATATTTGGAGTTAGAATCGAATTGACCAATCCTCTTCCAGTTATGAATCCATTTTGTTATACCACTGATTACATACATGGAATCTGTATGAATCGTTATAGGGATTGTTTTTATATCTAATTTGTTCATTACCAAGATTGCTGCTTTTAATTCTTCCCTATTATTTGTTGTATATGCAGATCGTTCACCTTTAAATTCTCTTTTTTGAATTGTAAAGTGTTCGTTTCTAAGTAATAATATTGCAGAATGATTTCCTGAACCGGGATTTCCCAAACATGATCCATCACAATATGCTTCTATTTTAAAACTCAAATTTCCCCCTAATAAAAAGGCCAGATTTCTCTGGCCAATAAATTTACTTGCTCTGGAATAACATACAATGGCATTGTCCGTTAAACTGTATATTATCTTCTGAATCTTTACAAGGGCAAATATATTGTCTTCTACTAACCTCTGGAACTAAATCAATAACAATGCATGGACAATAAGCTCGCTTGTATATTTTCTCGTTGTGTGCAAGTCCTTCAACGATTGTGTCATATACTTCTTCGTTTACTGTATATCCTTTTATTTCGGCATACTTCTTTATATTAAGCATTTTACCTCTTCATATTATAATTCAATTCTGAGTCTTCATACCAGCAGAGTGTATTATCTCCGAAGATCAACAAGTAAGGTAAGTTATTATTATCACGAAAATCTACTCTGTGAACAATTCCAACTCTTCCAACATTATTATCCTTTTGGTTGATAACGACAACTTCATCATCTAATCGAAACATCTTTGTTTCCTCCTATTTACTTCAACTCCACTATATAATCCCGGAGATTATTTAAGTCCCAATAAAGATCTTTGTTTCCGATTCTCGTTTCAATGATGTAACTGCAAGTATCTAATTCTGTATCAATATCATAACAATGGATTCCACAATAATTTATATCTCCGTAAGTGAACACGATTAAGAAAGAATCTTCTGCTTCTCTAACGTATTCAATATTCACTTGTTTCATCTCTGTTAGTTGCGAGAACACGTTAGCCATTTCGCCAAAATCACAATGTTTGATCACACCAAATAAATTTGAGCAATCCATCTTTAAGTTTCTCCCTTCATCACTTCCAATACTTTTCTAGCAATTTCATCTTTTTCTTTTCTCTCTTCAATTTCTTGAAGTCTAATAACTTCTTTAATATGATTTCTTAATTGAACGCATTCTAACCAATCTAATTTAATTTCATAAAATCCAAAATCCCAACCATTTTTTTTATCATATTTATTAAACGTAATCGTTCTAAAAAATAAATTAATATTAACCCTAGCTGAAAGTGTTGGAAGATATTCGTCATCTGAATTTATAACATAAAATGTTCCGTGGTCTTGTATATATTTCATTGAATAAAGTAATTTAAGATATTGATCTCTCATATTTAATTATCTCCTTAGTAATAATATGTTGCTATTTCTTTGAGTTTTACTTTGTTACACAAAAACTCATTTAGAAGGCTTTCTACATTTGTAAAAGGTTTATCAAGTCTATAAACAAACCATCCAATTTTTGCAACATATTTTTCATCTACATCTGGAACATGTCCAATAAGTTGAATCAACTTTTTATTGATGCTTTTTGAATCGCATCCGACGTTAACCTCGTAACTGTCAAATGGATCTCCATCTTGTACAAACATTTCTTCGCGAAGTCTTTTGGTTTTATAAACAATTATCTTCATATACCCTCCTATACATCAATTAAATTATCAAACTCTTTCGTAAGTCTATTTGGCGATCCACCATCTTCTATTACACGCAAACATCTCCTTAAAGAATCAACATCAGAACCAGTATCATTGTCTATAAAAACTTTTATTGCTGCTGCTCTGTAAATCAATTGTGCTGGATATTGGCTACAATAATTTCTACTAAATCCAAGAAATTCAAACATCTCTTTTTCTTTTTCAGAGTAATCGTATTTCCTTCCGTTCATATTGTTTTCCTTTCATTTAACGTTTGTCTAAAATTCAATAACGGCCTTATATATATCTTTAGGTACAAAGTGACGTGTAGATTGTATAGCGCCTTTATGAATTACTGTCTAATAAATTCAAGATAATCATTCCAAACGTTTAAAACATATACTTGCTTTTGTACAGCATAATTTACTGCGTTATATGTTCCTCCACCTATATCGCCATTCCATAAAGCCAAAAGGGTATCTCCTTCACCAACAAGTTCATCAACCATCCAGACATTTCGTTTCATCATCTTCCATGGATCATATCCAGGCCCACAAACATAATAAACCTCTTTTGATTCAGATAAAAGTTTTCTATATAATATCCTTGTTTTTTCTGGCCATACAGATTCTTGTCCTTTAAACGGAACCGCTGCAATAAATGGAATTTCCAAACAAATTGCTGCATCTGCAAGAGCCATGTCCCAACCAAGAGCCATACCAGAGATTACTTCCGCTGGCTTTAATTTAGATAAAATACTTTGTGCAAAACAAATTAACTTATCATATTCTTCTGTCTCTGGATACGCGTTGTTCAATTTGTTTGGTCTGTGACCTGTTCCTGCTAAAATCATTTGCCAAGTACCTCAACAATAAGTTTTTTGAATTTAATTCGAATATATTCTCCTTGTTGTAACTCTGCATATAAATCATTTCCTGCCATTCCATATTTTTTTACATTATAAATCGTGCTAACTGAATTAGATGTTACATTTAACCTATATTTTCCCTTTTCACACATATCAGAATTTTGTTCGGCCACGCTACACCCAAGCGAAAACAAGAACATTGCACCAATAATTAATCTTTTCATATTTACCATCCTTTGCATTGAAGTGTATAAATCCCGACTTTATTTAGTTCTTCAATATTTCTCTGGTTGTCATCAATCATAACTGTCACACCGTAGTCCAGACAAACTTGAGCCTTCCATTTTGCCAACTTTAAGGAAAATTTTTCATCGTCAAGTTGTTTTAACTTTCCACTATCTCTCAATTCATCAATATAATTGCTTCTTTCTGCCATAGATTTGAATAGTTGAGTTCCCCAATCTTCGTAGAAATGGCACGTTTTTTCGTCAATTCTTGCAAAAAGATGAGGAAAAGTGCACATTTGAAGCAAATCATAGCAAGAATGGTCAATTTCGAGACTTTCTAGGTATTTAATGGTAATTAGTGTTTCAGAAACGGGTCTTGCGGTAATAACATTGACATAACCAATATCCATGTAAGATTTCATCATGTGTTTATAAAATTTCGGATTACGGTCGATTGTACCATCCAAATCAATACCAAGAACAAATATTTTCTCTTTATCCATTAATCTCTCCTGCCATATTGAATAAGTTTAAGAAATTGATTTAACCCCATTTCAAACTTCTCGTTATCCTTCTCACTATATAAAATAACCGAGTTCGTTTCTTTTTCATATGAAAACACATGACAGTTTCCGTATATATTATGTTCGTCGTCGTCCTTAAATGAAACACTCATTCCTGGTGTTGGAAAATAAAGAATATTACTCAATTTTTCTCCTTTTAAAATAATTGTAAACAATTTTGGAAAGGATTTTTTATGTATCCAAGAAAAACATCTGATTTGGTAAAAACATATTCGCTTGATTCTAGAATCAGATTAGAAACCGGATTAAATTCTGGTTCACTTCACCTTTACTTTCTTATCAAGAAATATCAATATACTTACAATATCTCTTTGCGTCAATATTCTAAATTAATGGGAATATCATTAAGGGCTGTCGTGAGATTGATAAGACCACTTTATGCTTTGGGTTACATCGAAGCAGAGTGTAAAGATCTTCAAACTTCCGGCAAACCAAATGTTATTAGCATTGTAAAGAATATTAGCCTTTCCGATTACGATGAAGATGGAAATTAATTTCTTCGCTTTTCAATTAGATATTTAATGAAGTTAGTATATTCTGGTTGGAAACTAAGTTTGTACCAAGTTAACTCACAATCTTCGACAACATCCAAAATTGCCATATCTTCGTATTCAGACTTTTTATGCATTTTGACGTACACTTTACTAGAAAATTCTTTCAAAAGTTGCATAAGGAAAAGTTTTTCATAGTCATTGCGGATTTCAACATAGTCTGTTAGATCGTTCATAATTCATTTCCTTTCTATATTTGTACTACATTTAATTTTCAAGGTTCTATTTAAAGTAAAATAATATTAGATAGAATTTATTTTTGCAAAAAACTCATCAAATGTTATGGAGAGATAAATGACAAATGAGCCATTTAAGTTAACCATCCCGATTACACGAGCGTATAAAAAAGATGGCAAGATGATGATTGACGGGGTTGCCTCTTCAACCGCTCTTGATACCTATGATACCATATTTGCGCGTAGTTGTCAAGAGAATTTTAGTATTCTTATCAACGAGTCAAGTGAATCAGATGACCCTATTCAACTAGAAGCCGAGCATAAAGGCGACGAAGAGCCGATGAATATCCTTGGCCCTATTCAAAGTGCATGCGTAACTCCAGATGATGAATTATTTATTGTTGGCCGCTTAGATGAAAAGAACCCTAAAGCGGTGTTTTACTATGATTTGTTAACAAATCCAGATCCAAAACTTGGTAGACCTAGAATGCTTGGCCTATCAATTAATGGTGTTGTCGAAGAGGCTCACTGGGAGTATCGTGAAGATTTACAAAGAAACATTCGAGTCTTCGATAAAGTCAAATTGCTTAAAGTTGGTATTGTACGTTATCCAAGTAATCCAAATACATATTTGGAAAAAATGATTAGAAGCGTTGATTGGGACGCAATTGAGAAAAAGGAGATCGAGTTAATGTCTGATAATATCGAAACTGCTGTTGTGGAGGAAACTGTTGATGTTGAAATTCGTTCTGATGAAGTTGTCTCCGATTCAACCGATTCAACCGTTACAGAAACCGAAACCAGTGAAGAAGTAGAACGTGCTTGTAATTGTGATCCCGAAAAAGATTGTACCTGTAATAAAGAAGAAGTTATTGAAGAAGAACGTGCAATGGATACCAGCGATGTTGCAGTTCAAACAGAAGATGTTGAAGAAACTTGTGATGAACAACGATCTGAAGAAGTTGTAGAGACAGTTGAAGAAGAAGTTGTTCGTGAAGATAATATCGAAAAAATGGCTGAAATTATGGCAAAGATGATTTGTGAACTTAAAGACGAACTTACTCGCTCAATTGACGAACTCAAATCTAAAGTGGAAATTATTGAATCTGAAAAATCAGAATTGGTTGAGAGAGTTGCTGTTCTGGAAACCGAAAAGGTTGAATTAGTAACAAGAATGGCTGTTATGGAAAAAACTCCCACAACTTCTCCTGGCGCTCAATTGGTTGGAAATGTTGTTCGTGCAGAAAAAAGACCTGCTAAGGGTTCACAAGCAGAATATGAATTACTTCTTCGCGAAGCAGAGGCTAAAGGCGATAAAGAAACAGTTAAGAAATTAATGATTCTTAATCTATTTAAAACCACCTAGATTGTTGTTATGAGCGGACTTTATGTCCGCTCTTTTTGATGTAAAATAATAGTATGACTATGGATAGGATGGAGTAATTAACCGTCCGACAAGAGCCTCCCTACTCTTCCATCTGTCTTTTTTTTATAGGGATTTTTGAAAGACATGGGGAGACAAATATGCCTATTAAATTTACTACCGAATATTTTAAAAATTTTGTTGAAAATAAATATCCGGGATATAGCATTATTGACGAATATAAAGGTGTTATTACAGAGATTAATTTTATCCACAACGAGTGTGGAACAATTTTTCTTAAAAAACCTCATAGTGCGATCAACAGAAATTGTTTTTGTCCTGTATGTTGTAAAAACACTATATTTGAAAAAGATTTATTTACAAAATGGCTTAAAAAAAATAGACCTGATTTTGAGTTTATATCTGAATATACTGATAAAATTCGTAGAGTTGTTTTAAAACATAATTGCGGAAATTTACTAGATGTTAGTTATGGCTCATTTAGAAGCGGAAAGGGTTGTCCAAAATGTAACGGTGGTGTTAGAAAAACTCACGAAGAATTTACAAAATGGATGCATGAAAATAGAAGCGATTATAAGGTTGTTGGTGTTTATAAAAACTCATCAACAAAAATTGAAGTCGTTCATGAACAATGTAAAAAATCTTGGTTTGTTTTGCCAGGGGATTTAATTCAATTTGTAAATTGTCCTCATTGTCACATAAGTAAAGGCGAACAAGAAGTAGAAAAATATTTAATTAAAAATAATATAAAATATGAGAGAGAATTTAAATTCAAAGATTGTAAAAACATAAAAGAATTAAAATTTGATTTTTTGGTAAAATATAACGATGAAAATATTTTAATAGAATATCAGGGAATTCAACATTATGAACCAGTAAAACTTTTTGGTGGAATTAAAAAATTTGAAGCAAGTAAAAAAAGAGATTTAATAAAAAAAGAATATTGCGAACAAAATAATATAAAATTGATTTGTATAAAATATAACGAATGTATTAGTAATAAATTAAATAAAGAATTTAATTAAAATAATATACGTGTTAATCTTTTATTGAATTTCCACTTGAAAAAGTTTTGCGATTCAATGTAAGCATAAATTAACATGAGATATGTAGTAGAAGTTTATTATTATTTTTTCTTACGAAAGGAAAAAACAAATGTCTGATAAGTACGAACTAATTTTAAGAGCGCTCAACACAAGCGCAACAGCTTTACAACCTGAAGATCTTTCCAGATTAATGGAACTTATTACTCCCCGTGATGTTCCAATGTTTTCTCGCCTTGCTCGTTCCAAAGCAACCGGCCTTCTTCACGAGTGGGTAGAATCTTCATTAACAGCATCTTTCACCGCTGGTGCATATGCTGATGGTGGAATCCCTGCTGGTCATGATAACACCCACGTTCGTAAAGACAACAAGGTTATGTCTGTTGGTCGTATCGCTTCTGCTACCAACCTAATGCGTGCAGTTGACACCATCGGTGCTTCTGATGCATTGGCTCTTGAACTAGAAGAAAAAATGGTTGACATTATGCGCGTTATTGAATATTACATCTTCAATGGCGACCGCGACAACACAAGCCCCCAAGAGATGGACGGCCTTCTAAACATTATCACAACTGGTAATGGCGCTACAGAAATTGATGGCGTTTCTGGTTATCTAACTGAGGCCGTACTTCAGTCTGCTCTAGTTGGTTGTTATAACAATGGTGGTTCCCCTAACATCATCGTTGCTCGTCCAGAAGTTGCTCAACGTATTGCCAATTTCACAGACGATAAGATTCGTTTCAACGGTGCTGGTGGTGGTGCTGGTGGTGTTGGAGCCGAAGGTCTTCGTTACCTTAACCCATTTGGCCCTTCCCTAGATGTTATTCCTGTTCGTAGTTCTTTCCTACCTTCCGGTAATGTTCTAGTCCTAGACTCAAGCAAGATTAAGTTGGCCTTCCTTTCTAACCTAATCGAAATCCTTCCTCTTGCTATTACCACAGACGCCGAGAGCAAACTACTTAAGGCTTATCTAACTCTAGAATGTCGCGCAGTTGCTCATCACGCTCTTATCAAGAACGTTGCTGATTAAGACTAGATTAAACTTTGAAGCCCCTCGAAAGAGGGGCTTCTTTTTTTGTTTGTAAAGTAATTTGTGAGTTTAACTTAAAATAAAAAGGAGTAAAAATGTACATTACTTACGAAGAATTTATTAATTCTCCTTATGGTGCAGAATATAATCCTGTATCTGGGTCTATTTTTGAAACAAGTGGAAATGTTGTAGACTTTCTTGAAAGTGTTTCTTCTATTATTGATTTATATTGTGGAAGAACTTTTGACATTGTTTTATATGAAGAAACTAAATATGGATTAAGTGGAAAATCAATTTTCTTAGACAATATTCCTGTAACTGGAATTGTTTCTATTGAATGGTCAACTGGATTTGGCTCTTCTGGTGTGGTTTCACCCACTTCATATTTATTGCTTAAACCAGAAGGTAGAATCATTTCTCAATTAAGTTTAAAGCAAGATTTTCTATATACAATCAAATATCACGCCGGATTTTCTGTAATTCCAGATCCAATTAGATACGCAACATTGGTTCTTGCAAAAACACTTACTCAATCTCTTGAATCTGGATCTCTTGGAATTCCTGATGGTGGAACACTTACATCATTCAAGTTTGGTAAGTTTGCAGAAGAGTATGCAAACTCTCAACAAAAATATACAGATTACGCCGAGGCGATACCGCCAACTGTCTGCGCCATCCTTAAAAAATATAGATATATGAAGGCATAATTATGAATCCATATTCGTTAAGATCAAAACTACACAAAAGAGTAATGGAAAATCTTGGTATTGCCACAAAAATTCTTAGAGCAAAAGAAGTTGCAAAAGATTTATATGGCGAACCAATTGAAACTCCATGGCCTTTTGATGAATATATTTTAAAGATTGTTATTGATTCTGAAAAAATTGATCAAAAAAATTCATCAGTTGGTTCTGGCGCAGATCCCAAAAAAGAATATATTTATTTTTATTGCGATGGTGATTTTGATATTCGTGTTGGTGATAAATTAGTTTATCCTGCAAATTCTACAAGTCAATGGTTTGTTGATTTCATTGAACCTGTTGTACTTCGTGGAGTTCCTATTATTTGTGAAGTCAAGGCATATAAAGATGATCGATATTAAAGTAATTCCAAAAACGAGTAATAAAGATTTGCCTCATTTTATTCTTTTACTAAAAGACATTGATTTAAATATGCCAAGAATTGTTAAACTAGTTCTTCGTGAGATCGCAAGAGCTTCTGTTAGAAAAGCACAATCTTATATTCGCGGAACAAGAAAACCAAAACCTTTCTCTGGTGGCCCAGGAGGTTCTATACCTTGGACTCCATTATATAATATTGGCCCCAAAATGGGTGAATCAACAATGTTATGGAACAAAACTTCTCGTAAATCCAAAACAGGTAGTTCTCATCCATTATCTGATGAAGGTGGTTTGGAAAAGTCATTAAAGTTTTGGGATTTAAAATATGGGACTCATAGTGCGTCTGTAAAAGTTGGTATTTTGGATTCACATTATGCAAAAGTCGGCCTTAAGCAGGAATATGGTGGATCTAACCCATTAAAAGGACATAAAAGAATTCCTTCAAGACCTTTTCTTTTTCCAGCAATTATGGATGTTAAAAACGATCCAAGATTGAAATCAAAAATAAAAAATAGAATTACTAGAATGTTAGAGGCATCAAGACAAACTGGTGCTATAAAAATATCAGAAGATATGTTTGAAGGTATAGGTGAAGAATAAATGAGACATATAGAGGATTTAATCCTGCAAACGTTGGTTAAAATTATTTCGGATGAAGTTAGCATTTCTAGTGGAAATATGTGGCTTCTTAACCCATCATCTGAATTTGTCAATTCACAAGAAGGCCCGAATAGTGTTTCTAAAGTTTCATATCCTGTTATCGGAATCCATTATATGTCAGATGTTGTTTACAAATATAACAACTATGGCGAGAATAAATATATTTACGATTCATCTGGAAATGTTACTGAGTACTCTCCGCTTGGTGAAGTTAAAATGCCTTTGGGTATTTCGTTATACGCAAAATCAAGAAAAGATATGAGAGAATATGGGGACAAACTATATTCATTCCTTTTAAAAAATAAATTTATCGGTTTACAAAATGATTGTGTTACTGGTGAATATTTTGCTTTAAAATTTTTGACAAAGAAAGATACTTATGAGGAAATGCCATATCAAGAAATTTATATTATTGAATGTGCATCAAGAATTTTTAAAGAGACATTTGCACCTAGAATTGATGAGATTGTGGTTACTATTGATACTGATATAGTTGACGGAGTATCTTGTACAAACGGCCCTGCATACATAAATCCAGACGCAGAGATATTCGAACCAGGAACTATGTTGTTATATGACGAAACAGCCGGAGTTTATTATATTTTAGACTTTTTTAGAGATGGAGAAGCAACCTATATAGCTTCTGGTGCAAATTCGATGTAAAATAATATATGATGTTTTTTGTAAAATAAAGTAAGACCTTTTTTCTTGAGAGAGGAAACAAAATGTTTGTAAACAGTTTCAATTCCATGATTACCCCAAACGTATTCCTTCGTGAAGCCGCTCCCGCTGCCGCAATTAGAGGTAGTGGTATCGGAACTATTGGTGTTGTTGTTCAGTCTATTCGCGGTCTTGTTGGCGTACCTACCGTTGTTTCCGATCTTTCAGACTATACCCGCAAGTTCGGTGACTATGATGTAGCAATCAAAGACGATTTTATGTATGTTTACAATATGCTAAAGCAAGGCGCTGATAGTTTGATGGTAGTTCGCGCTGTAGACGGAACTGCTGTTGTTGCATCTGGAACAGTTCAAGGAACTACATTCACACTGAAATCTGGCGGTACTTGGGGCAATGCCGTAACACTTACAATTGCTGCTTCTACCGTTTCAGGTTATGTCGATCTTTCATTCAAATATGGCGCTAAAGAACAATATGACTACAAGCAAGTGCAATTCACTTCTACTACTGGAACTCGTTATTTCAAAGATGTTATCGAAGCTGCACCAGATGATTTCGTAAACGTTTTGGTCGCTGGAACAGTAAATCCTTCTGGTCAAGTTGTTTCCTTCGCTGGTGGAACAAACGGTACAACTGTTGGTTCTGCTGCTGCTGATAGCATCTATGTTGGTACAAATGCATCTGGTGGACTAACTGGTTTGGTTGCTTTTGAAGCAGAAGATTCAGTCAACTTTGTTTGTTCTGCTCGTAACACTGATACCGTTAACGCAGCCCTTCTTGCTCACGTTGCAATTGCCGGAGTAACACCTAGAATGGCAATCGTTTCACCTGCATCTGGAAAGACTGTTTCTGAGATGGTAACTCTTATGGCAACCTACAATCAAGACCAAGTTATCATGACTTACCCTTGGTTGCAAGTTGTTAATCCTTACAACAACAAGAAAGAATATCACGCCCCTAGTTCTTTCTATGCCGGTCTTCTTTCAACACTATCTTATGAACAATCTCCTTCACGCAAACAAATCCTTGGAGTTATTGGTAGCGAGCGTTCATTAACTAATGCAGAAGTTGACACACTAACTTCTAACCGCGTTTCACCAATCACTCTTATCTCTGGTCAAGGTTTTGTAGTTCGTAATGGCTATAACACTTCCTCAAATCCTGCACGTCAAAATATTACTCGTCGTCGTGCAGTAAACTTCTTTGCAACAGCATTTGAAGCTGGTTCACAACAATTCGTTTCTCGCCCACACACAGAAGCACTTCGTAACGATATTAAACGTGCTTTTGGTTCATTAATTGAGAATGAACTTGCTGTTGGTAAGATTGGCAATGTTAATGGTGGAAAAGTTTATGCCGTTAAGTGCGATTCCCAAAACAATCCTAATGAAGTAGTTCGCGCTAATCGTTGTATGGTAGATATTCAAATTAGTTTACTTGCACCAGCGGACTTCATCGCAGTTACTCTTGACGCAAGTGAAGCCAAAGTAGTTGACACTCAATAAACTTAAATAATTGTTGACAGGTTGCGGGGGTTATTCCCCGCAACAAAATCTTATTAAAAGAGGTGTGTAAATGGGAAAAGCGAGAGTTTGCGGTAGCAACGCAAAAATTTATGTTTATGATGAAAAGCAAGGCGAAATTCTTATTGGTGAAGTTGATAAATTTAGCGCAAAAGACGCAAGTGATCTTAAAAAATATCGTTCACTCGGAACTGCTAAAATTGGTTCTCAAGCAATTTTTGGTGGTTGGGAAATTTCTTGTGATGGTGGTAAAGTCGATTGGAAGCTTGCTCAACTTATTCATGCTCAGGATGAAAGAATTGCCAATAGCGACTGTTCTGCACAGTTTTTCGTGATTCAGACTGTTGATTATTTTGACGGCATCCAAGATGCTTATAGATACGATGAAGTAACATTCCATGGTTACGAACTAGATTCCCCTATCGAAGAAATGACAGAAAAATTTAATGGTTTTAGTGGCGTTAATCGTGTTCAACTTACTGCTGCCGACGAAAGTTATAAAGAAGCAATTAAAACCAAATATAGTTCACTCGTTGACTATTTAATCAATAAGAAAGCGTAAGGAGTGATACAAAATGGGAACACCTAAACCAAGAGTTTTAGGCTCAAGAGCCACAATCAAAATTGGTGAAATTAAAATTGGTGAAATCGAAAAGTTTGGTGCAAAAAATCTCAATGAGTTAAAAAAATCTCAACCACTTGGAGATAAGACTGTTACCTCTCAAGTAATTTTCAAAGGTTGGGATCTTAACTTTGAAGGTGGAAAAGTTGATTGGGATCTAGCCCAAATGATTCATCTTCAAGACAAACAAATTACCTCTGGTGGACGTTCACCTTTGTTCGAAGTAACCCAAGAGATTCTTTATTATAACAAAACAATTGAATGTTGGACTTATCCAGAAGTTAGCATTCACGGTTACGAAGTCAATATTCCAATGGAAGAAATCACAGAAAAGTTTGATGGTTTCTGTGGAAAACCAAGAGTTGCTTCTTCTGTTGACACTACAACTGTTGATAGCAAAACTTCAATTGCAAGATATTTAAAAGATAATTCAAAGGATTATACAGTATTATAAGGATGAAATAAATGGGAAAAGCCAGAATTCATGGCACAAATGTTCATCTTTACTTTATGCCGCAAGTTCCGCTTGCGGCTTTTGAACTAGGTGAAGTGGATGACTTTAAAGCCAAATCAAGAACGAAAATTATTCACTCAAGACCAATTGGAAGTGTTATAGAAGGTGCTACATTACAATATGGTGGTTGGGATTTAACTTTTGAAATGGGTAAAGTTGATTGGAAACTTTGTCATATGTATTATCTTCAAGATTTAGAATTAAGAGGAAATATTGTTCCTCCCAAGTATTCGATATTTGAAGAAATTCAACATTATGATGGAAGTATTGAACAATTTATATATCGAGATGTTACATTGTTTAATCTTGATATTAGTAGACCATCTCAAGAATCAAAAGAAACGATTCAAGGATTTTCTCCAATTCGTGAAATTGGGCCATTATCTATTCCTAACCTTGTTGGGATTGATGAACTAAAAATGGAAGCTTATTTTGCTGCCAAACTTGCTTTAGATGCAAACGGTGGCGCTTTAAACGTTGTAAAAAATACTACTGGAAGTATTGGAAAATGGATTTCGGGTGGTCAATAATGGGATTTTTAGATAATTTAAAAAACAATCTAATCAATGAAGTATTGTCTTCACCAAAACCAAGGGTATTATCTTCAAATGTAAAGTTAACAATTAGACCTCAAAATATGGGAATGTCCGAATATGATCAACACGATTCTATCGATGTTGGTGAAATTGATACATTCAAAAAAGCAAAAGTTATTGGTGTTGTTAAAAAATTCAAACCTTATGGTGAAAAATTTGAAACAGTTATAACAGAAGATAACGGTTGGGATATCTCTTTTACTTGTGGTAAGGTTGATTGGAATCTAGCATATTTTGTTTATATGAATGAAGTTGCGATGTTAGGAAATATAAAGGAAACGGATTCAATTAATAGAACCGCATTTGAAAATATAATGGGACGACCTGTTTTTACAATCACAGAAGAAATTAAATTATATAATGGAAAAACAGAGATTTGGGAGTATCAAGATTTTGTCTTGCTTGGTTACGAATCAAACACAAATGATGACAATCAAGTTATCGTAGAAAGTGTAACTGGATTTGCTTCTCGCAGAGTTGCAATTGGAGATATGAATCAAGATTTAGAATTATCTAAAATAAACAGTAGCGTTAGCAAAATTTTGTTAGCGTTGAAAAAGTCAGGAAAATATGGTTTACAATAGGAGGTTCTAGTGTTAGAGAAGACTTTAAAAGATGGCACAAAGATTGTTATGAAAGAACTTTCTGCTCTCGAAGAAATGCTCGCCATTGAAATTATCAGCAAAGATATTGATGAAAGCAATGATATTAAAAATGGAATGCAACATCGCTTCGTAAGTTGTCTACTTTCAATCGTTAAAGTAGATGATGAAGATTTTATTGGCCCAACCAATTTAGAAGAAGCTTATGCTTTGCTTGCAAATCTTCCTAGTAGAAAATGGAAACAAATTTTGGAAGTCCACGATGAGGTAAACTCAGACGAAGATGAGCTAAAAAAAAATTAATAGTTTAGCAGATAATTCTGTTTTTAAACAGTGTGTTTCCCTGGTTCAAGCTGGGTTTCCTTATAAAGTAGTTTTTGGAAATGAAAAACCAATGAACAGGATTTGGCGAAACGCTTCAATTATTGTGTTGAATGAATTAAATGGAACAGATGACGAGGATTAATCCTCGTCTTTTTTTATTGTGAATGTATAATAATTTTTGAATGTAAAAGGAGTAAACAATGATTAAGATTACAGATGCAAATGATGATAAACAATCGTTTACATTTTTAACAAGGGAATATCCAGAAGAAATTAAATTTGATAAAAAAGCAACAATTAATCATATTGAATATGCTGGAGGATTCCAAACAAATCAATTAATTGGAGTATATAATCAACCTCTTGATTGGTCTGGATTGTTTTATGGAACATATAATGGTGAAAAAGGAACAATCTTAGCAAACCACAAAGCAAATACACTTCAAGGATTTGTTGGTAAAGTTGTTAACATAGAAATTAATGAACATAAAAAAATGTATCTAGTTGAATCTGTAGAATTGAAAGTAAAAAATCCAACAAATGTTGAATACTCGATTAAATTAGTTCCTCATCAAACAATGGAAAAAATTAAAATAGATGCAAATTCTACAATGAGAGTTGAATTTAAACCAGAGGATATTTCTAATGCTGCCGCTAACGCTGGAAAAAAGGGTGGTAAATTAAATTCAAAAGATGCTAAAAAAAAGGTTAAAGATGCCAATAAAGAAATTGCAAAAAAAACTGGCGGACATGATAAAGAATTTTCAGAAGGAACAAATCCTAAACCAAAAACACCAAAAAAAAGAAATACTATTTATTTATAAGGGGAAATAAATGTCAGACTTTCAATATGATATTTCTGTAGTATTAAAAGCATTAGGTTTAAAAGAGACTTCAAAAGAGGCTCAAAATCTTCTTGGAAATTTAAATCAACTTAGTGGTGTCAAACTAAAAAATATCACTTCTATGACAACCGGGCAAGAAAAGCCATTTATGACTTATAATCTTGCAATTAGGGATGCAATCGCTCATAAAAAAGCCCTAAATGCAATGTCTGGTCTTAAAGAAGATCCATCTCGTATGTTCAGAATGACAATTGATCCAAAACCCTTTGAACAAGAACAACAAAGAATTCAAAAAGAAAAACAACAATTGGAAAAAATCCGTCAAATGAAAGAAGATATGTATAAAAAACTCTTCATTCAGGCGGAAAATAAAACTGCAAAAGAAATTGAATTAGCACAAAAAGAACGACAAGCAAAAGAAAATATGTATCGCGGCATGTTTGCTATTATCGATCAGCAAGAACGAAAAGCTGCCGAGAAAAGCAGACAACGATCTGAAAAAAAATTAGAACAAGATCGAGTAAATACTAGAAAACAGCAAATAACATATACAAATATGTTTAAAAAAATTGAAGCAGATCAAGAAAGATCCATTAATAAAATGGTCTCTCATGGTCTTAAACTTGTTAAATTTAATCAAGATTCAGAATTTAATATTTTTAAAGCAAAATTAAAAACAAAAAATATTACAGATCAACTTGCTGGTGCATCTGCTCGTTTAGGAACTCAAGATGCCACAACACAATCTAAGATTCGTGTAGCAATTTCCAATTCAAATGCCGCATTACAACAAGCAACTTCTTTATATCAAAGATATTCAGAAGCAAGAATTCGTGGCGACGAACAAGCGGCAAGAATGCATAGACACGAAGCGGAAGTATTTGTTTCTACCGCTAGAAGTGCTGCAAATGAAGCAACAAGATTAGCAAATAGACAAATAAGAGGAAACCAACAAGTATCCTCTTCTTATAGAGGATTGACTCAAAGCGTTCAAGGATTATATCATCAAATGAGAACGCTAAACCATGCATTTTACGCTTTTGGTGGATATTTAGCAATTAATACACTCAAAAGAGTTGATGGTTATTTTGTTAACGCCGGTAGAAGCGCTTTAAAATATGCTGACAATGTAAATAAAGCGCAATTATCAATGACCGCTTTAGGTATCGTTAAAACAGGTAAAAGTGAAGAACAAATTGATACGTTTGGAAATACAGAAGATAAAAAAACGTTAACAAGAGCAAGAAAGTTTTCAAAAGAAATGCATGCGCTACTTCAAGATGAAGCCGCAAAAACAGGTCAAGACTTCAATGAAGTTTATGGCGTTGTAAAAACACTTTTGCCCGATATGATGAATAAATTTAAGGGAAAAGGAAACTATCTTCTTGAGCATGGCGAAGAAGTTAAAGGATTAACTAAAGACTATGTTGAATTACTAAGTGCTTTGAAAATGGTTGATCCTCGTGGTGGAGATTTATTTTATCAAGCATTCCCAATTCAAAAAATGTTAACTGGTAGTGGAAAAGAGGATGGTGAAAATGCCGCACAAAACTTCCGTTCAGCGTTAAATAGATTAAATATTCGTGTTCTTGAAAAAGATCAAAAACTAATTACAAAATATGCAACCCAAGGCAAAATGAGACAAGCCATGGATGAAGTTATGCGAATTATGAAAGCCTCTGGTGTTTCTGCTGCAACACTGGGAACTATGATGAGCAAAACAATGGAGCCAAACGTTGCTGGTACAATTTCATCATTGATGAGAATTAGAAATGTAATTACTGGGCCAACTTATGGAGCTTTCACGGAGTTCTTTAAAACAGTAAATCGTGGTTTTAGAGAAATTATGATGAACGACGGTTTTAACAAGCACCTAGAAAAAGTCGGTAAATCTATTAAAGAATTTATTCTTAAAGATTTGCATATATTTACAAGAATGATGGATAGATTTGACGCAAACGGAATGTCTGGATGGAAAAAATTAATTGATGGAGCGGCAGAGTTTGGTAAAGCGATTTGGAATATTAACGTAAATATTCTGGAATTTTTTGCAGGTCTTTTTGGTATATCTAAAAATACAAGTATTGAAGGATACACAAAAGATTTAAAAACATTAAATGTAGAGTTGGTTAAATCGAGAGATGCTGCGCGAGAACTTGGAAATAAATTTCATACAGCTTTTAGTTGGATTCAAAAAATTGTTGATCTAGTTGGAATAGAGACTTTAACTGGAGCTATAGTTGGTGGTGCGGTAACGGGCGGAAATCCTTTTGGAATCGTTGGAGGTGCTGCGATTGGTGGTGCTGTTAAACGAAGTAATCAAGATGAAGAAATGCTTAAAAAAGGCGATTGGTTAGATAAATTAAAATGGCACATCGAAAATATGTTTACGCCATCGCTTATGCCAAGAGTAACTCCTTACGGGGAAAAGAAAAATGAACAAAAAACAAATAATGCTAAAAAAGAAAATAAAGGAACTACAATATCAATCGGAAGTATTACAATTAACGAACAAAAAAATGCAAAACAATTCGTTGATGGTTTAAATGGATATGGGGTTGCTTAAAATGAATGAAGAATTATATACGACCGAAAATTATAATAATTTAGTCTCACTTAAAGATTACCTTCAATCTACAATCAATGAATTTTATGTAAATTATGATAACTTTGTTTTTGATGATAAACTTATTATTGCAGAAATAATTGACGAATATAAAACTATTATTTTTGAGTTAGAAAAGTTTATCATCATCTATAACCAAATTCAAACAGATATTAAAATTAAGAATCAATATACGGTAATTTATGGTGACACGCTTCCAAGAGTTGCATTAAAATCAACTGGAAATGTTAACAACTGGAAGGCTATTTATAAATTTAATAATTTAAAAGATATATTTTTAACACCGGGAGACACACTAGATATACCAGAGGAATCTTATTATGAGTAATGTTGGATATATCCCTATCGTTTTTGCCATTCTTGGCAAACAATATGTTATGTGTACATCATATGACTTTGTTATTAATAATAAGAATGAAACTTCGACTTGTAATTTAACAATTCCTCTGGAAAACGTTGACACCACTATCTTCGCGTCTGATAGTGAATTTAGTAATATTGTTCCTGTTGAAATTTATAGTGGATATTTTAACGATATTGACCAAGTTAATATTATCTATAAAGATATTGCAGAAGGAAAAATTGGAAAACAATTTAAGAAAAGATTCTCTGGTTATGTCTCTCAACCCGAATGGAAATTTGGAAAAGAGAGATTGTTAAATCTTGCTTGTTTGGATTGGACTGGATTCCTTCGTGAATTTAAGTTTGCAGACAATGTTGAGTCCAACTCAACTGAATGTAGTGCAATTGTTAATGTTATCAAATCCAGAGTCAAGGGAATTAATATTACAATGGATAAACCACCTGGAAGTTATCTTCTTGGAGACAACGATAATAAGAGTAATAAACAAACCTATAATGCCTCTGGTAAAAGTTTATACGATGTTTTAAAAGATGTTGCAAACAAACTTGGTTACATTATTACGGTAGATGGAAATAACGTTCACCTTGGAAAATCTGGAACAATTGTTAACACTTGGCATTTTGATTACAGCAATGAACATACAGATACAACAAAAACTTGTTTTGATGATCTTTGTTTTAGATTTGGTGAAAAGGGTAGAACGGACAAAGCAAATTTGGTCATTCGTGTTCTTGGTAGCGATCACACAAAAAAGGGTAAAGAAAAAAAGATCGAAGTCATTTATCCAGAAGGAACTAGAATAACTAAAGACACTCAGGTAAAGACTGTTAAGATTTATCTTGATATTAAAGCATCAGAAGCCAATGCTATTGCTAAAAACGAATATCATCGTAACGCAAAACGCGCAATCACAGGAACAATCAGTATTCCTTTTGCAAATAACGATATTAATATTTTGGATGCAATTGTTATAGATAGCAAGCAAGACGGTTTAAATGTTTTAAAAGATTATATATTTGGAATTAATAGCATCACGGAAACATTTGACGATAACGGATATTCACAATCAATTGAGTTTGAAAGTGATAAAACATTAACCAAAAGACCTGTAGTTAAATTACAAACAAAGAAGAAGTAGGTGATTTACTTTGACTGACGCTTATAGTCCAATTAGACGAATTTTCGAAGAAACAGATAAGAAGATTGAGGATACGAGGTGGATTGCTACCGCAATCGTTCTTGAGGTTCGTAAAGAAGATAGAAAAATTCGTGTTGCAATTCTTCCCGATTTGATTGAATCAAATTGGATTAGAGTTTATTATTTGAACGCTGGAGATAATTATCTCTCTGGGCCTTTGCCAGAAATTGATACTGAGGTTGTCTGTCTTTTCATTGGCGGAAACCCTAATGCGTGTTTTGTCCTTGCTGGTGGATTTCTGCAAGATGTAGACAAACCAGAGGATATTGAAGACGACTTTACCTTTCCAATTCAAGACAAGTATGGTAACAAAATAGTCATGAGTTCTAAAGGAATCGTTATCACTTCAAAACTTGTTCAGATTGGTGACAAAGATTTGTCTGATAACGATAATGTTGCAAGAAAAAGCGATTTAGACGCCTTGATTTCAGAATTTAATTCTCATAAATTATTAATGAAGTCTCATTATCATATTGGAAATATGGGCGCTCCGACGATATTAGATCCTACAATTGCTAGTCAAATTGTTGATACCGATAAATCTGTTTGCAGCAAAACAGTAAAAGCAAAGGATTAAATTTATGCCATTAATCAAAGCAACCTTATATGAGAATATGAAAAGCACAATGAAGCCAGCAATTATAAGCGCATTAGAAGCATCAATGTCAAAAAAGGAGCCAATGACTATCGAACAATCTGCAGAAGCATTAGCGGAAGCATTATCAGAAACCATTGCAAAAACAATTTCAGATAAAATTGATGATTATATTAAAGCGGCGACCGTAACTGTTACGGTCTCTACAATTACTGGTGTTACTGGTTGCAGTACCGGACCTGGAACAATTGTCTCTGGTGCTGGTACCGGAACAGCCGTTATTTCTTAAGAGGTAAAAATGAATAGATACGGAAATGATATTATTCTAAAAGATGGTGATTTTGTTACAACAAATAATGGAGATTTATTTACTTGTAGCGATTATGAAAAAACAGTTACAACTGAAGAATCTCAACCCAAATTTGAAGGATATTACAATGTTTTATTTTCTTTGACTGATAGACTTTTAACTTTAAAGGGTGATAATATCTTTCATGAACAGTACGGAAGTGATTTATACAATCTTTTATCCAGACCAAACTCGAACGATTTAAGCCAATCTTTGAGAAATTCAATTAGTGAATGTCTTCTTAAGGACGACAGGGTTAAAGAAATTTCAAGTATTGTTGTTGAACAAAAAGATAACAAAGTATTTATTTCTGCTGATATTGTATTAATTGGAAGTGATGAAATATCACGATTTGTTTTTCCAAGTTTTATTGTGTCGTAAATGAAGCCCCTCGAAAGAGGGGTTTTTCCATTATATGAATGTATAATAATTTTTGATGTTCAAGAGAGGATGAATCAATGCCAGAACGTAAAATTTATACGAACGCAGAAATCGTTCAAAAAATTATAACTGAGATTGGGAATAAATCAACAAATTTAACCGATATGGGTGAAGGTTCAAACATTCGTTCACTCGTTGATGCTTTTGCTTATTATGTAGAATATATGCAACTTCAAATTAACAATGCTTTTGAAAGTTTTAAAATGAGTAAAGCAAACGGGACAGATTTAGACAATCGTGTTAAAGATTTTGGAATTATTAGAAATTCTTCTACTCCCGCTTATGGTAATATTAAATTTGGTAGAAATACAGGAGCGCCTGCCGCTTTCGTTATATCTGCCGGATCTCAAGTTTCAACTGTTCCAGATGTATTTGGTAATACAATTGACTATACTTTAGATAGTGATTTAACATTTGCTTCTGGTGCGTTAGCCGCTACAGGTCAAGTTACTTGTACCGTTGACGGAATCATTGGAAATGTACCTTCTGGTTATATAACAAATATTACAAGTTCAATTCCTGGTGTAGATTATGTAATTAACGAAGTGGCATATTATCCCGGTGCTAATGAAGAAACAGACGAAGCCTTAAAAAAGAGAGTTCCAATTTTTCTTAATGGTTTAAAAATGGGAAATGAAGACGCCATTAAGTCTGCCGTTTCTGCCATTCCAGGCGTTACAATTGTAAGAGTTATTGAAGAACTTGGTCAAATTAATGTTTTCGTTTCAACTCAATCTGGTGTTTTAACAGATCAACAAAAACAAGATATGTTAACCGTTGCGGACAAAGCTGCTGCATTTGGAATTACTGTTAGTTTAACAACACCAACAATTGAACCAATCACAATTTCATGTGATATTTCGTATGATGAAGATAATTATATTGAGAATGAATTAGCCGTAATTATTAAAGAAAAAATTAATAGTTTGGTTATTGCAAACTCAGAGATTAAAACAATTAATGGAATTTCCAAGCCAGTATTAAAACTTTCAGATATTATTGTAATGGTCAATTCAATTCCGGGTGTTGTTGATATTTCTGATGTTAAGATAAATAACATTGCATCAAATTATGTTGCAACTCAAATTTATAATGTTTTGAGATTTTCAAACAACGATTATACATCTGGAATCACATTAACAATGACTGGTGAATAATTATGGGAAATTTAAGTGTTGATGATATTGTCCAAAGAATTATGTTGGTTTTGCCAAGTAAATTTGATAAAGCTAATGACACAGATTTATATGCTTTTTGGTATGGAATTGCTGCTGCGTTAGAAATTGATTCGGATTTGATTGATGAATTGTTCAAACAAACAAACCTTATTGGTTTAGCCAATGCTTCCAGTGGATATGTTGATGAATATATTAATAGTCTTGCTAATATAGGAAGATTAACTGACGAAACAGATGAAGATTATAAAGAAAGATATTCGAGCGTATTATATAAATATAATTGTTCATCTGATGGAATTGCTTCGATTGTTTTAGATTTATATGGTCAAAATCCAGATGGTATGGTTTCAGCAAAAACAAGAGGAGCTTTTTTAGATTCAGAATATTATTATGATGACGCAAAATATATGTCGTTTTATGGTATGGATGGATTAGAATATCAAGGATATGTAATTCTAAACACAAAACCAAGTGATACCGTAATTGATAGATTGTGTAGTACAATTAATGCGGTAAAAGCATCTGGAATTTACGTTTATATTGTTTTCCCTTCGTAAGAGGTAAAGATGAAAAAAATTAATTTAACTTCAAGACAAGAAATTAAAAGCGATCAAGTAAATAAAATTCAAGATTATACAGAAGATATTTTAAAATATATTTCTCGTGACGCTCTTAATATCCAAAATGGTGTAATTAATGGATTAACTTTTTCCGTAGTTAGTGGATCTACCGGGAGTATATCTTCTGGTGCTTTGTTTTATGATGGAAAAATCTGCGAATTGGCATCTGCGAACAACCTTGTTTTTACTTTGCCAGTTTCAGGTACAAGAATTGATACTGTTTCTGCAACTTATATTGAACAATCTGAAACAATTTTAAGTGGTAGAGTTATGACCGATGTTACAAATAGAATCGATCAAATTCAATCTTTTGATTCAGAAAAAGTTGATAGAATTACTTTAACAATTCATCAAAATACATTGCCAACCGCAATTCCCGCTGGAAAGTTTGCCTTGGTTGCCGTAACACTTTCTACAACTGGAATTACATATATTGATGAATCTTGTAAAACTTTTATTAACCAAACAGATTCAATTTCAACTGGAACAATTTCTTCGACAAATTTTAATGTTAAAAATTTAATAAGTAATTCAATTAATTTAAACTCTTTTGATGTTCTTGATGAAAATCTTAATTTTTCAGAAGATATTGGATCACCTGCGAGTTTAACTAGATCTAGTGAGGCGAGTTATATGACAACAATGGGTGAATTTACAACAGCAGCGAGTGGAATTCCCAGATTCGGGCTTCCTGGGCCGATAGCGCGGAGGAATCTAATCACAGACTCTGTTAATCCATGCTCCTCATACTGGCAAAATCGCCTTATTACGTCAGCTTCGGGAAATCAGGCACCGGATGGCAGCTTAACAGCAGTATTGATGCTAGAAACTAACACAACCGGAATACACGAAACATACCAGAGTTTGGGTGCGTTTTTGGCGGGAGGATATAGCGGAAATAGTATTTACGTAAAGCCAAATGGGCGAACCAAGGTGAAGTTGAGTTCTTTTTCAGTTGGCACATCCGCAATATTCACACTAACAGGCACTGGGTCAATAAGCTCTATTGCCAGCGGGATAACGGCTGCTATTACGCTTGTGGATTTTGGCTATTACCGAATATCCATATCTAGCGCAACTGTAACCACGACGAACTACCTCGAATTAATGCTGCTCGATACTGATGGTAATTCCAGCTATGCGGGTGATGTTGCCAAGGGCGTTTACATTTGGGGGCCGCAGGGTGAAAAAAGCGCAAATATTACCCCCTATCAGGCCACCAATGCAACTGGCGTCGATTCCATCGAATACGCCAAAAATCCCGGCTTAGTTCTGGAGGGGGCTGCAAGCCAATATCTCACCAATCCCGACACCCCGGCAACCCAGACGGTTTCGCTGGCGGCAGGAACCTACACCCTGAGCATGGATGGGGCGGGGGGCGTGAGCTGTTTGTTTCCGTCCATCGTAACAGGCGATTCAAGCACATTCACGGGCGGAATCGGTGCGTGGTATTTGGATTATCCGGCAAACGCGACCTTCGTCTCATCGGGCGGAACTGGGCTTCTCACTGTAGTTGTTGAGTCAAATCCGCGACCCATGCTCGATCTGACAACCGAGATCGGAAAAACCTACAGAGTAGTTTATGACATTGTTTCCGTGGATGGTCCCAACGGGGTTGGAATGGGGTGTGAAGGATCATCGCTGAGATCGCAGGCTGCCGGAACGGGTAAAACGTTCGATTTTACCGCCACAGCGATAACATCAGTCCTATGGGCCATCCCCGAAAACGGCAATGTCGGTAATACGTTTGCTATTGACAATATTTCCGTTCGCGAGGTAGCATCATCCACCGGATCCACCCCCGCGACTTTCACCCTGGCCGCTCCTGCTTCGGTCGATTTCACCGTGATCGGCACCGTTTCCAAATTCAACCTGACAAATCTTCCATTTAGAAGTTCTCACATTTCTGGAGCATCAAGAGCTGCTGACATTTGTGCAACTCCTTCTGGAACAGTTGATTTAACATGGGCGCAAAATGGTTATATTGAGTTCGATTGTATTCCTCCTACAATAAGCACGGGTAAAAACTATCCAATGTTTGGAAAAATTGGAGTTGGAACACAAACAAAAAAAGATCTTGTTTTCTGGCGTTATGGAGACGATCCAGTATACAGTTTTGCAAGTTATTTCGAAAGAGGCACAAACTCTTCAACTGGTATTGGTGGAGTTGCAGGTAGAACAGTTCTTATGGCAACAATAAATATTTGGAATGGTGTAAAGCATAAAATTAAGTTAGAATGGTTTAATTATATTTTAAACAATATACGTTATATGTATAACAAAATATATATCGATAATGTTTTAATTGCATCTCAAGATGTTTCTGCTTTATATAGCGCAACAGCTTGGACAATTCCAGACAGCATTTGTCTATCAGATGGTGATGTTTTCGCAACATTATCAAATGTGATAGTTGGTACACCACAACTTCCAATTGGAGCAACGTTAGGTTAAAACGAAACCCCTCGAAAGAGGGGTTTTTCCATTATATGAATGTATAATAATTTTTGATGTTTTACAATCAAGAGCGAGGCAATAATGAAAAAGTATTATTTATTTTCAAACAAAGAATTTAAGGCAACAGATTTAAGTAAAATAAATGATTCTGTTGAAACTGGATTAAAACAATATTCTGATTTAGTATTAATGAACAGTAATGGAATTATTTATGGACTCAATATTACTCAAAATTCAAGTGGTTCAATTACAATTTCTTCTGGTGCTGTTTTATATGATGGCATTTTCGGAATGATTGAATCAACTGGTAGAGTTATTAATCTTACTGTTCCTACAAGTGGATCTCAGATTTACACAATTAGCGTTTCATATCTTGAAACTTTAGATACTGCTGTTTCGGGATATACTTCTGTACTTGTTACAGATAAAAATAGAACAAAAATTACTATGGATTCAAGTACCAGAAGATTTGGTTCACTTTCGTCTTTTGTTAGAACATCAGAAGTTGTTGCTGATGGTGAATATGTTTTAGCTTCTGTAACTTTAACATCTGGTGGAATTGCAAAAATTGATGGATCAAATCGACAATACTCGAAACCTAATTTTGATAGATTAAATTTGCAATCACAAACATCTTTCAAAATTGAAACAAATCAATCAATAATTACGTCAATTTTAACTGATACAATTCAGGCTGAAAATATTGAGTTGATTGATTCTGTTGGAAACTTTTCATATGATAATTCATATGGTTTGTTATTTAATAGAAACAGTGTTGCGCCGTCTGGAAATGTTTCTGCGCCTGAACATACTCCAAGAATTATTAATAATGGTATTTGTTTTGAACCTGAATATACAAATTTTCTTTTAAATTCAGATACTCCAATTTCTCAATCAATTACTTTGGTTGCAGGAACTTACACATTCAATATGGTTGGCGAAGGATCTGTTGAATTGCGCGGTTCTGTTGACGGATATATTTCTACAGTATCAAACTCTGGAATGATCACTTTTAAATTAAATTCTACTAATATTGTTTCGTTTACAATTGACGGTGTTGTTACAAAATTTAGTTGCACAGATACGGCATCAATGGTAACATATTTACCAATTTTATCACAAATAGTAACAAAGAAAAGAGAAAATTGTCAAATTTATTACCCGCAAAATGAGTTAAAATATTCTGCAGAATTACAAAAACCGATTTGGGAATCGAGTGGGATTGTTGTTGATTATAATGGAGATTATACTTCTACAATTAATACAACACTAACTTCTGGTTATATTTCAAATAATGCACAATGTTTTACTGACGCAACAAGAACTTTCTTTGTCAAACTAAAAGGTGGAACTTTTGTTGGTGTCATTAAAATTCAATTACTTTCTATCGATGGAAATACTTTAAAAGCGGAAACAATAATTAATACAACCGAATTATCCAATACAGAATATAAAACATTTACTGTTAGTTCAGCAAACGATGGTAATGATTTAAGATGTAGAATTTATTATATTATGTCAACTGATGGACATTTCTTTGTTGGAAAAACCGCTTTAACTCAAGGAATACTAACTGATTTTGAACTAACAAATTCTGTTGCCGTTCATAAAAGTTCAACTCTTCAATTTCCAGATGATGTTGAACAAAACGGATTCATTGAATTTGATTCGATTTTACCTTCCATTTCAAATGGAAAAACTTATTATATTTTCGGAAATCAATATTTGGGATTATATAGAAATTCCACAACACCAATTTCCAGTAATATTATATCGTTTGTTAATTCAAATAATGGAAATGGGAGTGAAATAAATTCATTCGATTGTGGAAATATTTGGGATGGACTAAAACATTCATTTAAAATTGAATGGAGAAATTATACTCTTAATGGATTAAGATATATGCAAAAACTTGTTTATATTGATGACGTTTTAAAATATTGTACAGATGTTTCCTCAATTTCTAATGCAACACTTTGGAGTCCTAAAGTTGCTTTATCAATTTCAGACGGTGATGTATTTGGAACAATTAGCAATGTTAAATTCGGATTTCCAAGTTTACCAGAGGGTTCAGTTGCACAAATTCACGTTTAGGTTTATAAAGTAATTTTTGATACTTTAAAATGAAGGAGAAACAAACATGTCTTTTAATGGCAGTTTTTGGGGTCTTACAGAAGGACTCCGCCCAAAACATATTAACTCTGTTGTAAATTATCTAAAAAATCTATCTTTGGGTATTGAAATTCTAAAACTTCAAACGCTTAATACTTATGATATTAATGCGGAATACATTACTTTGCTTAATACTCCAACAGCAACAGGTCACGTTGTTCACAAGGGATATATTGATGGACTTATTGCCGGTATTGCCACTGGTGCAACATCATGGGCTTCTGGTGGTGTAGGAAATGATATTAAAAATACAAACTCTGGAATGGTTTGGTTAGGTAGAGCAACTGATAATACTTCTGGAGCAAAACTTCAAGTTGCTGGCAAAGGTTATTTCGAAGACAATTTGATGGTAGGAAACTCTTCTGGTGTTACCAAATTCGTTGTAACTGTTGGAGGAAATACAACTGTTGGTGGTTGGCTTGGCGTAACAGATATTTCAAATTTAAATGGTGGTATTGCTGTAGACACAAACAAATTTACAGTTTCTTCTGGTGGTAATGTCGGAATTGCCGGTTCACTTTCTGCTTCTGGAGCAATTACTTTTGGTTCAAATCTTGGTGTTACCGGCATTTCAACCTTAAGCGGTCTTTTAAATGCCAATGGTGGAATTGCTATCGGAACAGATAAATTTACTGTATCAAATCTTGGTGTTACAAATGTTGGCGGAAAATTAACAACTGTTGCTTCTGCTGCCGTTGCTGGTGCTGGATTTAATATTCCACCTGGAATTGTACCAGATACTCCTATAAACGGCGATATTTGGTCAACAACTTCTGGTGTTTTTGCAAGGGTTAACGGTGCGACAATTCAGTTTGGTGATGCTTCTGCTAACGGAACTGTAACAAGCGGTTCAATTACTTCTTTACCTACGGGTATTACTGGAAGTATTGCAAATCCAACAACTACTCCAGCTTTAACACTTTCATGGGCAACAACTGGAATGACAAATTATAACGTTCTTCAAGTTAATGGCTCTGGTGCTGCTTCATTTGCAGCACTAGCAAACAGTCATCTTCCGGTTGTTGACGCTCAACATGGTGGAACTGGACAAAGCGTTTATGCAATTGGTGATATTTTATATGCAAATAGTACAACAACACTTACTAAGTTAGCAAAACCACTTGTTAATACAAACAACTCAACAAAATCTTATGTTTTAGGTTTTAATGCAAATGCGCCAGTTTATACATATGGACCTAGTAAACAATCAATTGTTATAGCAACATCAAATTCACCATCAGAATATAAAGCTACAGCAGATTTTTTGTGTACAGGAACAAACGATCAACTTGGAATTAACGCGATGATTTCTATTGCCAATGGTGCAAATATATTGTTATCGCCTGGAACTTATAACATTAGTGCTAGTATTATGATGTATGGTAGTGTTAAACTACAAGGTCACGGTGATTTAACAAAAATTGCAACTACATCAACAATAGATATGGTTGTGTGTCAATCATCAACTTATTCAGCAAATGATTGTGTTATTTCTGATATTCATTTCATTAACACATCTTCTTATGCAACTTCCGCAATTAAGTGTGTTGGTGTTACCAATATTCTTATTGAAAGATGTAAATTTGAGAATTTAACAAAAGTAGATTGTTCTGCTATTTTGTTTGACACGACATTCAATTCAAAAATTATAAATAATTATTTTACTAATATTGGATCAACTGGAACTACAACTGCTTCTGCAATCTCTTTGACAAACGGCGGAAACAACAATATCATTTCAAATAACAAAATTAAAGTTGTTTATGGTTGGTCGATTTATTTAAGTGATTCGCATAAAAATAATATAGTTTCAAATAATATTACTGAATGTTATGGTATTGGAATTTGTTTAAGCACCACATCTGCGTATAATATATTAGAATCGAATTATATTAATATAATTGGAGCACTTGATGGAATTTCTTCAGGAACTGGTGATGGAAATATTATAAATGGAAATAACATTATAAAAACATCACCTGGAGTTGGCGGAAGTGGAATATCGTTAAATGGTATTGCTGGTACAGATTATTCAAACGAAAATATAATTACCTCAAATCGTATATTTGGGTTCGAAACCGGAATAAAATTATATTATTCTAATTATATTATAATTAATTCAAACAAAATAACATCAACAACAGGACCTTGTATTTATGGTACTTATTCCACAGCAAATATTGTTACATCAAATAATACAAATACAAGTACTGGAATAGGATTTAATGATATTATATTGAGTGCTGGTTGTGATTATAATTTTATTGGATCTAATATTTATAATGTTGGCATAACAGCAGACGGAGAAAATAGTTCTACAACAGCTTATATTTCTGCAAACAATATATTAATTTAAGAAAGAAATAATATATGAATTTAGAAGAGAAAATAATAAAATTAACGTCATCATTTGAGGGTTCAGGATTTAACACATTAACAGGCAATTTTGATGGAGCTGGAATAAGTTTTGGAATTATTCAATTCAATTTTGGAATGGGAACACTTCAACCTTTGATTAGAGAGTTTTATAAACAAGGGCCGGGAACATTTAGAAGATTATGTACAATCAATGGTAAAAGTTATAGTCATGATCTTTTGGTTGTATGTGAAAAAAATATGCCAAATCAAATTGGGCTTAATTGGTCTAAAACAATTCAAAAGAAAAATCTTTTGGGTAAATGGAAGATTAATCCTGAATGGGTTCAAATCTTTACTAACCTAGCTAGTAATGAAGTTTATAAACATATTCAATTAAAATTTGTCGAAGACAATTATATGGCTAGAGCGAAAAAAGATTGTAAAAAGTTTGGTATTTTAACAGAAAGGGCTTTGTCTTTATTCTTTGATATTGCAGTTCAAAATGGAGGTTTTAAACCATATCACAAACTATTGATGAAAGAACACACACTTGCTGAAGTTGCAAAAGCGGTAGCACAAAAATCAAATATTAAATGGCAAAAAGATGTTCTCGATAGAAAAATGTGCATTGTAAATGGATATGGTTTTGTTCATGGAAGACAATATATTATAAACGTTCAATATCAAATTGGTGATAGACCCATTTCATTGTAAAATAATTCTTGTTATAATGTAAAATGAAAAGAGGTGATTATGGTCGGGGACATTTATGTAGACACCAAAGTATTATATGACTACATCGACCAGAGGATGAAAATCACCGAAGGAATGATTAAGGAATATAGAGAAGACACAGTAGAACATATTTTAAGACTTGAAGAAAAGGTTGACAATTCAATTAAAACTATTTATGACACAAAGGAAAAAGGAGTTGTAAATAGAATTTTTATTGATTCTTTAACCAAAGATGTTAACGAAATAAAAGCAAATGTTACCGTAGCAAAAATAGAATTGATTAAAGCAGTTGTCCCGAAACTCTTACTTGGCGTTACAATTTATGGGTTGGGTTTAATATCGTCTGCTTCTGGTATGCATCTTAATGTTGGCGATATTGTTAGTATGTTTAAATAATAGGAGAATAAAATGCAAGATATTCTTAATCTAGTTTCCGCTCATTGGGAAGTTATCGTTCTTATCCTTACCTCTTGTACTGTTTTGTTTAATGCACTTCAGAAGAAAGCATATGGCGAGTTTGTTAAAGAAGCACTTGTTATGGTTAAAAAAGTTGCTGTGATGGAACTTTCAAATGTTGAAAAAAGGGATGCAGTAATTGACTCTGTTTATATTTCTGTTCCTTCATGGGTTAGTTCGATCATTACAAGAGATCAAGCAAAACTTTTAGTTGAACAAGCTTATCAAGTTTTAAAGGTTGATTTAAAGGATGAAGAGTTAAAAAAAACACGAGCCGTATAAACTTTGATGATGTGGTTTTAAACGCGGCAAAAGAATTCTTAAAAGACAAAATCATCGACGTAACAAGCGGAGTTGTAACTGATATAGACATTCAAGAAGGTAGTGTTCACTGGTTCGTAGAAATTAAAAGTCCGTACATTAAAAAGCCCCTCGAATGAGGGGCTTTTCTTTTATTTAATTGCTTTACCTTTGAAAATTACATGACAAATATGGTCTCCACCCATTGGTGTTGTTCGCCAATCAATTGCTTCAAACAAAGCTTTAATTCCATATAAATCTCTGCATGGGCCAGCCATGTAATATCTAAATGATACTTCGTTCCAGAAAGCATAATGTGTAGGATCACAATCTCCGCCCCTTCCATCCGTTGAAGGAGTAAATGTATCAATGATTCCATTTGGTTTTAGGATTCGATAAATTTCTTCCATAATATGAATACGCTTGTCGTTGTGAAGGTGTTCAAGAAAATCAGAAGCTTTTACTTCATCGAAAGTATTATCTTCAAATGGAAGTCTTTCATTGCAATCTGCAACAACATCAACTCCTGGAAGTTGCCTATTATCAAGATTTACATATCCTTCGATGGGACGGTATCCACAACCTAAATTTAATTTCACTTATAAATCTCCTTACACGCTAACCTTGCAGAATTATATTTTTCGGCATTAAACCTTGGATTAACAACATGCATTGCCCAAGGATTTTCCTGTTTTGGAACGACTATTTTCAATCCTTTCTTTTGAAATTCTTTGCATTGAGAAACGTCATAGAAATCGAATCCCTTAATTTGTTCATTCCAATCAATATCATATTGAGTTATCATCATTAATCCATCAATTGATTCAACTTCTTCATAATCACCATTTGGTTGTTCGAAAATAAGATTATTCAAAGAACCTCTATGTTCTGTAACTTTACCGTAACACTCGCCCTCCCACCAAGTATAATTTCCTGGCAATTTTTTACAACCACACATTCCAATCATACCGATTGTTTCGTCTTCAAATATTTTAAAAATATCATAAATAAAATTCTTGTTTAAAATTCCAACATCTTGATGTAGATAAATTTTATATTTTGCGTCCGACTCTTTCATTAAAATATTATAAGCTTTTGTTATATCTTGAACATTTTCTGCTGTTAAAAGATTTGTATAAAATCCGTTAGGAGTATTTAATCGTTGTAAAGATTTTGCCGATTCTTCTAATAACAACCTATTATTTGTACAACATAAAAAATCAATCTTATTTAGATTCATCTTCAATTAACTTTCTGTATGCTTCTGCTGAACCAGCGGTGTATTCATTAATCTTGTTTGGAACACTAAAAAGAGTTTTACTTGTTAAATGAGTTACTTTGCTTTCTGTTACCAAGGCATGTTTCATTCCAAGTTGTTGCATTTTATTTGCAATCCAATTATCCGCGCTCCAAAAAATCAATTCCTCTGGTAATGGGAATATTTTATCAATTGCGTCTCTGGTAAATGTTAAACACCATCCAGCAAAACTTCCTCCAACATCAAATCCTTCGTAAACACTTTGTGGTTCCATATGTTTGTGCAAAAACCAACCTGGACTTAAAGGTGAGATTGAATCATATTTCATCAATTCAAACGATTTTAATTGTTCTGAAAACCATCCTTTGTGGAAAATTAAATCGTTATTCACCAAAACAACGTAATCATATTGTTTGTGTTTAAAATAAATTTCTTCATATGCAATTTTTAACATTCCTATATTGTTATATTTTGAATAATTAAATTCATCTTTGATTATTGGATAATATATAACATTTTCATAACTCATTGGTTTTTCTAGCATATTATAATTTGATTCAATTAGAAATACATCAAATTCGTGTTCTGTTTCACTGTCATGTAAAGAATTGATTGCATTCTGGGTCATTTGTTTTAAATCATTGTTTAGTGTATTACAAAGAATTATTACAGCGATATTCATTTATTTTTCTCCATTCAGAAATTTTTTAATTTTTTCATTATTTTCATCAATTTCTTTTTGCTTTTTTGCTTTTTCTAAATTTTTATAACAATAATCTATTTTTTTATCTAACTCTTTATGGTCACTTCCTTTAACTTTAAAAGAATAAATTTCTTCATAATATGATCTTCCGAATGAATAGTTTTTGAATGTAAAACATATAACATCATCTGAAAAGAGTCCTCGATCAATAACAAACATTTTTGTTCTATTGTAATTTATAAACTTATTTCTATTCCTAGTTAGGTTGCAAATGCTATCACCACAAAGTTCTTCATAATTATCATAATAGTATTTCCAATCTGAATTGTTACTTCCATCGCTATTATGATGATTGATTACATTCCAAAACAATTTCTCTAGTTCGTGGTTTTTCATTTATACCTCCCAAAGTTTCGGCTTGTTAATGTTCTCTACCAACTTATTATAATGTTTTAAAGCATGATTGATATACGGTGCAACATCTTCTCCTTCCATTGAAGAATTAAATTTAAATTGACCGCCAACCTCATTCATTCTCAACATATCCGGTGCAATTCCTCTGTTAACATAATGAAGATCCAGTGAATAAATTTTATGTTTGGCTTTTTCTGGAACAAGATATTTTCCATATCCATTATTCAAACCGGCTAGATATATTTGAAGACTTACCATTCCATGTTCCATACCATAAATGCCAAAATCTTCATTATACCTTCTAAAAGAGTCAATTGCTTCTCTAGTGAAGAACAACATGCATCCAGCGCAGTTGTCAAATTCTTCTACGCCATTTCGTGTTGAAATAAGTTTTAAATTTCCAACTTCAATCATAAACATCATATGATTGATTCCAGTTTGATTGCTTAACCGAATGTATTCTTTTTCCCATCCATAATATGAAGGAAAACAATCATCATCCATTAAAAAGACGTAATCATAATTTTTTAGGTTATCAAGACAAACATTTTTTGATCCCGCAACTCCAAGACGCTCAGTATTGTATAAGTATAAAACTTCTTCTCTTGAAGATAAACATACACCGCAATTTTTTATTCGCTTGTCTGAATCACTATTGTCGTCAACTACAATTAGTTTTGTTTCAGCTTTAGGCCAATATGTAAGAAAATGTCTCATTGCAATTGATAAAACTTCAGGTCGATTCCTGGTCGTGACTCCGATGCCAATTTTCATAAAATTTATTCTCCTTTTAAAAATTTGGTAATTTTATTTATTTCAACTATATTTTCACATTTATTTGGAAAATTTAAAGTAGCAAAATTTTTATGTAAAATTCTAGCAATTTGATCATATGCCAAAGCTGCCCGTATTTCATCATCAAATAAACCAATATGAATTGATTTATAATTCACCATAATACTACTTCCCCACTTTTTGCCTTTTGCGTGCCAACAAACGCCTTTAAATTTCGATGTAGTATTTTTTGTCTTTCTTGCTTTGATTCCAATATTTTTTCCATTTTCTGATTTTGTACATTTTCTTAAATTAACTAAGGTATTATCTGTTCTGATATGATTTATATGATCTGTACAAATTTCACTACTAAATAAAAGAATATCTAATATTTGCCTGTGCATATAAATTATTTCTGGATAATTTGCATTTTCTTTATTGATTTTTGTTCTTATAACGTATCCAGATTCGTTAATTCTCCAATTATATTTATTTAATTCCTCGTATTTATCGTCGTCCACTAAAGCAATTTTATCAGAATTTGTTAATTTAATTTCTTTCATTCATTTAATTTCCCTTTCATCAAAAATTAACTTCATACAGCTTGTGCAAACATAATCAATTACATAAAGAGTTCCGAACCAATGTTTATAAGGAATTACTTTATTTACATGAGTTCCACAACTTTCACAATACATCATTTTATCAACCTCTTTGCATTCTCAAAATCTTCTGGTGAAGGAGTTGGACGATAATAAACATCAAAGTTTGGATACATCAAACTTTCAACACTGTCATTGTGATCAAGTCCGATTGCGTGACCAAGTTCGTGATACATAAGAGCTTTTAAATCATCATTATTATATTCACCAAACACAACAATTTTTTCTCTTCCGTCCCAACTTTCATACTGAGCCATTCTTCTTAAACCATTCAAGTATGGAGCATTTTCGTTTTCAAATTCAAAATACAAACCTCGACCGTTTACGTTAAAGTATTTTTTATCAACTCCTTTATTCCATCCCCATAAAGCTTCTTTAATTGTTGAAGCTTTTTCCTCACTCATACCTGATAAATTAACATTTTTTTGTACGTTAGGGCTTTGTCCAGAAATCAGGGAGCAGCCTTCAATAATTATTAGGGCAACTATACCCATTAAATATTTTCTCATAATATAATCCTTGCCACAAAAAAGGAGCGATCTTTAACGACCGCTCCATTATACTATATCTATGCAGATTTGTCAACCTTTTTTGGTTTTTTTTCTGCAACCTCTTTAAGTTTTCCTCCTAAACCGGACCCACTTTTCATATCAGTTTGTTCCTTTTGTGCCTTTTCAAATATAGTCTCGACCTTAGCACCCGTATCTGGATCAATTCCAACAATGTCACCAAATTTACTACTTCCATTGTTGGTTGCGATAAGTAGTGTGTTTCCTGCGATTTCATTATCAAGCAAAGGCATTGAAAGAAGTTTACGAGCTTCATTTGGTTTAATGCCGTAAGCGGAAATTGCGTTGATTGATTCTATGGCATTTCCCATGTCAAATCTAGTTTTTGCGCCAGCTTCAATTTTAAGTTCTTTCCATCCAAGAATTTGACGGAAAAGTTTGTGAGTGATTTTATCAAATACAATTTTTTGGAATACGTCGAGCGTATTCGTATAGAAAGCAAGTTCTTCTGATTTGATAACTTCAAGGTTTGAGTTTCCATCGTCTGAACGAATACCAGCGATTGAAAGAGGAACACCAGCGGCGATAAGACAATCATCTTTTCCAGCATCACTCAATTTCTTAAAATCAAAATCTGTGAATCTATTTCCGTCCTTAATTAATTTCATGTCACCTTCAAGAATCATTGTTCTGCCAAAGTTTTCAGGTTTGGTGAACATTTCTTTGATGAACTCTCTGTTTCGTTGAGCAACATCGGCATCTGCGTCTTGAGTGAAAATTGCACCCGCTGTCATTCCAAGTTCAAACCAGGAATTTAGAGCTTTTTGGGCGTTAAGGTTTGTTGCAATATTTACAAGTTGAGAAACAAATAATGGTTTTCCGTAAACGAAACTTTTTGGATTGGTTGTCTTGAAGTGGACAATTTCTTCTTCAAGATAAATTCTTGGTTCACCAACAATGTCATTCTGAACATATCCAAAATGCATAATATTTCTATCATCGTAATAAGGAATAACGTAGATTGTCTCTGGTGGTAGAGTCCAAAGTGAATTAAGTGAACCATCTCTATTCCTAATAATTTGAACGTATGCGTTTCCGTAAAGCCCAAGATTTTCAAAAATAGTTTTAAAGAATTCAATTCCAGTTTGGTGAAGATTTGGATAGGTAAGTAATTCTGTCATATCTGCAATTCTACTATCCCATATCTTTGTTTGACCTTTTTTAATATCACCAACGGTTACAATTCTAAACATAGGAACTGTAGATACACAAGTTCCACCAATAACACGAACTGTTAAATCAACCCAAGGAGAATTATCTGCAAGTTCGGTAAACAACGACATTGGATGAACTGGAAGAACACCCATTTCTGAGTTATATTCGTGAGTTGCAATTTGCTTTACATTTGGTTTTCTTGTTGGATTTTGAGTTTCTGGTTGAGGAATTACAGTAATAGAGCGTTTAGTTTGCAACTCTCTATCTTTTGCTTCCATATCTAATCTCATAATTTCATTAATATCTTCCAATTTTATCTCCTTGCTAGATTAAATAAAATCTACTTAACATTGTTGTATTATTTTTTGCAGCCACAGCACAGATAAATGAACTAGGAATATCATCATGACCACTTCCTGCTGCCGCAATTTTGTTTGTCACGGTATTAACTGAAAGGTTAACAAATTCACTAATAATTTGATCTACATTTGGGGCAGAAATTTGTTCCTTTTCAATCATAAGTCTAAGATTTGAATACATTTGAAGTTTTGATGCATTTGTAAATAAAACAGGAAAAACTCTATCTCTTATTTTTGTTTTGTTTAACATCTGACCAACTGCAAGTCCAAGACCACCAGTGGTATCAAAGCCAACTTTTTTTGCTCCAAATACTTGCGCGATAAGACTAACATAAGCCGTTTGTAATTGAAGTTCTGTATTTTTAGCAAATTGCTTCATTGCAATCATTTCCCAAACTTCGTCACTTCTAATACCAAAAACAGTAACCATAGAACCGTCGATTGTGATAGCGGGATCATATCCAATATAAATTCCTTTTGGATATCTAAATTTCATTTCATCTTTAAACCCGTTATCAGGAACGTTATCCTCATTCATCTCTGAAATAAATTTAAGATCAATTAATTCTAGAGTATCATCAATCATTTTTTCCATAATGAAATCATAAGGAAACATTGAATCGCTAATATCGTCAAGAAATTGACATTCATATTCTTGAAGAAACTGTCTTGGATGCATTCCCAAACGAAGGTCATCAATTACAGCGGCGATGTGAGGAACGTCAGACCAGTGGATTCTGATAATTTGTTTTGCCCTGGCTCCAATAATATCGCCATGATCATCTTTCTTTGGATTACAAAGATCATAAAACATATTATTTTTACCCTTTGGGGAACTTGCTGTAATGATCGAATATCCTTTTGAAATACAAGGATAAATAGCTTCCCAAATTTCATCGCCTTCTTTTCTACCGAAGGTTCCATATTCATCAAGGAAAACGTCGCCAGTGAATCCTCGACAAGAGTCTGGATTGGTTGGTAGTGAATAAACAACCGAACCATTTGAGAATTTAATTTGTTCTTCCGTGTCTTTAACTAATTCCGGTCTCATAAATTCAGGCATTGTACTAATGAAATATTTGATTTTGTTCAATACACGAACAGACTGTTTTTGTGAACGAGATACAATAAGCAATTCTGGTGTTTGACCAAAATATGCTTTATGAAGTGATTTTGCCTGAATAGCTGTTGAAATTCCAATCTGTCGTGATTTAACAACAGCAACAACATTATCAGTTTTTTTTAATAGATTTAAAAACTGAATTTGTTTAGAATATAATGTTTGTTCAGTCCCATCTGGTTCATAAAAACATTTGGTAAATGCTTTTACAAATCCGGCAGCATCATGAGAAAATCTATCATTTAGTTTTGTGAGAATATCTTTTTCTTTACTCATTTGGTTTCTCGGTTACATCTTCTGAATCAATATCTATCACAGGATATTTAAATGCGTCATCTTCAAGAAAGTCCTCAATTTTGTTGTATTTCTTTTTACTATTTTCTTGAACATGATTCAAAATCAGGACTGTTAAATCCTTGTTATTAATGTCTTCTTTTTTATCAACCAATGCGTCTAACCTTGTTGACCATTTTAAAGCCAATTCGCTTAATTCCTGAATTCTCATTCCATCGAGATCGCCATTAACTATTTTATCAATCATTGCATCTGTAATGCTTTGAGCAATACGTTTGCTTGCTTTGATTCTATTTCCTCTATCGGATAAACCTTCTCGATGGGTTGCATCTGTTACTGCCGCCATAAAAGGAACAATCTTATGCCAATCCATAATTGTTTCATAACAAACTCCAAGTTTGTTTGCAGTCTCAGAATTTGAATATCCAGCGCCAAGCAATTTAACTGCTTCTTTTTGTTTGTCAGATAACTGAACTTGCGTTTGGAGTTGTAATTCCATCATTGCTCGTTCAGCAACATCGTTTGCTAACTTGGTTAATTGTTGTGTTTTTTCTTTAATAATATCTTTTTTTAACTGATCCATATCAGACTTGGAGATGTTCGTTTTTTTGGAAACATCCTTTTTTGTCTCTTTTTTTGCAATTTTTTCAGATATTTCTTTCTTTTTTGTAGTTTTTTTACCTTTTTCTGCCATTTTTATTCTCCTTCACTTATTATTATATAAAATATGTGCAAAGCAATAAAAAGAAAAGGGCGCTTTCGCGCCCCGTTCAACTAAATGATTTCGTCAACAACACCAAGTTTTAATGCTTCCTCTGCAAACATATACCAATCGGTTTTCCGTTCATTTACAATTTTGAGTTTGTCTGCATCAATGCTTGTAGATGAAAGAACCAAATCGTCTCCGATTTGTTGAAGTTGAGCCATATGCTCTACGTTCTCGATGATTTCGTTTAACTTACCCATTGCTCCACCAGAGATTTGATGATACATTAATGTTGAATACTTCTGACAGAAACGTCTGTGTCCAGCACACAGAATCATAAATCCACATGACATTGCTTTTCCCAAAGCACAGGTGAAGATTGGAGTTGACGAAGATTGAATTGCCGAGATAATTGAGAAACATTCATAAACATTTCCGCCGAAAGTGTTGAGATAAAGAACGATTGGATGTTCTTCTCGCTTATATCCAACCTTTTCCATCTCCGCGTCATCATCTTCCTGGTTGAATTTCTCGATTTGCATTACAACAGTTTCAATCAACTTCTCGGTGATTTCCTCGTTAATTAAAATTTCTCTGTCTTTGAGCATTTCATCTTTAAGACTGCCACCCAAAAGTAAGAATGAATCCTCTGAACCTTTAATTTCCTTTGAGTCTTGTTTCTGCGATTTTGAAATATGTTTCATCTAGTTCCATCCCCACATATTTTCTATTCTCTAGCTTCGCTGCTAAAGGAATACTGCCTGATCCTGCAAACGTGTCAAGTACAACATCTCCTTCATTACTATATGTTCTTACTAAATAGCGACAAAGCTCTAAAGTTTTTTGTGTCGGATGAAGTTTATTTTTTTCATCTAACCCATAACATAAAACATCTTTAGGGTAATTAGTAAACTCTTGTTTATATTCTTTTCCCCTCAAAATAGATTTATGTGGCATCATTGATTCGCCACCAACCGTCATCGAGTTTTTACAAGTTCTATCAACTCGAATTAAACCTTGTGGATTATAAATAGATTGCGGCGTTCCAAAAACGCAAATGTCCTCAACAAGTTTAAGAGGACGAAGTTTGGCGTTAAGGAATCCTGTAGGTCTATTTTTCATCCAAGTCCAACGGTACTTAAATTGTTTTATATTACTCAGAATAACTTTGCTTGTAAATGGTTCTCCGGCAAACATTAAAACAACACCATTTGGTTTAAGAATACGATTGTAATTTTCCCAAAGCAAATCTAAATCCAATTCATATTCAAACTTACACTTTGTTGTGTTATAGGGTGCTTTTACGGAGGATCAGTTAAGATTAGGTCCACGGAATTGTCTTCCATTTGACTCATCATTTTAAAACAGTCCTCGTTGTAAATCTCATTGATCCTCAGTAAAACCACCCCCATTCGATTTTTTACACATATTGTTATCTCTGCTTTCTGTTTTAATTATTTAAAAAATGGTTTGTTCCTCGTCAGGAACCAGGCACGTCCAAAAAGCCTGCGCTTAACGTGGTGCGCCGGAGGGAATCTCACAGAGGCGTGTTAAGCAATTTAAAATATGTCACTTAATATACAATTGTTTCTATTGTTGGTTTTCCAAATTTATATTTTCCGTTGATCCATTTGCCAAAAGTTATAGACTTTTGTTTTGTTGAAAGAGTTGTCTTGTTTAAATCAACTCCAAAATAATAAATTTTAAAAACACGACCAAGGCAACAAATTGAAAAATATAAACCAATTAATTTATGATTTAACTTATTTCTTATTAATGCAATATTGATTTCTGTTAACCAACAAAATTTTGCCAATTTATCACTATATATTCCGATTGTTAAATCATTTCTTTTATATTTCATTACAATAAATTCTCCTTAAACCATTCATATCGTTGCTTATTTACTTTATCCAAATCGTACCATTCAATTACTGTATCAAGTGATTTAGAACCAAGATCATGTCTTAAGTTTTTATCTTGAATCAATGCTTCAATGTGTTTTTCCCAAATTTGACGTTTATTGTTTTTAACCAGAAGATTTGCTCCATCAGACATATAGTTGAATCTTTCATACGGAGCGATCTTTGTCGAAACAGACGGTACACCCCAAATTCCAGCTTCAAGACATTTTAGTTCTGACTTTGATTCGTTGAAAGCAGAATTAACTACTGGCGTTAAGTTAATGTCGAACATACTTGGAATTTTGAAATGTTCTTCAAATTTAACGTGAGGAATATACATCTTCTGTGCTTCTGGAATATCAAATAAATCAAGAAATTCGGGGTTTGAACAAAGGGCGAAGATTGCATTAGGGTTGCGCTTAAACACGCCTTGTAGATTTTTGGCGATAGTCATAAGGCTACTATAATGTGTTGATGAACCAGTCCAACCAATAATAACTTTATCCTCTGGTAATTCATTTCGTCTTGAATCAACACCAATATATTTATTGATATCAATTGCATTTGGAATAACTGTGATATTTGGATTGTGTTGTTTATACAATTCTTTTAATTCTGGAGTTGAACAGAAAATATGGTCACACATTTTTAAAGACTTAATGAAGATGATTAATGCTTTTGATCCATTATGCCAAACTTTATGTGCTGGTGAAGTTGGATCAATATGAATGAGATCGTCGTCAATATCTTGATAAATTTTCTTTCCTTGTTCTTTAAGAAACTTCATTACAGCAAGAATCTTTTCATCAGAGACTCGTTGAAAAACTATCGCATCATATTTCATTAAATCTTTTGCAAAATCTTGAATTGCAACACCAAACTCAATTTTATATTCACCAAACTCGATTTTAGTTCCATTTTTTAATTCATCATTGTAAAGATCAAACTCTATGTCACCTTTTCCATTATAACGTTCCATGAGTCTTTTTACTGGTTGAATTATTCGATATTCTCCACAAGCGAACTTGTCCGCAGGAATATATAATACTTTTTTCAATTAATCACCTCCAACTTGTTTAAAATTTAATTTATACATTTTCATATTCAATTTGTTTTCAATAACATAATTATCATATGCTCTTGCAGCATCAATTTCATTTTCATGATAACCTAAATGAACTTTTTGTTTGTTATGTTGAATTTGAGAAACCCACATTTTATAACTATTTCTGTATGAAACTCCATTAAATTTAGATGTAGTGTTCAATTTTCTATTTAAAACACTGTTTATGTTTATAATACTTTCAAATTTATCTTTAAAATTTGGTTCTGCAAATTCTCCATATAAGTGCCGTGCCATTTGATCATATGCCAAAGCTGCAATCTCTTCTGAAACAAATCTACCAATATTTATATAACTATTGTTGAATCCTATAACACTCATCCAAACTTTGTTTTTTTTATCAAAAGAAACTCCTTTAAAAACGGAGGTTGTATTATTGTTTTTTCTAGCGCTAACAAGTTGATTTCTACTATTTTCTGTATTATTACAAATTCTTAAATTTATAATACAGTTGTCATTTTTTATGTGATTAATATGATCAACGCAAACTTTTCTTCCACTATTAATAACATTCATAATTTGTCTATGCATTAATATTATTGATGGTATATTTTTATTTTCATTAACCTGTCTATCTCTAACTACATAACCAAAATGACTAAGCCTCCATCTATACTTATTTAATTCTTCAAATTTATCATCATCTACTAACGCAAACTTATCAGAATTAATCAAAATTATCTGTTTCATTTTTTTCCTTTTCTTTATTTTCTTGTTCTTCTTTTTGAATAATTAAAACCGCTGGGTCATTACTTGCATTATCTGGTGCATAATCATAGGTTTCGCCAAATAATACAGAACCAACCTTAATTTCATGCCACCCCTGGAATTGATCCGAATATGGAGTTAAAATTCCATGTTCACGAGTTTCTTGTGCTGATTCATTTAAAAGATGTTTGTTATCTTCAAGCCATTTAAAAACTTCATCTTTATGCTTGCTTTTTTCATATTCTTTTTTTAACATCTTATAAAGATTGTCGGCTTTTAAAGTTGAACCGTCTCTCGGTTGTTTCGTTCTGGATCTGCGACGTTCTGACATGATCAGTTTTGTTCGCTCGCTGTGTTTGCGTTTTGGTTTTTCAGTCATATTAATCGCCTAATTTCTTAATAATGTTATTTATAACGTCAATTTTTTTATCATTTAGATTCGACCAAAAATAATCATCAATGCCTTCAATTAATACTTCTTTTAATATTTCAACTTCAGTTTTTGATAAAGTTACGGAATTAAGAGTATATTCGTCGAAAACGGAATAAGTTTTTGGAAATAATCTTCTAATAATGTCCGCAATTGCTTTTGCATATTCTCTACATTCCCATTGTGCATCATCATCAAGTCGTTGATTAAGAAAGAAAAGCCAATCTCTAAGATTTCCAGTAAAAATTCCCTTTGTATAATTTCCAACTGGTTGTACAAATCTAGCTGTTTCCCTGGCAACACCATTATCCAACATTGTTTTATATTCTTGACGAGATTTATCATAACTCTCTTGAATATGTTTAATTGCTTCAACTCTTACTGATTCGCTTAAAATACCTTCTGAAAGTTGTTTGTTTGATTTTGATTGAGGTTTAATGTTATCAAAATCTGGAATATAATATTCATCAATTGATTCAGAATAACGTGCAGAGAATTCATTGAAACGAAGTCCTGTGTGACGAGCAATTTGTCTCATAATTGCTATTGGAAGTTTGATTTCAACTAAAACATTACAAAAATGAAATGGTGAAATGTGACCTTTACTCCAAAGATATTCACGAAGTTTGTCATCTTTATCAATATCAATTCCAGTTGGATTTTGTGTTGATTGCCTTGCGGCAATTAATGGAGTGTTGTCGTCTCCAAAATGCCCAAAATATTTGACATATCCTTTATCGAGAACCTTATATTCATTCATTTATTTATCTCCTTCAATTTCTATTAAGAATATTCTAACACACATTGTTCTACTTGTCAAGTGTTTTTTAAAAAAGATTTTTCTTGACAAATTCAATCACTTATGCTATAGTATATGATGGGAGATCCTGTGTGCCAAAATCGCATAAAGATCAAAGGATTATATATTCTTTTCTTCGAACCAGGAAGTTATTTGTTTATAAAACTATTGCGCCGAAAGGCGCAAATATTCTCTTATATATTCTGATATAAATATCCAAATATCTATTGACAACTGTATAAATATATGATATAATTAAACCTGTTATATGGCGAGCGAAGCGAGCTATATAACTAATATATACTATATATTCTTCTTATACTCTTCTTATATATACATGATCAAAAATAAAGAGTCTAAAAAGACTCTTTTTTCTATTTATATATTTTTAAAATTAGATACTATTCGATCCCCTTCATCATACTGATGATTCCCTTTGTTCACGGCCATTGCCTTTCTGCAAGGCCGGACATTGTTAAAGCATTTATGCTGTTTTAACATCATCCTTTAATTTTATCATACTTTTTAGTCAAAGTAAACTAAGAGAAGGTTAAGGATTTTAAGCTGTTGACAACTACTAAAAAATGTGTTGACAAATATGTTAATCTATGATATGATTCTCTTGTCGGTTAAATAGGAGGTATCAATGCACTCAAATGTATATGAAAATCTTAATGAGAAGGTGACTGATTTTACAAGCGTTTGCTACCATGAACGCGATGATCGATGGATCAGTGTTGTTAAGTTTCGCGGTGACAGTCTTTGTCTAGGTTCATACAAGAATAAAGATGATGCGATTGCCTGTTGTAAAGAAGGTCAGCGAAAATATTACAAAAAATCTATCTCAGTTGTAAAGGATAAAAAATGAATAAAGAAGTTTGGGAAATAATTCAACATTTAAAAGATCAAATTCGAAGACGAGAATTACACGGACAAACATTTAGTTGTGGTTTAGAATTTGAGGATGCAAAAAAATTAGTAGATTTTTGTGAGAAGCTTATGGATAGTTACTCTTAAAGGAATAATTTATGTTTGATGCAAAGATAACAGTATTTAACAAGTATTTTCAAGCAGTAGGAATTGTTGGTGTGGAGAGAGCAATTACTTTGATTTATCTTGGAAAAGCAAATTCTATTAAGGATTCAGACAAAGTTATTCGTTCGGTCAGTATGGCAATTTCGATTCCCATTGCAATTATGGTTCCAAACATGAAATACGTTAATCTTAAAACTCAACTTTGTACAAAAGAAGGCGTTAAAAAGAGAGATAATTTTACATGTTTGAATTGTGGTTGTAGAGACAAAAAGAAATTAACAATCGATCATTATATTCCTCAATCAAAGTTTGAACGTATTAAAAAAGATCAACATCTTGATTATGATATGTTTAGTTGGGAAAATCTTATTTGCCTCTGTCGCAAGTGTAATTCATCTAAAAGTAGTCATTCAGTTGAGGATTTAGGTTGGAATATCCCTAAACCCAAAACACCTCTGGTTAATCTTGATATTAATTGGACTGAAATTTATGGAGATGATTGATGAAACGAACAAAGGACTATTTGTTGACTTGGTGGGGTAAAGATAAAAACAATGTTTGGATTTGGAACCAGAGATATATAAAGGTTGAAATGGTTGGTTCTTATTTAGCTTTTTTACTAGATAAATGGTTTAATAAAAATAAATTGAAATTCTTTTATCATATAACTCCGTATTCCGAAATTAAATTAGTTTCAAATACGAACCAATTTTTAAATGTTAAGGTTTATGAAGTTGATCCACCAATTTATTATCAACTTATGAATCAAAAAATCCTATGTGCAAAAGTAATAGAGTATTGAAAGGAATTGTAAAGATGTGTGAAGGTTGTAACGGAATCGAAAAATCCTCACTATACTTGACATTGTTCGCAAAATGTGATATGCTTGATATTGAAAATCCGGCAAGTGGAGGCAGATACCGAACGGAAGTAATTATTGACAATATCCAAACCGCTTCAATTATGGCAGACTTTGTTTCTGAATATTTTGGTATTGAAGCTATGGTTACTGTGGGAAAGAATTACGAAGACTCTGAGATGGTTTACTGGAATAAAAGTTATGCTGACAATCTTATGCCAGGATATGAAGAAGATGAGGTGTAAGTGGGACATTATGATAATTCGCAAATAAAATGTTCTCATTGTGGGTCTGAATATGGAACTTGGAGTTTTGCATCGTTTGAACTTCATCAAAAGGAATGTGAAAAGTTAAAGGAGTCATTTACAGAAAAATACAATAAAATTGTAAAGTTTGTAAAACAAAGTGGTTCTAAATATTTTCTTATTGTTACTAAAGATACTAACGCTGTAATGATGAACAAAGATCAAATTTATAATTTAAACGCAAATTACAAATGGAGAAATTATTGTGAACGAGATGTTGTCGTTATTCCAATTGATTGGAAGCATGTTTTTTGAGAGAAGCGATATGATTCAAAATATTGTTAACTACGTTAATGGTTTTATGATGTGTTGGGGTTATGTCAGTGTTATGTGTTTTATTGTTATGGCGATAATTTATGTCAACGCACCGACAGAAGTTATCAACGTCGAGGAGAACGATGGATAAAAAGAAGATTTATGACTTTTGCAAGATTCTAGTTGATTCAAAACAAGATTGGTTTGCAATTCATAAGGAAGCAGTAAAGAATGATATTGTCACTAAATATGTTGATTGTAACGAGCTTCGCAATATTTATCGAGACTGTGCTGCCGAACTTGCTTGTGGACTATCTTTACCAGAAGTTAAAGATTATGGAACATATGAAAAATCTTTTTTCTCTTTTATCAATAAAAAGCCAAGTAGATTTCCAGTAAGGAAAAAGGTGGAGAACTCCAGCAATCGAGAAACAATTTTGGTTATTGCTGATTTACATGTTCCTTATGAAGATAAAGTCAGACTAAAAAAGATTGTTGACGAATGGGCAGGAAAAGCAGATAAATTAGTTATTGCTGGAGATTTTCTTAACGGAAGTCAATTATCTCGTTATCCAAAGATGATTGTTGAAAATTTTAAAGAAGAGGTTGCTAAAGGTAGACTTGTATTGGAATATCTAGCTTCCAAGTTTAATGAAGTAGTTCTTCTTGATGATAACCATATTTCATCACGTTGGAGTAAATTCATTTCAAATACAGTAACACCTGATTTATTCTTCTTAACGGTTCATCCTTATGATTACCTTTGTGCTGGACTTCCTAATGTTATAAGAGCAGGAAACACATTCGAGAAATTTCAGGAACAAGTTGGTTGGATGTATGTAATTGGTGACTGTGTTATCGCTCATGGCGAAGTTAGTTCTGTTGTTGAGATGAAGCCAGTTCGTCGTGTTCAAGAATATTATGGAAAATGGCGTCATGCCCTAAATCTACCAGAAGGTAGAGTATTTATTCAGGGACACAATCATTCTTGCGGTCTTTTCCATGACACAGACGGTGCCGTAATTTTTCCGGGAGCGTTAGTTTCATTAGACGGCGTTCATTATGCAATGGGGCCTGAAATGAGAGGAAGACCTCCTATTCCTGGTTATTGCGTAATTGTACAAGAAGATGGCAAAACTATACTTGAAGAAATTATTGTAAAGAGGGTTTGATGTTTAAATTTTTTAAGAAGAAAAAAACACTTGACAGCGAGACTCAAATGTTATATAATAGTCTTGTTAATTGGATTGAGTGGTTGGGATCAACAGAATTACCTTCAAAGCCTTATGCTCAATTTGGTTTAGGAAAAAGAGATATTTTAAAGATTTTACAATTGATGGAGGAACGCGGATATGAATAACAATTTTCTAAAGGCTTGTGCGTTGTTTGGAACTTTTGCAATCTTAAATATTGATTCGCATTTGGTTAACAATGTCACAACCACAAATATTAATCTATTAATTCAGTGTTGGATTTTGGTTCAGTATGCAATTGACGTATTTGATGTATTTGGAAAGAATAAAAAGTAATTTTAAAAAAGGTATTGACAACTTAAATTATTTGTGTTATGATGTATTTGTTGAGTTGAAAAACAACTTAATTAAAATAATTATGTGACACAGTTGCCGGATTAACTCAGTTGGTCAGAGTTCCTGATTTACATTTCGCCAATGTCATTCTCATATATAAAGTTATTAATAGAGGTATTATATATGAGAATGACAAAAAGCGAAGCTGGTAAATTAGGACAACAAAAAAGTTTAGAAACTCATAAAAGAAAAAAAGAAGTTCGTATTCAAGAATATTTACAAAATCCAAATAAATGTACGTTTTGTGGAGAAAATTTAAAGTACGAAAAAAGAAAAAATAAATTTTGTTCTAGATCATGTCAGGCAAAATATTCAAACGCCAGAAGGTATAAATGTTTACAAAAACAAAACTGTATTTGTTGTGAAAAAACTTTATCAAGAAATAATGGAACTGGTTATTGCGTTGATTGTTTTGCAAAAACAAGGCGAAAACAAGTATCGGAAGATTGGTTGAATGGTACAAAAGAATATATTTCAGAGCAATTACCTAAATTTGTAAAAAGATTTATTGTTGAATATTATAAAAATACTTGTGGTAAATGTAATTTATCTATTTGGAATAACAAACCAATACCTTTAGAAATAGATCACATTGATGGAAATCCATTGAATCATGATTTTAAAAATTTACGATTAATATGTCCTAATTGTCATGCTCAAACCGACACATATAAAGCCAAAAATGCTGGAAACGGTAGGGCATATAGAAGAGAACGATATAAAGAAGGAAAAAGTTACTAATTTAATGCTCCAATAAGCATAACGGTAGTGCCTTCGTTTTGTACGCGAAAGGTGTGGGTTCAATTCCTGCTTGGAGCTTTGTAGGGAGTCGTCAGTTCGAATCTGACTCTCGGCTCTAAGAACATTGAAAATTGAATAAAAGAATGCCGAATTAGTATAATGGTAGTGCAAAAGACTTTGAATCTTTGAGCATAGGTTCGATTCCTATATTCGGTGCTAGTACAACTAACTCTTGGGAGTATTAAATTGGTGGAAGGCCAATTCTGTAGTGAGATTCAGTCATCAGGCCCGAGGGAACTCACAACGTTGTACATCAGGGAACGAAGTTATACGGTTTAACAAGCGTCTGTAAAACGCCCGCTTCGGCTAGTTGGTTCAACTCCAACCGTTCCCACTGTGTCGGTAATCTAAAGGTAGGATAACAGATTGTGAATCTGTGTATGGCAGTTCAATTCTGCTCCGACACCCCAAGTTTGGCGGTTTCTACGTTAAAACCGTCACCTTATAGCGGGGAGAATTGGTATTCAAGATGGTCTCATAAGCCATTCCTCGACAGTTCGATTCTGTCCTCCGTTACTGACAACATTTGTTAGGATTGTAAACAATGGTTCAACTCCATTATCTGCTACTTGACATAAGAGAATCCGTAAAGTCGGCCTTTTATGTTTTTCCAATAGATAGGTCATAAAGTCGGGAAGAGATTTGATCACCTCTGTCGCCTCAAGGTTCAATTCCTTGCTATTGGAATATCTCAAACGTAGCTCAGTTGGTTAGAGCGTCCGCCTGTTAAGCGGAAGGTTTCGCGGGTTCAAGTCCCGTCGTTTGAGCCTAACGGAGAGTTATTATTGAAGTGGAATAACTCAATTGTCAGTAGGACTGGGACTGGCAAGCCAATTCTAGGCGTAACTCAGCTTGGTAGAGAGGTCGCTTTGGAAGCGATCAGTCGCACGTTCGAATCGTGCCGTCTAGACTAAATGCGTCATTCATCTAACGGAAGGATATGGAGTTTCTACCTCCAGAATAAGGGTTCGATTCCTTTATGACGTACCTTTGCTATCGTATCAGAATTGGCATATGAGCTTGACTTAAAATCAAGAATTTGCGGGTTCAACTCCCGCCGATAGCACTATACAACCATGGTCTAAAGGAAGGGCGCAACGCTACGAACGTTGAAATATGGGTTCGATTCCTATTGGTTGTATCGCGCCGATGTATCCGAATTGGCATAGGAGCCACTCTTAGAAAGTGGAATTTGGAGGTTCGACTCCTCTCATCGGCACCTTTGCTTCCATAGCTCAGTTGGTAGAGCATCTGCCTGAAGAACAGAAGGTCTCTGGATCGATACCAGATGGAAGCACCAATGGCACCGTAATTTAATGGAGAATACCACATTGTCACTGTGGAGAACGAGGGTTCAAGTCCCTTCGGTGTCGCCTTGCAATAAACAACTGTGATCGACTGGTTCAATCTTTGCGAAAGCCTTTTGTTTATTGTGTTTAAGCCACTATCGTCTAATGGTCGGACGCTAGACTTTCAATCTGGAAATCGGGGTTCAATTCCCCGTAGTGGTGCCTTTTTGTTGGAGAAGCAATGAATATAAAAGAAATATTTGAAAAAGCAAATAATAAGATTAATGAGTTACAACAAATGGATAAAAGAAAACTTATTATAGTTGAGAATGGAAATGGTTGTTATTCAATAAAAATTTTGCGGTATTAATCTAATGGTAAAATGCTAGTTTTCCAAACTGGACATGAGAGTTCGATTCTCTCATACCGCACCTTTGCAGTAACTTAGTTTGCTGCCATGCAGTAGTAATTAAATGGTAGAATGCAACGTTGCCAACGTTGATATGAAGGTTCGATTCCTTTCTATTGCACCTTTGGAGGAAACATGTTTGAATGTGATATTTATTTGGTTGACGATCTTGAGGAGGGAATGTTTCAAGATTGTGATGATGAAGAATATAATGAATGGTATTTATTGGGGGGTTAGTGCTAGTGGTAACACACAAGTCCTGCAAACTTGAATCAGGGGTTCGACTCCCCTACCTTCCACCTGTGAGTATGATGCCGATGTTGGTAAAGGCCACAGTCTGCAAAACTGTGTTACGAAGGTTCGATTCCTTTCATACTCTCCTATGGCCGATTGGCGCAATTGGTAGCGCAAGTTCCCTACAAGAACGAGGTTGAAGGTTCGAGTCCTTCATTGGTCACTATGTTGGTGTAACTTAATGGAAAGTAACTGTCTCTTAAACAGTTCGATGGTGGTTCAAACCCACTCACCAATACCATGGGCGCGTAATTCAATGGCTAGAATAACAGTCTTTTAAACTGTGAAATGGGGGTTCGAATCCTCTCACGCCCACCTTGAAAACTCATGATCAGACCATAGATCCCTCGGAGAGTATACGCTCCATATGGCCATCAAAGGCGTCTAAAGAGGATAATTGAGTTTTCATCCCGCCGATATATTCGAATGGCAGAGAAGTCAGTTTCAAAAACTGAAATTTGTCGGTTCAAGTCCGACTATCGGCACCTTGGAACATTGACAGAGTTTGGTATTGTACCTGATTGCTAATCAGTGGTCAACAGAAATGTTGCGTTGGTTCAAATCCAACATGTTCCGCCTTTTTTTGGAGTGTGTCCGGGTGGTGAGGAAGCTGTCTTGAAAACAGTTGGTTATAATGACTTGTGGGTTCGAATCCTATGCACTCCGCCAAATTTGCGTCTGTAGCCTAATGGTATGGCAGCGGTCTCCAAAACCGTGTTGGAAACGACAATGAAGGTTCGACTCCTTCCAGATGCGCCTCGCCCCTCTTTTTGAGGGGCTTTTTTTTGTATCTTGACAACTAGATGTAATTATGCTATACTGTTATATGTAATTGAGAAAGGAAAAAAAAAGAATGACACCTATTTGTGAAATATGCGGTTGTGAATTAGAAATTGTCGATGGAAAGGTTATGCCTTGTTCTAATTATGGTTGTCCCGGCGTACAATATGCATTACCACATAAAGAAAAAGTCAAGCATCCTTCTGGTGGAACCAAAAAACCAATGAATATGGTTAGACAAGATAGACGAAAGAAAAATAAATCTGCAAGAAAGGCAAGAAGAAAAAATGCTTAGAAAATTTTTATTGTATGTTCTACCGTATAAATTGGTTGTATGGCTAACCAAAACTCGTTGTGCTGGATCTGCTTTAATTGGAAAATATGACAGCAGAGGTACGGAAAAACAATACAAAATTTGGTTTATTGATGAAGACAACTTATTATTACAACGAGAATGGGAAATCAATAAAACAGAAAAACAAAAGAAAAAAGAACAAAGTAATTTGGAAAGAAAATTAAATAAAGCAGAGAGAAAATCAAATAAAAGTCATAGAGAATATTTGATGCTCAAAAACAAGGCGGAGAAAGGATAAATCTTATGTCTCGTTCTTATCAACACAAGCCAATCATTTGTTGGGTTTCTTGTGCGTCTGAAAAGAAGGACAAAAAGGAATGGCATTCCAAAATGCGTTGTCATGTTAGAAACGAGATTTTTAAACAAACCAGAGATGATGAATATGAAATTCTTCACCCTCACGAGAACCTTGTTGGAAATCCATGGTCAATGGGAAAAGATGGTGGAAGACATTGGGTTAATAACGTTAGAAAACAAAGAATTATTGATTGGCATATTAAAAGATATAATCGAAAGGCTTTAACGGGAAGAGAGTCTTATTTTCTTGATAACCATAAACTAAAGAAATATCGTGACTTGAGATATATGAAACAAAGGAAAATTTAATGAAATTTGAAGTTAAGAAATAGACATTCACAAAAACCAGAGGAAGTTATAAATCGTATCGAATTAATGTACCCAGATTTCAAAAAGATTGAATTATTTTGTCGTTATCCAAGAGAAAATTGGAGATGTATTGGAAATGAAATAACTGGAAATGATATTAGAATGGATTTAAAATTAGTGTCGTTAGCAAAGGAGTAAAAGTGAAGTTAGAAGATTTATTTAGTGCAACACCTTCAAAACGTGAATATGAAAAACCAAAAGATATTTTAATTCCAATCATTCAGGACATTCTTGAAAAAGAAAACCTTATTGAGTATGAAGCAAAAGACGAACCAATTTTTAGGGCATCTGGAATTGGTTATTGCGAACGAGCTACTTTATATAAGATGCAAGGTTATCAAGATATTAAGAAATTCAATGAAGTTTGTATGTTAAATCTTGGAACCGCAATGCATGAAGTGTTACAGGGATACTTAAAGAAAGTTCCAGGTTTGGTTTTATCAATGGAAGATGAACTTAAATCTGACGAAATGCCTGTTACCGCACATCAAGATGGCGTTCTTAACATTAACGGTAAAAAATATCTTCTTGAAATTAAAACGTGTAATGTGACCGCTTTCCAGATTCTAACAATGTATCCAAAACCTTATAACAGTCATAAAAATCAAGTAACTATGTATATGAAGATGTTGGGAGTTACAGACACAATCTTTTTATATGTAAACAGAAACGCAATGTTTACACCAGAATTTGATAAAGAATACAAAGGACATACTTTTAATCCTGTATTTCTTGAAATTCATTATAAATTCGATGATAATTTATATAGCGAAATAAAAGATAAAGTTTCTTCAATGATTGAACATTTTACAAACGGAACAATGCCTTTATATGAAAAAAGATTAAGTGAATGTGGTCGTTGTCAATTCTTGGAGCAATGCAAATTAGATAGAAAAGAGGATAGAAAACGTGAAAAAAATTAAATTATCTAACTCACATTTAATGGCTTTTGTGGATGACGATAAGTTTGAAGAATTAAATAAATATAAATGGTGTTTAAACTCTAATGGATATATTATTAGAAGTAAAATAAAATCTGATCCAGAAAATTATCCAAAAACAATTTATATGCATAGACAAATAATGAATGTTATTATAAACAGCAAATATATTTGTATAGATCATATCAATCATATTATATGCGATAACACAGCATGTAATTTGAGAAAATGTAATAAAGCAGAAAATAGTAGAAACAAAAATTTATGCGTTGTAAAAAATACAAATTCTAAATTTAAAGGTGTTAAGTATAACGTTGGATCAAAAAAATGGTTCGGAAGAATTAAATTTGAAAATAAAATGATTCACATTGGAAGTTTTGAAACAGATATTGAGGCAGCCTTGGCATATGACCAAATGGCAAGATATTTATATAAAGATTTTTCAAGCCCTAATTTTAAAAATAAAAATGAAAAAATTATTGATGTTGAAAAAGTTTTACATAAAAAAGAATTTATGAGTTCTAAATATCATGGCGTATACTGGAATAAAAGTAATAAAAATTGGGGCGCAGGAATTAGAATTAATAATAAAGGAAAATACCTTGGATCGTTTTCGAGTGAAATAGAGGCAGCAAAATGTGTTGATAACTTTATCATTGAAAATAAATTAGACAGAAAACTAAATTTTGAAAGAAAGAATCTATAATAATTTCTGTAGCGGTGCAGGATATTTTTAGAAAGGCCAACGATATGAGTGGCAAACGCAGCAAGAAAGTTCAAATTCAAAAAGATATTTATATGGAGCAAGAAGATCAAAAAAATCTTCCACTAAGCAAAGTTGGTGTTGAACAATTACGGTTGATTAATAAACTAAAATATAAAAATGATAACCAGAAGTTGGCCTGTGAAGTTATTGATAACAACGTTTTAACCTTCCTTGGTGGCCCTGCTGGATCAGCAAAGTCATTTCTTGCCGTTGCAAAAGCTGTTGCGGCACTTAAAGAAGGAAAAGTTAGAAAGATTTATCTTTCAAGACCAGTCGTTGAAGCAGGTACTACATTAGGTTTCCTTCCTGGTGGTCTTAATGATAAACTTGAGCCATACATTCGTCCTATTTATGATTGTCTTGAATATTTCGTTGGTTCAGAGGGTGTTGCAAAGTTAATCGAGTCTAAGATTATTGAAGTTGTTCCAATCACAATGATGAGAGGTAGAACACTTTCTGATGCTTTCATTATCCTTGATGAAATGCAAAATGCTTCAAAAGAACAGCTTAAACTAGCATTAACTCGTATTGGCTTCGGTTCACAATGTTGTGTTACTTATGACTTCGCTCAATGTGATATTTCTAAGTCTGTAAGTTGTGTAAATGACATTCTTAATTTTGAAGGTGCAAAAGATGTTGGTTTCTTCAAGTTTAAGAATGAAGATATTTGTAGAGCAGAAATCGTTAAAACTGTTTTGGAGGTTTACAAACAACATGAAGAAGATTCAAAAAACTGAGTTTATACACGATACCAATAAAGACGTATATTTGTTTAAAAATGAAAACGGTAATTTTGTTATTAATTCGAGTCAATATACAACAACATCATTAGCAGAATTAAAGGATTTAATTTTAGATATTTTATCAGAAGAAGATCCAAATTTAGCGACATTAAAGGAAATTAAACCTCCTGTGGCTTTGCCAAAAATTCAGCAAGTCAATAAACCTCCACTTTGGGTTGGATAACACCTTCAATATTAAAAGCCCCCGAAAGGGGGCTTTTTTGTGTCTATAATAATTATTAGAATTAGAAAGGACACAATAATGAAAGTGTTAGTAATCGATCCGGCACTAACTATTTATAGTTATACAATATTTGAAGATGATAAGGTAATTTTTTATAAGACGATTGACTTGACAAAAGGAAAAAAGAAGCTAACTCAAGAGTCCAGACTTTGGGCTATATTTGAGGAATTGACAAATAACAAGTTATGTGATACAATAGATTTGATGATTGTGGAACGTCAATTTGTTGATATAATGGGTCAAATAGTCGGAGCCATTAGAGCATTTGCTGGAAAAACAGATATTAAAACTATTATGATGGTTCCATCTTCTTGGAGAAAGAAACTTACTGGAAAAGGAAATGCAAGCGAAGATCTTGTATTAGAAACTGTAAAGAAAGTTTATGACGTTGAGGGATTATCAGAGCATGATATCGATTGTTTGGCCATGTATTTGGCCTGGAAAAATGGTAAATAACAATGACATTAAAATTAACAGAAGACGAGGTAAAAGCCGCCTCCGAAATTCTCGGGTTGTATCTTAAAGACGAAACGTTTGAATATAATACAGAATATGAGAAAGCAAAAAACGAACATAAACTTTTAACTCAAATACAAGAAATTAATATCTATGTAGAATATTTAACAATTGTTATTGATTATATTTATGATGCATTAAACGGTCTCAAAAAAATTCGTTATCAATTGCAAAATAAATCAATTCAATTATCAAGAGAATATTTAGAAGATTTATATAAAAAGGAGTGATAAGTGTTAAACGAAATTAAACAAATCTGTAAAGACAAATCTTATTGCGAAATCAGAATGATTGATGATGAAATACTCTCTGGTTTTATTGTTCGTACAAGGGATGAATACTTTCATATTATTCAATTAGAACCAACGATTAGAAATGGTGAGTTAGATTTTGTTCAAGTAAAGGGTTGTTATACTTCTGATTATGTAACAAAAATAACGTTTGATATTTCTCATAGATTAGATCTAGAAGATTTTAAAACTGTTATGTGGATTCGAGATAATATTTTATACAAAGAAAAAGAGATCGATAAGAAGAAAAAACTTCTTGAGAAAAAGGTTGACAAAAAGGTTAATATTAAATAACTTCATTAAGAAATGTAAAGTATTGACATCTATCAATATTTATGCTATCATTGATAAATCAAGGGTAGCATTTTTTATGAGGAGTTGAAAGTGGCTAGTAAATCTTATCGTAAGAATGGAGTGAAGAAAGAATATAACGAAAGAAGTTATATTCATCTTTCAGAAATTACCCATCCTTCTGGAAGTGGTTTTGAAGAATCTATTAAGAATACGAGAGTGAGGAACAATCGAACAAATGTATTTCTAAACGAACTAGATCACGATCAACTTGAATTGGAAATGGAATTATCGGAAAACGTTTTCCTAGATAATGTATATGAGGAGTGGTAAATATGGTAATTACAGAAGATCTACTAAAGAAGTATCCCCTAGATCGTTGCGAGATTTCGGAGTTTAATACAAAGGTTGTTGGCACTTCATTCCGAGATGCAAAAGATATTGATGCAGTTGAAGACGATGATTGGGTTCTGATCGTACCAGAAATTGATAACCCTTACGATCCGTTCGCTTGTATGGTTATTCATGATAAAACAAATGCTCATATTGGTTATTTGTCGAAAGTAAATTCAATTGGCTCCAATCTATCAGAAGAAGTTTGTAAGAACATTAAAAATGGTGATCTTTACGTTGGAAAGGTAGAGACAACTGGCGGAACTCAAGGCAAAACCAAAGGACTTAATCTTAATATTCGCAGACTTCACATTAAAGGATAAATTATGAAAGAAGCAGTAGAATATTTTCTAGCAGATCCAATTTCAAAAACTACAACCGATTATCGTTGTTTGCAAGTGACACTACTTTATAAGATTCTTCAACAATTGGAAAAATTAAATTTAAAGAATATTGAAGTAGATTACATGCCAATGGTTGAACTTATTGAACCTCATAAATCTGTTATGGAACAAATAAATGAAAAGATGAGTAATGGAACTTTGTTTGCGTCAGAGGTAGAAAAAGATAGCATAAAACCCGCATCAAAAACTAAATCAAATTCAAAACCCAAACAAGTAAAGCAAACGAAAGCAAAAAAGAGGTAGAAAGTGACAGAAAAAATTACTTTCAAGGATTCAGAAGAAGCCATTGACGCCTATTTCAATGAGTTTATCGAATTTCCAACCAGAGAAAGTTGTAAAGAATTCTTCACTACTATTTGCAAAAACCATCCAAACGGCATTGATATAGAATATTTTGCATCTCTTTTTAAAAATTATCTTGCAGATTTAACCATTCAGACAATGGTACAAAATGGTCTTATTAAGGAAGTTTGGAGCGAAGAAAAGGGGTTGTGTTATAAATCTTTAGCCGAAGATTAAAATAATTCTTACTCACGTTGCGCGGCACAATATCCGAACCTGAGCCTTCGTCGGAAGGCTCTTTTTTTATCTTTTGGAGGAAATTTTGGGTCTTTTTAAAACAGAATTAGCATATAAAACATGGAAAAGTAAATATCAATATGGAAATGAAACAGAATTAGAAACGTTTGAACGTGTGGCAAAGTCAGCATCTTTAATTGAAAAAAAAGAAGATCAAGAATATTGGTACAATAGGTTTATTAACACACTTATAAGATTTGAAAAGGGTGAAGCCATTGGTCTTAAATGCACACCAGGCGGACGAATTACTGCCAATGTTGGGACGCATTATAAATCAACAACTATTGCCAATTGTTTTATAAATGGCCCTGTATCTGATGCAAAAGTAAATTATACCAGAAAAGTTCCAAATACTGATCTGGAAATTCCTTGTGAGATTGTTGGGGAGAACACTCCAGATAATCTTGTTAACATTATGTTAACTATTCTTGAACAAGCAGAAACGCTTAAATCAGAAGGTGGATATGGAATCAACTTTGATTTTATTCGCCCTCGTAGTTCCATTATCGAAGGTATTGGTATTAAACACCCAGGAGTTGTTTCATATATGACACTTTGGGATAAAGTTGCTGAAATTATTGTTCAAAGTGATGCAGACGGATATGATGACAAACTAAAAAATTATATTCCAAATATCACAATGATTCAATCGGAAAAATTAAAGAAAATGGCCAGAAAAGGTGCAATGCTCTCCGCTCTATCAATCTCTCATCCTGATATTGAAGAATATATTAGAGCAAAACAATCCTCTGGTAAACTTACAAAATTTAATATGTCTGTTTTGGTAGATGATGAGTTTATGGAAGCTATAGAATATGATAAATTCTATAATCTTAGATTCAATGGAAAAATATACAAAGTTGTAAAAGCCAGAGAATTATATGATTTGATTATGGAATCAACATATAATAAAGCAGAGCCAGGAATTTTATTTCAAGACAATATGTCCGCAAATAATCCAATTGAATATCTAGGAACTGCTAATTGTACAAATCCATGCGGAGAAATTCCTGGAAATCCACACACTTCAACAGTTTGTAATCTAGGTAGCATAAATCTAACTCAATATGTTAAATCAGATAGAACATTCGATTTTGTCATGTATCAAGAGGACATTAAGGTTTTCACAAGAATGATGGATAATTTTTGTGA